GAATACCTTGATTAGCCAATGTTCTTACATAATAAGTAGCTTCATCATAAACCGTTTCCCACTTCTCATTTATTAAATCTATATCTCTCTTAGATAATTCTCTACCATATAAATTCAGGATTTGATTTTTACTCATCCATTTTCTAACCACAACTCGGTAGGAATTTTTGATATAAGGAGATTCAGGATTACGATCTGGAAACACATTTAAAGGGCTAAGTGCCTCTATCTTTACATTATTCTTTTCTACCGTAGGATGTACTTTATAATAAGTATATCCTGTAATAAGTAAATCTAGTATAAGATCTCGTAACACAGTCATCATATCTGTATCTCTTGACTACATTATATATTCAAGAACATTCTAAGCAGCAATCTCGTATTCTGAAATGAAATTAGTATTTATATCTTCTATAAGTCTTTTTAACTATTCTTCTATAGCACCATCTGTAATTGATTTCCCATCTATAAAACGTAATATAGATTTCTTTAGATCTGATTTAAGAAATTGTTGTATTTCTTTTTCAATCTTTAATTGCTTCTCCCTATCTATATTATTTAAAGTTTTTGAATCTTTACAATATACTTTAGGTATAATAGGAGTTCCAAGATATTCACCTATTAAAGCATCAATATGTTTCTTTATAAGTGGTGTAAATTCTATTGAAGTAGGATTACCTATTCCAAAGTTCTCTTCTAGATATCTGAACTATTCTTCATCCCGAACCCCATTATAATAATTATAGGCTTTCTATAATTCCCATTTAGGATAGACTAGCTCATTTATAGCCCTGTCTGTTTTGTCTATTAATTCTTCATTTGACAGCTGCATGATTTATTTATATTATGAGTACATAAATCATCTGGTTCATATTTATAACCTGTAAAATATTTAACCAGATCAAAATGTCTATCTCTAAGTTCTTTTTTAATAAATTCTAAAAAATGCTTATCGTCTAGATCTGCTGAAATAGTAATAGGCATATCTGGTTTATTAAAACCCATTTTTAAAGTATATCCATTAGGTAATTGAACTACTTTTATATTACCTATGTACTTCTTGTGATAAATATCCTATACGGCTTCTAGGATCGCTTGTTCCAGTTTCTGCGTAGTCATCATAAGCATTAAACTAATTATTATTTTGAATAGAATTTTTTATTTTGGGTATTTTACCTTTTCTTTTATAACCAAATTCATCAATATAGTATCCAATATCATACCATTCTTCATTATTATTAGAAATTTTTCTAGGTATAGTTCCAGATAATTCTTCATCTGCTAGCATTGCCATACCAAATGCGGCAATAATATCAAACTTACGTTTATTCTCGTCAGTATACCTGTTTAATTCGTCAAGTATTTCTTCAAACCAAATCTCATGACAGTAATCATTTACATAATCTGCAATAAGATCAGTTTGGTGTGAAATAATCGTAGATGTGGCTGGGGTACCATATTGACTTGTTTTTCCCTTAGTTATGTCTGTTAAAGTAGCCCTAGGTCTCTTCATAAAGTACTATAAATAATGCTAATTTCTAGCCCAACCTAAAAGACTTACACGCGTTGCTTCAAGATTAATTAAAGCATTATAATATTGAGCTAACTTAATAGCTATTTTGTGAGCATCTCTTAAGTCATTTGGCCTGTCTTTATAAAGAGCTACTATCTATGGATTCTATAAGCCATAGACTCTTTTATATACAACTATACAAAAATCTGAAGGATCTCTTGTAAATTCTGAGGTTTGACTTGCTCCAATATCTATACCGTCAATACCTATTACATATAATCCCTCCATTTCTTCTACTTTAGGTCTTATAATGTTTCCAGATTCCTCATCTCTTATTGGTTCTAATGTCCATAAAGGATGTTCTAATATTTTTAATTTACTAGTAGGATCTGGTTTCCATTGAATTCCAGTAACATTTTGTTGAGTATGTATATTATTTTTAAAAATATATTCTAATCGCCCAGCTTCTATCTTTGGGCATTTCTTTAAAACTCTTATCTAAGCTAATTGCTCAGCTATATTTACTTTATTAAATTTATTATCACCTTCAAGATTAAATGCTTCTTCTGGATTGTAACAATACTCGGCAGCAAAAGTTATTAATTCTTTAGGACTATCAATAAATCTAGCACGTTGTTTATCGTAGTATTCTTTTCCTTTTTCTGGGGAGGTATATCCACGATTATCCATATACTCTCCTTTTACAATAGAAAAAGCTGGAAGGAAAAAACCAGTTAAAACTTCTTCTCCTGTTTGTGAATAGTGGTGTTTATAAGGTAAGACATTAAAAGCGTTTGGGTCATAGAAAATTGTTCGTAAACCTTCTAATTTGGCTCCTGAATCGCCTCCAGTCAATGTGTTATCGTTAAGTTTTTTATCTTAACTTCTTATAATTTGATTTTTATAAGTTCAGCGTACATTTTCATTTAATTAAATGTCGGGCACTCTTGCTAGTATTATATTCTTAATAAGTTTCAACTAGTACGCGTTACGGTGACTAATATTATTACATATTAGTTTACCTCGGTATTCCCATCGCAGGGTTCACCGATTTTGCCCAATTTTAATGCGGCAAATTTATTAATATATATATTATATTTACGATCCAAATATATTGTAGCATTTTTATAAAGTAGATCTGCGGCTCTATGTGCTTTACTAGTACTATAACTTAATCTGTAAGTATTTTTATTACAGTTTGTTTTCTACATTAGAAATCCTTTTCCTAAGTATTTCTATACACCCTCTAAAAAATTTTTAGTACCGACTATTAATAAGGATTCTTCTAATTTTGGGTTCTTTTTACTATGAGGATATACACCTAAAGAACCGTTCCCATCTACATATCCACGTATAAAATCATATATTAACTATCTATTTTTAAAAATATTGTCCGGCGGAAATGTTAAAATTAAAGATTTGTTTGGAACACATCCTTTAGATATTAGACTATTCCATAACTATTCATTTGTTATCTATGTACTTACCATATACATAGTATCTCCATTTTTGTCAGTATGTTCTTTACTTCCAAATTGATAGGTTTCAGTTATATTTAAACCTTTTTTGTAATTTAAAGCCTTATTATATTTTTTAAGATGTTCAATGTCTTTTAACGATATATTTAAACTTACTGTAAATTTTTTTGCACAAACACAGCCATTAGCATACATAAATCCTAACCAATATGCCTTTTCTTCCGTATCAATAACATCAAAAAAATCTTTATTAAATTCGGATTTATTTCTATTAGCAACAATTTCAATATTATTAATTTTTAAATATTTAGTAAGAGTTTTTCTATTAATACCATATTTGGCAGCTATAGATACAATACTTCTATCATATATTGCAGTATTCAAGTATTCCTAAATTGCTAAAGCTATTACCTACTTTTTGTATTCTGTTTTAGAAACCTCTTCTATATTATTAATTTTTAATTCATCTACAGCTTTATTTAAATTACTTTTATTGTTAATTCTTTTTATAGAAAGTCCTTTACTTTTTAAAAAATTACTTATAGTAGAAATACTTATTTTATATTGCTTACTTAAAGTAGTTAAACTAATTTTATTTTCTTTATATATTTCAAATATTTTATTTAATCGTATATTACGTTCTTCTTTTGTCATACCAGTTATTTTTAGTATTTAAAATGTACTTGTTAATAATATATATATATAATAAACTATAAGGTTATCTACCGCCTATAACCTTATAACCGAACTATTCACCCTAAATATGTATTAAAGCATCTCCTTGAATAAAAGCTTTAGTAGAATTTAACCAGCTTCCCCCCTCTTCATATAAAAGTAAATCACAACGATCACCTCTAATTTTATTAGGGGTGTCTGCGATAATTCCTTTAATTACGGACTTACTACCAGATTCAATGTCAATACCATTACGAGATTCTTTATAAGAAGCTTTTCTTTTCATAGCAGTATTAACTACTTGGGCTAACTGAGAAAAACCATTACCAGTACTATCATTCAAAAATGATAAAGCATTCCATACTTTAGATAGAGTATCTTCTACATATTTAGCTAAATTTGCAGCTATTACAGTATTTGAATTATTACGTACTGTATACATATTAGCTGCTAAAGACGCATTCATTTCAGAAAAACCTAATCCTCTGGCCTTCATTAGAGCTGCATTCTTTCTAAGTCTTTTACACATTTCCAGATAATGAAACCATTGATACTGGGCTACATAAAAATCAGGAAAATCAATAGCCCTGCCAACACCTGCTTTAGCTGTTTTGAGATTTGGTAATCTATAGAAATTTAGAAAGAAATAATGATCTCCAGTTATTGTATAACCATGAGAGGTCATACCATTTCTACATCTATCAAACTATGTATCCCAAAACTACTTAAATGCTCTAGATTTAAATTTTGCAGCACAATATTTTCCTGTTCTATTAAATGTTTCTCTAGTTTCTAAAAACCATCCTGGATTAAAATCTAATCCATGTGTATCATCAATTGGTTTATATCCTGTTAATTCATAAGAAAGAGTTGGATCAAAATACTCAATAGCAACTTCTTTAGGAATATCCCACTCTCTATTATCCTCTAAAGACTATTTAGCTTCTTGGATTACTTCAGTAATATCTGAATTTTCTTTATCCTTAACATCATCTATTATCTATTGAATTTCTTGAGGGAGTTGCGTTTTACGCGGTCGACCCCTTTTGCGTTTAATTGGTTTAGTCTGGTCTATATCCATTTACAGCACCTCCTCTAATATTTGATTCTTCAGAAAGATCTCTTTTTACTTCATTTTCTAAAGCTTTTAATTCTTCATGTACTTTAGATAATGAAGATACTTCCTAAATAATATCTTTAGTTTTAAATACTGGTTTACCATTAGCATCACGCTCTGATAAATCTACGATAGTATTAAAGTAATCAATAAAATTATCTACAGTATTCTAAGCCGCCTATAGCATTTTTATAGATCTATTAGATTCTTGTATAGCTCTGTACTTTCTACAAGCAGCTCGAAAAACTGGGTCATTAAATTCTTCTTCAGTTAGCTAAGAATCTGTTAAAGCTTCCTAGTGCCTTTCCTATTCTGGGAAATCTGCATAAGGACTTTTCCAATCTAAAGCTAACCATATATAAGTAAATTCTCTAAACGCTTTAAGACATTTTAAACCCTTTGGGTCTTCTTTGCATATATTCCGATCATATTTTACTAATTCCGCAAATTCCTTTACAAGAAGAATTTCTGGCATATTCAATTCTACTCTATTTACACTATCGTCATATTGGAATATATTTCGTATCATGATTATCTTCTAGGCTTACTTACAGATTTAGCTTCATCAAATCTTCGTTTTAATCTTCTAAATTCTTGTGGGTCTTGACTTTTATAAACTGGCTAAGCTATCTCTACCCACGGACGGTGCGCAGGTATTTCTGATGCTATGCTATCACGTAAACCCTCACTATACCCCACAGCTATATGAGAAGGCATCATTAAAACACTCCCATCCGCACCCTCTACTGACTAATATTTCTCCCGAGGCCGTCCAATCTTAGGGACGATAATCAACGCGCCGGTATCATATTCAGGATTTAAAGTGGCCTAGAAATCTCTATATGTACCCCCTCTATATCTTTCTTTTGCAGAAGGTGCAGTAGGGAGTTCTTTGCCATTCTTGAATTTCTTCATCCTATGTTTACTCTTAAAGTCTTCAATAGGATTCTTGGAAAAGTTTTTACCTTGTTCCATCTTTTGGCATTTCTTACAAATCCTACCCCCCATCTTATAATATACCATTTGAGAGCCTTCGGGGCATACGCCACGTAATCTTTCAATATAGTTTAGCTTAGCTCCAAATTTAGCAGCCTATACTTGCTATTGTTGGAGTTCCTAAATAAATTCCTAGTATTCTTTTTTAAGACCTTCTTCTCCAAGATTTTTAACATATTGTTCAAATTCTTGTTCTGTTTTTGCCCCAGACTTCTGCTGAAGGTATTGCATAAATGCTTGTTGTATTTGTTCGTCCATATTTATTCTACTAAAATAAGATCCTTAGTATTCCATATACTTTCTTGTAATTCTCCTGTAGTAGTAAACCACCTGCACCTAATTCCTCTAAGAGTATTCTTTTCTGAATTCTTAATAAGTGCAGTTTCTTTCTTTACTACTATCATTAAAGGTTTATTTGGGATATCCTACTTTAATTGTACAATATCCCCAGGGTGATAAAAAACTGTATCTTCCATTACTTATTAATATTATTAAATCGTTTAGTTAAATCTTCATTTACTACTGCTATAATTTGACTTTCAGCTACTGTAAATAATCCTTGCCCAAAGAAAGGAACAGGAACTGCAGCAGCTTTTTGATAATATACAGCATCACCCTCTTGTAAATATTTACATTCTGAGCCAACATCAAATACTGTGCCAACCCCAATTGAAGACTATTTAAGTTCCCATTGACCAGAATCATTTGAAAATGCTTCAGGTTCTAAACCTCCAGTATCAACAATAATACCATTCTTTACTTTAATTTGTTGGAAGGGATTAATTTCAAAAGGCTTAATAAGAACCCTTGTTAACATTGGTTTAATCTCAACATTATTAAGATTCTTTTTAATACTTTCAGTATATTGTTTAAGTATGTCCGCGTGTTTGTCGATACGTTCCATATAATCACCAACTTCTTGATTAAATTTAGCAGCTTTCTATTTAGCCACCATATCCTCAAGAGAATTTTCTGTATTCATAGCAAAGTGGGTTGCTTTTGATTCTAACCCAGTTATGCCCCTTGCTATTTTTTCATTATCAGTTAAATTAAGTCTTACGTTTTTACTCATAAATCATTTAAATATTACCATTTTCCCGCAGGACATTTTGCATTAGCAAGTTTAGTTTTAGCTTGTAGTCTGCAATTACATCCTCGTATATAACCATCTTTTTCTTCTATACTAACATCTTCAGTCTCGGGATTTAACCACAACTTTCTATTACAAATACCGCCAAGACTTTCTAAGTATAAAGGACAATCTTTACATATCTTTAAACGCCCTTCAGATATATCTTTATTAAGCCCCAATACTTCACTTATATGACCTTTAACAATTTGTCCAATTTCAAGCATAATATATTTAAATTTTAAATAGATATTAACATTAAAGTAATACGGGGTGATATAAACTTCATAATGAGTTTGAAAATATCCTTTATGTTAATAATATATTGTTAATATTCTATTCTTTTTCTTTTATCTTTACTTCTTTGTAATATAACTTGTTTCTTATAAAAATAAAGCATACGTTGCACTTCATCTTTTAAATAAGGACAATGATACAAAGTATTTTTTCCTTCATGGTCATAATGATTAAGAATCAAATCTTTTATTACAAAGTTGGGATTTATTTTCTGAAGCATCCAAGCATACGTAGACAGTTGTAATACGTAATGCCAATAATTACTGTCATCTAGATTATTCAGGGGATATTTCATTTTAGCTGTAGATTTAGTTTGAGTATTATAACCACTTTTTAAATCTATTTTTCCGTTAGTATTATGAGTCACTATTAAAGAATGCGTACATAAATATGTATGAGATGGGCTATCAACTGCAATACATTGCGTTGGAACTGTTTCAACTTCTTCTACAGAATTAATATTTCTAAAATTATTGCTATCTTTAATTGAAGTATTTTCTATTTCTTGATTTCTATATAAAAAAGGATTGAATTTATTTGTTGTAAAGTTAATGTTCCATACTGGAAATTCTTTACCATTACATTTATGTATTTCTCTAAAGATAGATATCTTACATCCTAATGAAGAAAGTAATTTTTTCATTCCCTCCATTTGCCAATCAAAAGAAGTTGTCATAACATATCTTTTACGCTTTGGATAATAGTATCCATCAGTATCCATTAATCCTCTGAGTAATTTTAATCGATCTTCATAAGAAGCTAAAATATAATTATCAGGAATATGTTTATTATTAATCAATCCCATAGCTTTTAATATAGAATCTAATCCATACACAGTACGCATTTCAGTATTTTCACTATCGGAATTATTATTTAAATTTGGACCTATTTCAAAACCACTTTGTTTAATTAGTTCCCATAAATTAGAATTTTTTTCTTGAGTTATAACACCACATGCTTCAGAACCGTCTCCTAGCCAAACCCCTAGAATATAAGGATCCAACATGATATTAGAACTAGTTGTATTTAACGGTTTCGCATTAAGAATTTTTGGAATATTATACGTAGTCCTTTTGCTTACAGAGTCTAAATAAGTTTTTAGTTCTATAGTGGTCATTATTTGATGTTTAAATCCATCAGGATTTTTTCTTGTGGGGTTTGCTAACTTAAAAGAAATTAACCATCTATGATCTATATCAGCAATTATACTTTCATGATTATCAAAATTGATTTTATAACATGGATTATAATGCACACTAGATTTAACTGTAACATTGCATAGATTCCCATCTTTATCAAATACTTTATCCCCAATTTGTAAGTCCTTCATAGTAGACCATCCGTTAGAAGTTAAAATAGGAGTATCTAAAGGAAGACCTTTGTGGTCAATAACCCAAATATCATTACCAGATTTTACGATCAAATCAATTTGTCCAGCTATTTTTAATATACCATCATTAGATTCTCTGTATATAAGATACTCTGGATAAACTCCGTGGTCTAAATTTAAATCATTATAATTCTTTTTACATTCAAACTTACCTCCAATTCCGAATTTATCTAAAACTATATTGTTTTTAGTTTTATAAAAAGAATTTTCTAATTCAGAATGTATTTTAGTACCTCTTTCGCAAGCTTCTTTATTTTTAATATCCCACTCATCTAAGATTTCTTGTTGACACTTATTAAAGTCATTTTCTGTAATATCATATAAATCTAAAATAGATTTATCAAATTTTTTAGTCTTTAATAAAGACTTTTTTTCTATAGCCCAGTTGTCCTTAGGAATAAGTTTTTCTAATGCTTTATAAGCACTCCAAAAATCTTTATCAAACGGCTGGGCAAACTGATTAATAAGAGTAGTAACTGATATATATCTCTCATTATCATTTACATTCCAATAGGTATGTGAATCTTCCGAAAAAGCCACAAGTCCATTTTGCTTATCAATTTTCATATACTATATCAAATTATTATTCATTATTTTATAAAAATAAAATGTAGTTATTCTTTATTAGACATTTTATATTTATACTTATAATCTACTCCAAATAAAGCTCCTGCAAATGTACATATCTCACCAAAGGCAATTAATACGGAATTATCTATAATACCTAGGGGAGGTACTGCAAATCCTGCAATAAGCAAAGCACTCCCTAGTAATATTAATGCTACAGCGGATAGTAATTGCAAGTTAAGTCTTGAATTTTTATTCATATCTTTTTATTACTAATTGTATTAATAAGTTGTATTAAATTACAGTAATAAATAAGATCTATAATATTATATAAGTAATGTTATACTAAATAATGTTGTATATAGCAAATATAAGTATTATCTTTATAATTAGAAATAATTTTAATACAATATGAGATGAAACAACTTAATTATAATTCTTATCCTATATAGAAATCTAATTTATACAGGTTTCAACCTATATATATACCTTAGATTTTATTTACTACGGAAAATGAATCTTATACTTTAAGATGTAAAAATGGTAGTAAGATACATATAAAAAAGAAGAATAAAGGTTCTTTTACTTCTTACTGTGGCGGTGCTGTAACTAATGAATGTATTGCTAGAGCTAAGAATAGTAAAAACCCAGTAACTAGAAAAAGAGCAATTTTTGCATAGAACGCAAGAAAATGGAATAAGTAATATGACGGATTCTATATTTACTACATATGAAACTGTAACGCCCCCTAAATTCGTATTAGAAGGCATTGACGCTACACCCCCTGCAACTGAATTAGATTATATGGATTATTTCACTCTACTTAATAAAAGTAAAGAAGACAAAGAAGAACAATAGGAAGTTGATCTTTCAAATGATTTGTTTACTCCTGAAGATTTTATGCCAAAAAAGAACAATACTAATGATACTTTAATTAATAATATTATTAATACTGGTAGATAGTTTGTAGGAAGTAAATATGTAAGTGGGGGAACTTCTCCAGAAACTGGATTTGATTGTTCTGGATATTTACAATACATTTATAAATAGAATGGAGTTAATATTCCAAGAGATACTGCCGGTATATTTAAAGCAGGTACTGAAGTATCTCTAACTAGTGCTAAACCTGGTGATATTATTTGTACTAAAGGAAGCGGTGTTACTGGAAGACATGTATAGATGATTAGTAAAATAGATTCAAATGGCTAGATTTATGTATTAGAAGCTAGAGGTCGCAAATGGGGTATTGTAGAAGAACCTTTTAAAGGTAAATCAGTAATATCAGTAAGACGTATTATTAATCAAGATTCTGTAGCCAGTAATGATCCTTTTCTAACTAATACTGCAATTAAAGCTCCTAAAACCTTCTCTAATAAATAGAATTTTGTATCTACTTTAAATGCAGCTTATAAAAGAGCTTTAATTAAATTTGGGTTAGATCCAAATTACTCAGAAGTACTTACGGCATAGGCTGCCTTTGAATCTGGTTGGGGTAAACACTTAGCTGGTACTTATAACTTTGGGGGTATTAAAGCAGGTAAGAACCAATCGGGAACTATGAGAACTACTAAAGAATGGAGTCCTTCTAGAGGATATTATACTATACAAGATAAGTTTAGAAATTTTTCTTCTATAGATGAGTATGCCGAATATAGAATAAAATTACTATCAAATAGACGATATAATTTATTTAGATTTAATCCATAGGACGCACAAGGTATGTTAACTAGTATGTTAAATAGTGGGTACGGAACCGCTCCTATAGGAGATTATGTTCCTAAAGTATTAAATATTTATAAACAAATTAAGACTAAATATGCGTGAAAAATTAAATTATTTACTTAAATACCAATATGGTGGTATGATGAGAAAATATGGTAATAAACTATCAGAAATGTTTATGGCTTTAAAAAATAGAGGTTTAAACAATCAACCTGCTTTTGAAATTGCTTGGCAATCTTTAAAAGAACAACCTAATAGATGGTATAGTTTTGGAAATAGTTTTAATAATGTAGACAGTTGGGCGGATAATGTTGTTAACCACCAATTAAAAAGAAATATCTATAAACGTGCTAAAGATTCAACTAATTTTTAGCAATATAGGTAGGCTACTTTGCCCTATAATAGAAATGCAGGATATACTGAATGGTTACTACAGGGAAGAAATAAAGCTAAAGATTATATAAATAATTATATGCAACAAAATAATATAGATGGAAAACCAATTGCATATAATCTCCTAGAATAGAATAATAACTTAAATAGCTATACCTAAGTATACTAAGAATTTAAATAACACAAAGGTAAATTATCCTAAGCTGTTGACAATAAAGCATTATATGAACAATGGAAAGCGGCAAATACTCCAGAATTAAAAAAGGAATTTGTAGAAGATTGGAATAATCAAATATACCCTAATTCAGCTTTTATAGACGATAGAGGTATTATTAGATTTTTATAGCCGTTTGTATATTATATGCAAAAAGGTGGGACAATAACTGGTTAATTAGTAAAATATTAAAGATGAAATCAATAAAAGAATATATTAAATTAATATTAACTTCACATTCTGGTATATCTTCTAAAAGATTGTGTGGCGTATTTGGATTCTTAATGGTGTCCTTTATATTAATATACTGTACTATTAAATAGATACAAGCTCCTAATATAGTAGAACCCTTTATCTATGTAATATGCGCTTTACTTGGTATAGATAGTGTTACTGGAATATTTTATAATAAATAGAAATAATTAAAGTTCTAAATTTTAGAATGGAGGTAATGTAGCCGAAGCAGCCTCTTATATGATTCCAATATATGGAACTCTTAAATCTTATAAAGACTTGTATGATGAACCGAGTTGGTCAAATCTTGGTAGTGCCGCTCTTAGTACTGTTGGTGATGCTGGTTTAATTGTAGGTGCAGGTGGGTTACTTAAAGGGGCTGTAGCTGCTAACGCTGCGAATAAAGCGGTTAAGGCGGCACGTGCAACATAGGCTATTAAGAATGCAAGAATGGCAAGAACCGCAGAAGCTGTAGCAGATGCCGCGGCCAGATATGATAGAACAGCTAAGCTTGGAGTTCCTATTAGAATGTGGCCATGATAGCAAACATATTTACGAGCTACTCAACAGTAGTTAAATAATGCTCTTAAAGCTAATTTTGTTGCGGGCACCTAGGCTCTTAGGAATAATTATATAGTAACTGAATCTAGAGCAGCATATAATGCTATGTAGCCCTATTTAAGAAATGCAGGATTAGGTGCTGTAATGGGTATTGGGGAAATGCTTCTAGTGTGTCTATAAGACATAGATAAGTATTTTACAAAAAAAAACAAATGACTAAATTAGTAAATAAATCTGGACCGATATAGTTTAATCTGCCAAACGGTGGTAAATCACCTGTATTTCAAAATGGTAACGAGGCTTCTGAATGGTATGTATAGCATTATCCGATACATGGATATAGAATTACAACCAATTCTCCAAATTAGTAGCTTGTTACTAATACTTCTGGTAATATCACCCAACTTCCATAGGTAACAGTAACTGCAGTTGCTCCTAAAATAGAAGATTAGTAGATAAGAGCCTAGATAATGTCTGGTAATTATAAAGGAACTAAATTTATTCCTACAGAAGCTAATATTAAACATTATCTAGATTTATATGAAAAAGATAAACAAGTAAATAAAGCATCAGATTCTAGTGAATGGGCTAAATTTGTAGGAGAAAATGCAGCAGCCGCTGCTAGTGTAGTAGGCGCACCATTAGTAACAGTAGGTGGTTTGATTGGTGGTATTGCTGGAGGTGAATTAGCTAATGCTGCCCACCGTGCATTAGTAGATAAAAATACTAGTATTGGTGAATATGTATCTAATGCATGGAATAATAATTTAACTAACACTAGATTGCCAGGAGGACATTATTTGCCTTAGATAAGTCCTGAAATTGGAGAATTTGCAAATGCAGGTAGTTTAATAGGAGGGGCAGTAGGAGGTGCAGTAGGTGCTCTAACTGACTATGGGGCAAAACAAGTATTTACTCCTTATGTACGAAATCATTTTTCTTGGGATAATGTTAAAAACTAGGTATTAAAGCTAACTCCTTAGAATATAAAAGAAAGATATTAGAAAAATATTGATTTTGCTTATAATACAAATTAGAAATTTGGAGTAACTGCATATAATCAAAATCGTTTAGCATAGGAATTATACAGTATTCCTGACGAACCTTATAATTAGTTTTTTAGAAGAATTCCAGGAGCTATGTATACGGATTCAATAGGACGCCGTCCACGCAGGGTTAGACATCGCAGAGCAGGCGCCCCTCCGTAGCGTGCTAAGATTGTATATTTGGAGCCTATAGCTCCAGAAAGAAAATCTCTTCCGATATTGCATGATACATCAGTTAAGTTTGACCCAATTACAGGAGAAATAGTTGAGCTAAGAAAGAATCCACTATGGGAAAAAGCTTGGGATTATGTAAGATTTGGTTTAGATCCTGAAGTACAAAAACAATATGAACAGCAATTAATAAAAGCAGGGTTTACTCCAAAAGATAAAAGTTTATATTTAGAAAATAATGGGGAGATATATAGTCTACTTCCTTGGGCTTCAGGTATAGATGTACAAATTAAAAACGATCTTAGGGATTTTAAAATAGATCCAAAGATAGCTTCTGAATGGACGGCTAAATTATAGCAAGCAGCTAAAGATATTCCGGGATTTAAACCTTGGGGTTCTTCTGTTGGTGTTGCTGAGTAGGCTATGGCTGGAATGCCGCACGATATAGATGGTGTTATTCCGTTTAGTATGTTGCCAAAAGGAGTAGTTCCTAAAATAAAAGGGGAAACTTATTTATATTAGCACCCTACACTAGGTGATATAGATTTAAATGTTATTAAAATAAATCCTAAAACAGGAATTGGCAATGAAAGAGCTACTGAATTATATGTATAGTTATTTCCAGATGAATATCATAAATAGGCTATGAATATGGTTACTAACCCAAATAGAGAAAATTATGCTTAGTACCCTGTTAAAATATTAGATATTAATGGTAATCCTATGACTGAAGAATAGTTAATGTCTAAGTATAACGCTTTAAAGAAAACTATACAGGATTCGTTTGAGATTTATTGGGATTCAAATGAGAGTAAAAACAAACATTAGTATAGACCATTACAATATTTATTAGGTAATTAGCCATAGACCGTTCATGAAGTATTACAAAACATAGCTCGTAAAGAACTAGGAAAGAATGGCAAATTATTACCTAAATTAAAATTTGGAACCCCAGAGGAAAATCAAGCATTATTAGAATCTATTGGGTATTCTGATATAATCGCTAAAGAATTAAGTACTTAGCCAGATAAAATGTAGAATGCGTTAGATTATTGGTATCTGGCAGACAACACTTTATTTAGAGCAGTTAATGCTGGAGATTAGGGACAGCTTGGTGGAACACCTCAGTAGGTAATACGAAATTTAACACAATGGAATCCTGTTGCAGGTGGGGGTACATTATCAGGAGAAGGATTAAATACTACTGTATTTGGGTGGTCAGGCCACCCACGAGATGTTTCTGGACTACTTTAGCCTAGAATAAAAGGATTATATGAAAACATGCCTGCTTAGGACGCAGTTAATCTAGTTTCACGTAATATGTGGTCTTTTGGGGAAGTTACTAAAGCATAGGCAGATGCCATTAATAAAATAACTAATTTAGATATATAGGAGGGCACTCCCCTATATGATATGTTAGAAATAATTGGAAACTACACTACACGACTTCCTAATAAAGAAAGAGCAGAAAAATATAATCAAATATTAGACATCTTAGGGGTACGTGGTTTAAAGGGGGAGTCTTATTCTTATGATAGAACTAGCCCACAACGATTCTACGGTGCAGGAAACCTTAATCCTGAATCAGATGGTATTGGAGTAAATACTGGTGATATTGCTAATAATTTTAAGTTTAAATAGATTCCTACTACAGAAGGCCGTATAGAAGTACCCGTATGGTAGGATATTGGAGATTCAGATGCGTATAATCGTAATACATCTATTCCAGAAAATGTAGAATAGATAATAAGTAGACTATTTCCATTTAGAAATACTTATCCTAGTAAATATACTCCAGCAATGTTTGCACGAGATAGAAAAAATCAACTTCAAGCTAAATCAAAGTAGAATGAAGATATGATGTGGCATTTCTATAATAAATGGCTAAATTTAAAAAGAGGGGAACAACAAGTATATTCAAATATGCTTGAGTAGCTCAGATAGAATTTAACTAATTAGGCTGCACAAGGTGCGTAGGCTGGAGCAATTAAAGGAGAAATTGCTAATAGCTAGAATAAATAATCGAGTAGGAGAAAAAACGAAAAAGGAGAACATCAATTAAGATGCTCTCCTTTTTTTAATTTAATTACGAACAGATATTTCATTTAGGTTATCTAACCAGTCTAAAACTTCTTGTGAGTTTTCTAACTTATAATCCTTAATCATATTCCATACTTCATTTAAATCTTTTAAAGATTTATTCATTCGATTAGTAACCCACTTTCTTTGTAATTCATCTAATGTTATTGGCGTATAGCCTTCTGGAATCTTATTGTAAACAGAGGTAATAGATTCTCCTTTATTATTAATAAAGTAGAATAAATCATTACGAATACTTATAGATTCTTTAATTTCTTTTTTAGTTTCGTCAATGATACGAACATCGTCCCAAGTAATACCTAATTGTTGTAATTTTTTATCTGGATTTTTGGGATAATATTCTATACCATTATATTCAAATTTAAGTCTCATAGTCGGGGTAGAGAGACTTGAACTCTCACTTATGGTTTTAGAGCTAATTGTTCTGTAAAGATTTTTTATTCTTTACTTCTACAACTTCTTATTAATTGTAGTTCAGCATACGTTTTAATCCAAAATATTGGATTGGGAACACTCGTGGTAATATTATATTTATTCAATTACTATGCGTTACATTACTTTTTGACCTTTCGCAATTCAAAAAGTTAACTCGGCATTGGCATCACAGCTTTTACCGATTTTGCTCCCTACAGCTATTATATTACTATAATAGTGGGCCTCTTGACCACCTTGCTAACCATTACAAACATACCCCAATTTAATATAATTAGAATTGATCTTTCAAATAAATCAAATCTTTAATCTTATCCGTAATATGTTTTTTAATTATATTCTTAGTAAAATTAATAAGATTAAGAACTCTATCAGTTTCTTCATCAGTAAGCTCTTTCTTATTAAGAAGATCATCAAATTCTTTCAAGTCAACTTGATAAGTAGATTCTAAATCTTCTGTAGCATCTAAGAATAAACAATCATCTAATAGTTCTAAACTCTTTTTAAAATCTTTAATTTTATTCTTTACTGAATTATATTCAGCTTGGATTGAATTACCATCAGATGTAATCTATACATCAAATCCATAATCTTTAAATAGTTGTTTTAATTCTTCTAAGTTTTCCATATATTTTTAATTTTTGATGTTGTAAATATAACACATCAAATCTATTTATCAAATATATAAAATGTTAAAATATTTTAAATTTTAAATTCTGCCTTTTTCTAACTTCTATAAAGTTAGCATCTTCTAATCTCTTTATAATAGAGTTAATTGTAGGAATACTGATTGCAACTAACTATACTTAAATACTATACTTGTAACTGTACTTAAATACTTCACGAACTCAGAAATTTTTAAAATTGATAATTATACCATATACTGATTATTGATTTTACGATTTCTTAGAGCTTGATTTTCTAACTTTAACTGAGCTATCTCTTTCTTAAGTAATTCAATGTCATCTGTATTTTGTTTTATTTTTTCATCTTGTTCTTTGAACTTCCACACAAATAATTGATCTAATTCTCTTAATTGAAATTTCTTAGTAAATTCTGAAGCTCCTTCTAAATATCCTTTCTTTTCTAAAGCTCTATTACACTTACTTATTGTTGCTTCCGGCATTCTAATTAAAGAAGATAATTCTTTATTCGTGTACTCTATTTTTCCTTCATTATTGTCTTTAAACATATATTGTTGAGTAGCTATTATATAAGATTTCTCGGTAAATGTTAATTCTGGTTTATCTAAGAAGTCATAACTATAAGGTTCAAATTGTTTCTTATTATTAAACTTATATATTAACTTACGACCCTCTCGTCTAGTTTGTAAATAATCTTCTTTTACTAAATTATCTACGCACTTCTTAATAGTCTTAGCGGCTGCCCCCGTGTCTTTAGTAATAGTTGCATAACTTGGATATGCTTCCATTGTTTGCTTATTCATATATCTTCTAATAGCAACATATATTAATTTATCTTTTGGGTCTAAGTCTGGTTGAATTTCATCGTTTGATGGATGAGGATAAATTACAAATTGATTATTTTCCATTTTTATTAAATTTTAATTATGGTATAAATATATAATTTTTATAGTAAATACCAAAGTAAATTATATATTTTTAACAAGGACTACCTGCTACCAAGATTAACTACCTAGGTTAATATAGAGACTACCTGCTACCAAGATTAAACTACCAGTTACCAACTAACTATACTTACTATACTTATATAACTATACTTAATTAGAAAAACTCTCTTCAGTAAAAATCAACTAGAACTGATTTTAAAATAAAATTTTTATATATGGGTTCCGAATTTAGTATCCCCCTACCCTAATATAAATACCCCCTACCCTAAATATTTAGAGGCTAATATATAGAAAATAAAATTTTTTATGTGAAAAATAAAAATTTTGTATATTATAGGGTAGTGGGTATACTACCCCTCCAGTCCCCCTACCATGGTAGGTATTAAATTCAAAATTATATTACAATGAGTAGTACATTAAAAACCAAAAACGGTCAGCCAGTGGCTGGCCGCAAACTCGCTGGTGCAAAGCTCACCAGTGAGCAAAAAGACGCTCTTAAGGAGCGTCTGAACAGAGCTCGGGTAGCAGAGCTGGACATTACCGACACAATCACCCTTACGGGTGAATATGTGGAGGCACTGTTCAACGATACCCCCTACGTGGCTCTATGCTGCGTGGGGGGGCGTAGGCTATCCATAAACACCTTTCTTGGGGCTCCTGACCCCATGAAGGTGTTTAGTGCCGACACCGTGGCTTCTGCTACGGAAATGCCTCATTCTGGGGCAGAACTGCTGGCCCTTTTAGGAGGGTTAGCAGGAGAAACTTTCGAGGTCCTCGACAAAGTCGAGGATTTCGGAAGATTTTCTCAGACTTTCTATCTGTGGAAACAGGTAGAGAAGTCTGAGGGCGAATCTGAGGGCGAATCTGAGGGCGAATCTGAGGGCGAGAAGACGCCTGAGGCCTAACCTCCCGGAGAACGGCGAAAGTCGTTCTCCTTTTTTTTAATGTTGTAAGGTTATTATATACTATAACATTTTATAAACCAAAAATTTATAAAAATTTTGTAAGTAGTATATTTTAGCTTTACAACATTTCCTCCAAAGGTTGAAATTCCTTTTAATCGTCTAAAACGATTAATAAAATCCCCTATTATAAAGCATACCTTAACGTGGTATAGGGGTTTTTAACTAAAATGCTAGTCTACCTTAAGTAAGTAGCCTTCTATGAATAATAGTAGTAGAAGATGCAGCTCTCAAAGTTCGCGAGACTCAGCTGCCTAAATATTGAGTGTTAGCGTGATTAACAGCTCCAAAACCTATAACAAGTTACTTTAGGTGGGTAGGGCTTATTAAAATGGGAATAAAATTCTCATCAAACTTAGTGCTTACTGTTCTATTGAATAAAAAACTAAACGAGATAGCAGCTATCATACTGCTGTCTCAAAATGAAATAGCTCCCGAAAGAGGGAGTATAATCTACACATGGGATCCAAATGAAACTGGGATCCCAGAAATATATGGTAGTGTTACAGCCTACAAGTATATAATAGGCTGTAACACGTATTATGTAGTGTTCCTGGGCGAAACAGTGAAATGTTTCGCTGACAGAAAATACTGCAGTGCTATATATGAAGAGGAGAGTAAACTCTTCTTCGGAGAGTACTTTAATCCTGATTAAATACAGTACAACCTAGGTAAGTTGTAAAACTGCCTACAATTTTTTATAAACAATCAAAAACTTTTATTATGACAATATTTAAAAACTTTACGCCACACACTATAACCCTGAATAGTGGTGTGGCTTACCAATCTCAGGGTATAGCCAGAGTGGCAGCATCATTCTCATCCTTTGATGAGAATGGTGTATGCCACCAAGTGTTTGGCGACCTTACAGGCCTGCCTGCACCACAAGACAACGTGCGTTATATAGTTAGCGCACTTGTGCTTGCAGCAGGGAAGGCTCAGGGTCGTAAAGACCTTGTAGCACCTGCTACAGGCCATCCAGATTGTGTTCGCAAGGATGGCTTTATAGTAAGCGTGCCTGGCTTTGTTGACTAAGAATCGGAGGTTAATGCACCTTGGCAACAGAAGCATTTGGCTAATAGGAAAGACTATTATATTTTATAGTAGGTGTTATCTAACTATAACACCTACGGTATAATATAGTTTTAATTATCTTGAGTTAGAAGGATAATTTATTATCAACTATATTATACCTTTTCATTAAAAACTCAATATAAAAGATATTGGTTTTAAAGTATAACTTTAAAATTTCAGTATTTCCAAGTTGTTGAGGACGCCAGTTTTCCTAATTTCTTTGAAGAAGGTTTAGGCGTAAAACACGAACCCTTTTCTAGTTCGGATTTCGATAGATTTCCGTGGTTAAAACTATGATGACATTGCTGGTGGAAAGTAACCTTAATTTAAATCACTATCTAATTTTGAATCCTTGATAGTGGGGTACCCATATGATAGGAAAAAATTCTATCGTAAAAAATGTGAGTGTTAAAATAGGCAAAGACATTATCGCAGTAACCGTACAACTTGATAAGTTGTATCGCATCTGCGATATTAATTGCCCCAAAAAGCAAAGAGAGATTATTCTTTCTGCCTTTAGAGGGCGCCAAGGCAACTCTCCAATAGTTATGGAGGAGTTGTCAGAAGCATTAAATAGCATAGTAGACCTATAATAACGTACTAAGCATGTTTAATGCAAAAAATATAGCACCTGTTTTTAATACTCTTAAGCAGGTGCTAATTCTAAAAGGAAATCAATTTAGTCGCCAGACTATAATTGAAATCCTTGATAAATGTGGATTCCCAAAAGGCGGTACAATGTACTTTGCTTTTATTAAATCGGGGATCGTAAGCCGTACAGGTAGGATATTCAGTTTTACTGATGTAAAGCCTACCTACTACAAAGAGCTCGAAAAGGTGTATAATGCCTATCGTGCTCTGGTTTATCAATACAATAAAAGTCAGAAACAAGAACCAAATATAGTTCTGACTGATAAATTATGTATTGAGTACCTAAAACAAAGAGGTTACAAAATATATAAAGAATGTTAATTCTCTTTGTTTTAAAAGGAATAAATAGTATATTTATTATTGCTCAGTTACCACTAATCTATAAAGTGGTGACTTTTTGATATTTTCAACAAGAAAAATATTGGAGTTTCTATATAACTCAAAAATATAGTGGTAAGTTGAATTATTGAGCAAAATTCAACTTAGGGATAGATGGGTCATTTATTATAGGTTCGATTCCTATATATCCCACAATTTATGCCACCATGGTGGAATCGGTAGACACGAGGGACTTAAAATCCCTTGGTCATTGCGACCGTGTGGGTTCAAGTCCCACTGGTGGTACAATGTGTAGTAAGACTATATAATTATTGTGAAATAATTAATTAGTCAATAGTTATTGTGATTGATAAAAAAAAAAGAGTGCTATTGTGATAATAGTACTCTTTTGCTTTTAATGCTACTATCATTAAAATGATAAGAGTTCCAAGTCTCTATAAAATGCAGAGGAAAAGTTAACAAGATTATTAAAACTTATAAAACAAGAATTATGAACGCATTAATAAAGGTGAAAATTGAGTTCAACAACAATGGAAATCCGGTAAATGTTATGAACATACTTAAAGATTATCCATGTCTATCGATGTATCTTCATGACTTTATGAAGGCCAAAGATGGATATATCTCTAAAGCAGAAATACATAATAATAATATCCAAGATTGTGACATATGCAATACAATCTTTGATTGGCGTATGAACAACGATGGTAAAGAAGCAGATAAATTATATGCAAAAGACCCCAAGGGGTTCAAATTTACATATACATTCTTATGTTATGTAGATTGCTAAACGCATTTAGGAATAAATAGTTTGTCATATATAAAATAAAACATATGAAATTATATAATTTTCTAAGCAAACACATCACAACCATATACTGGTTGTGTATATCTTATTGTATAGTATTTATTTTAGTAGGACTTTTACATGTTTTATTAAAATGAAGAATTACAAACTATATAGTCCTGGTGATGAAGTAATTATCATTAGGACACATAAAGATGATTTAAATAAAAAAGGAATAATCATAGAAGTAAATTGTTCCTATTGTAAAATCAAAATTGGAGACAAAGTATATAATCATACTTATGCCCAATTTAAAAAAGTTAATAAAAATGAAAACGATTAAATATATTGGGCAGCTTCTATTAATGGTATTTGGAATTGTAGTAATGACTGCTAGCATGTACTTCTTAGGAGCCGCCTTAAACATTATATGATAAATATTTTCGTTGCAATAGTTTGTTAATACGGTCTGTGATAGATAGTATTAATATTTGTTCTAATAACTCAATTGGATAGAGTAACACTCTTCTAAAGTGTAAGTTGTGGGTTCGAGTCCCACTTAGAACACAGATGCGTTAAGGATGTTAATTATTTTTGTTTTCTAAAATATTATGTTATTGAGAAATAATATATGGTTAGAGAATTTTATAATTTTTCGTGAATTAAAAAGTGTTATGTTATTGTGAAATAACATAACACTGCTTTTAATGTAGCTTATCTTTATAAGATAAAGAGTCCAAAGCCTCTATAAATACAGATGGAAAGTTAACAAGATTATTAATTAAAAAATCAAGATGAAAAAGTATCCCAGAACATCAACAATTGAAATTGATTGCGACCCTTGTACAGGTATGGGTCGTCAACAAAATCATTATGAAGCTATTTGTAAGCTTCTTAATGTGAAGCCAGAACCAAGAATATCTGCTTTCTTTGGTTGCTGGGAATGGCCAATAACTTATAAAACAGCAGAAGACGAAGCAAAAGCCAAAGAGTTTTTGACAGACCTATATAACTCTGGGTTATGTCGATACGCTTCTTGGTAAAATATATTTAATTAGTTGGATTCCTTTTTTTAATTTAAAATTATGAAACATTATATAGATTTAGAAGAAGTTTTAAAAAACTACACAGAAGTAGTAGTTCTTTCTTATGGTTATATGCAGTACAATCGCATATTTGGAAATCATTATGAACCATTTGCTCATAAAAGGCAAATTAAGTTTACTATTTCTAATGGAGAATTTTATAATCCTACATTTGAAATAGATGATTTACACCCAGAAGATTTCTATTTTTATATAGAAGATGGGGTTGTTTATGTAGACGATCCTGATATTTGTTGTTATGAATAAAAAATTAGTAAAATGAAAATATTAAAAATAAAATTTGAAAATAAAGTAAGAGTTAATAATACATATATTGAGTTTTTATATGTAAAAGACGATGATATTCTTTATTTATTAAAGGAATCATTAAATAAAAACTTTAGATATACTGTAATTAAAAAACTTGAAAATATTGATACAGTATCTAGAGATTTTATTAAAGAGATAGCACCTGCAATTGATGAAACTTTTAAAGCTAAAAAGGTATTTAATGCATTATGCAGACCCAATACAGTTTTTGAAGTATTAGTAAAAGATAGCTATAAACCTTGTTTTAATATCGTAGGTTATAGTGAAAATGGTGTTTTAGTTACTGTAAATCAATATTATGAATACAAGTTTGAAAACGATAATTTAGTTGTTAAATAAATTATGGGCATACTTTTTAGTATGCCCTTTATTTTTTTAATTATGAAATATACTATTGAAAATTCTTTTTATGAAATTAAATGTGTAGTAAATTCTATTGCAAATATACAAGAAAAGGTATTTCTTATTAAAACAGATAATGATAACTATGCGAATGTGAAGAATGATATTTTATCTATTATAACGCAAATAGTAGGATATAAACCTATTTCTAAAAAGAGATATGATATGCTAAATAGGTTTAAACCTTCTTTTGAAAACTATTTAAGAAGATATTATAAACTTAGATATAATAAAGATTTAGAATCTTATATATTTACAATAATTATTCCTATAGATAAATGAATTCAATAACAATCAATGAGAAATTCTATATAATATTAGATGAAACTCATAAATATAATGATGAGATAGATAAGGTGGAAAATAATTATATTCTTTATAAAGATAATGCATTATTTAATGCTTATAATCAAACTTATGAAGAATGTGAATTTTCAGATAAAGGTCCAATAATACTTTCTATGGAATCTAAATTTAATATTTATAAAATAATAGACGGAGTTTTTATTCCCGAAATAGAAAAATATCTTTAATTAAAGATTTGTAAAATTACATTAATTATAATAAATTTGTTATTAGAATTAATTTTTTTAATATTAAAAATAATAAATTAAATTTTTAAAAAACTATGAAAAAAATATTTTTTGCGGTAATTGCCGCTAGTTTATTTATGGTATCTTGTGGTAATACTAATAAAGCAAATACGGTTAAAGATACTACGATTGTTGATACAGCTAATGTAGATTCTACAATGATTGATTCTCTTGCTGTAGATTCTGCATCAGCAGTTCACTAATTTAATATTCTGTTTTCTTAAAAGTTTCAGTAAAAAACTTTTAATTTTAGCTCTTGTGGAGTAATGGTTAGCTCGTCAGATTTTCATTCTGGAAATTTGGGTTCAATTCCCAACAAGAGTACTTTTTGTTTTCCATTTTGATTGTTGTTTTATTATTATTCTTACTAGTAATTAGTAGGAATAATATGCGGAAGTAGCTCAGTTGATAGAGCATCAGCCTTCCAAGCTGAGGGTCGCGAGTTTGAGCCTCGTCTTCCGCTCTTGTTTAATATATAATAATTAAATTTATAATAAACGGAGTTGTTAATTCCCGCAATTCATGAAAAACTGAATAAGGTTTATGCAAAACACTTTGAAATAAACGTGTTGAAACCTAAAATACTTCCTAAAGAAGCTTATTACGCTCCAAGAAATCGCTATTTATCAAATGTTTTATTACGTGATTTGAATTGTAATTCCAAGACCTATATCATATACGCATAAAGATGTATCCCACAAAATACACGGAAGTAAAAATTATGGGATTGACTCCTTTAGGCGGAAACAAATCTATAGTGTCCGATTATAGATGCAAGGGAAACTCCTTTATTGCGGTCATAATTCATGAATTTGGACATGGCTTTTATAAGGCATTGTTCTAATCCTAATTGCATAATGTGTGATTACCAAAAACATAAAGGAAAACCTTTTGTTTTTATCACCAATTTATGCACGCAACAGACTTCTCTGATTAACTAATATATCTATACGAGCGATGGTAATTGTATAAAATCTAAAAAGTATGGTAAACTTAGAATCGATTGTTTAGTAATAGGTCTCATTTACTGTATCTTTTAGATATTATATTTACTCTATCTTCATAGACTAAGTAAATAACTATTTATTAATCTTTTAAAATTTAAATTAAAAATGAAACAAGTAAAAAAAGCAATTAAATGGTATTTAATGAATGTAGAAAAATCTTATGTAAGTCTTCCTGATGGAACATTTCCTTACTTTTATATTCATTAAATAAGAAACAATGTTAGAATATATAATTCTAACTTATTGTAATGCTAGCATTGAAGGTTACAACTCCTTATGAAAAAAGCAGAGTACAATTAATTTTCGTTTAATTAAAAAATTAGTAAAGATGAGACATTTAAGTATTTTATTATTTCTTTTAATGGGTTTTTCATTAAGTTCCCAAACTTATAAAATTCAAGGTAATAATATTATATGTATGCAGAAAGTAGATAAATTAACTTCTTTTACTTATCAAGATAAAGATGGTACAATTTATCCTGTATATATAAATAGTAAAGGTAAGTTTTACATTAAAAAGATTTCTAAGAAGACTGGTAAAGAATATAGATATTATCTTCCTAAAGAAATTCAAGAACAATTAAATCAATTATATAATTAAAAATATGCCACAAAGAGGATATTTTGTTTCTCCTAGAGATGGACGAACATATAAATATGGACAATAGGTAACTATTGGTAATAAAGTATATCAAGAGAATTCAGACGGATCTCGTACTCTTATTAGATATTCTAATGGTACTCCTAATTACGATCTTACCCCTACTGGTTCTTATATAACAAGAATAGAAAACCCAGATAGCGCGGGCTATGTTAATGGACGTTGGTATAATAAAGCCTATACTGATAAACATAAAAATGGCCCGCGTGTTTGGGATTCTAATTAGATAGGAATAGGTATTGACACAAGAGAAAATAATAATCCAGTTGTACAATAGTATTTACGAAATACTGGTCAATATAAATATATTAATGAAGATGATGAACATTTTGTAAGGCAAAGTACTATTAAAGAAAAAGATGACACTCTTAATAGATTAATGAGAAAGTATAATATTAATATTAACTTATCTCCTAATAAGAGAGCTATGGCTTTAGGTATGATATATCAAGGACTAGCTAATCAATTGTTCAATCCTAAAACCCCATTAGCAAGACAACTTCAAAATGCTTTTACTAATGGTACCGATAAACAATTTGCAGATTCTATAACAAATTTCTATAATGTATTCTAGAATGGTAGATTTCGAGAAAGAGCAAAATAGAATCAAGAATATTGGAGTACCAGACTGTATAATGGCGGTAAAATTAGATAGTTTTAGACTGGGGGAAAATCTCCAGAATAGAGTGCTGTAAATAGAGCACAGTCTCCTTATGGGGAATATTATAAAGCATAGGATGTTAATGAAAGTATACCATGGTATATTTCTCGTGCAGCAGCTAGATATATAAAAGATAATATTGCTAGTTGGTTTCCTTCGGGAGTATCTAATTGCACTTTAACTGCTACTCATTGGGTAGATCCTGAAAATAATCTTATGAGAGCCGCAAGTATTTGGAATAATCCTAATAATTATAATTATAGTCAAATACCTTCAGATATTGCGATTCCGGGCAATTTAATAATTGCCCAAAATCCATCCAATAAGACTTTTCATACTATGATGATAAGTGGCTTTGCTGATAAAGATTACCAGTATAATTTTCATGGAAATAAAGTATATCCTGTACATAAAGGAGATATATTAGTAAATTATAGTCGTGGTGGAAATAATCAAAGTGATTTTGTAAATAACATACCTTTATCAGTTTACTTAGATAATAGCGAAGGGAAGAATAAAATTAGATATTATAGGTACAACTATCCAGATTCTGTATTATTAAATGAAATTAAAATTACTCCTCATTAAAATATGGCTAAAACAAAATTAATAAATAAAAAAGAATCTATACAATTCAATTTACCTAATGGTACTAAATCTACAGTATTTAAAAATGGGGATGAAGCAGCTGAATGGTATGTACAAAACTTTCCTAGAACTGGTTATCATATAACCACTTAGCAACCCCTTTCCCAATAGCCGAATAATCCTACAGTAACTTTACCAGAGATTACTGTATATCCTAATGTGGCAGCTAAAAAATAGGCAGAAGAAGATCAGAATAATAAAGAGTAGATAATTAATGGTAATTATTTCGGCCATAAATTTACCCCTACAGAAGCTAATATTAATTATTATTTAAACTTATATGATAAAGATAAATAGGTTCATAACGCAACTGATTCTAAAGAATGGGCTAAATTTGCTTTAGCTAATGCCGTTACAGGTGCAGGTCTTTATGGTATAGGTTCTGCTGTATTAGCATCTCCTACTTTAACTACTGTCGGTAAAATAGGGGCTGATATTGGTTTGGGTTATGTAGGAGGAAAAGGAGTCGATTAGACTTCTAAAGCTATTACTGGAAAAACTTTTGGTTAGAATTTAGGTGATGCAGTAACTAATAATACTTCTCTTGCATTGACCCCTGAATTAGCTGACATGCTTAATCCTGGATATTTACTTGCATTTAATAATGTTTATGGATTAAGAAATAAAGCATTATCTTATTTCAAATCTAAATCACCAGAACTTAAAGCTATAGGTAAAACTATGGAATTTAAAACCGAGAATACAGTAGGTTCTGAAATGTTTGAATCTCCTAATATTTGGAATATTTCGGAGAAACATTAGAGGGCTTATCCTGTTGAAGTAAATAAAGCACTTCCAATATATTTACAAAAGCCAGCATTGGATGCTATGCGTAAAAAATATATTTTATTCATGAAAGTTCCTATTAGATCTAAAATTCCAGAAGTAGATGATTTGGCTAAGGCACTTACTTAGGTTAGAGGGCGTGCAAAAAGTTATTACTAGTCTAGAAAATATAGAAAAAAATTCAGATAGTTTTTAGAAGATAATGCACTTAATAAAGATCTTGAAGGCACCTATATTCATAGTATAGAAGATCGTTTAGATACTAATCCTACTATGTTAGGTATGAGCTCAAATATTTTGACGCAGGGGGCATAGATGTATCATGGGGCAATGATAAGCCCTTATAGATTTCATAATAATTTTGTTACTCCTTTTCATGAATATGCACATGCGGCTAATTAGTTCGGTACTTATAATCCTACTACTAAGTAGATTGAGATAATTGATCCAACTAGAGATTTAATACAAGATTATAATAAAAAAATGATACAATCATTACCTATTAATCCAGAATTTGATACAACATCTAAATATTGGAAATATGTAATAAATGAAAAGGAAGTGGCAGCAAATATGTTGCCTTTGCAAATATTCATGGAAGACCACGGTTATTCTCCAAAGTAGATGGTTAATTTTCTAATTAAAAATAATTTTTTAGATAAAAACGCATATAAATACTATTATAATGCCTTAGGTAAAGATGGGCTTACTACTTTAATAGAAAGAACATTGAAAAAAGGCGGTAAATTAACTAAAAAGAAATGATAACATATAACAATACATCAGAACAAAGAAAATTTCTTGAAAAATATTTAAAAGAACAAGAAGAATATAAAAGAAAATTGGAACAATATAAAAAAGATAAAAAGGCTGGGAAAAATCCTGACCCGTCTTTTATAATTAATCATACAGTAATTTAATTATGCCAACTATTTTATCAGATAACACTAGAGTACAATAGTCTGTAATAAACCCTTATGTAGGAAATTTAAAAAATCAATTAAAACCTAAAGATATTAAAAAAATGTCTTTACCCATATAGGCTACGTATGCTCTTTCTAAAGCAATTAATAATAATAAGAAAAAAAAGATTAGTAGTTCGTTCTAATACAAAACCACAAGAACCTGCAGATAATACTAGAGTACAATAGCCTATAAATATTGAACATAGAACTGATAAAGAATAGTTGTAGCATGACTACCCTCAAAACGCACCAGTTTCAGATCCTATAACAACTGGTATTAATTATTCCTTACCTGTTATAGGCACAGCGTTAACTGCTGTTGATTTTTATAACGGTCTTAAGGATATTAAAAATAACGGTTTTAACTTAAATAATACAACATAGACATTTCTTGCAGGTGTTCCATTTTTATCAAAAATGGGTGCTATTACTAAACCTTACAGAATAGGGGCTACAAAGAGAGCTTTGGAAACGGTTATGAGATCTTCTGGTTTTGGGACTCCTTTTCCAGCAAGATTGGAGCTAAAAGATATAGTACATACAGACCCCTCCAGGCTTATCCCATTAGCAGCTTATACTCTTACAGGAGCTAGAATAGGCCCTAAAGGATATTATAACTCACTTAATGATTTTACAAAACATCCAGGTCACCATTTTTATAATCCTAAAGGAAAGGTACGGTATTATACTGGATTCAGCGATCGTCCGGATAACGATCTTTCTTTTAGATTTCTAAATTAGAATGATATGGTAGATGCTTTTTTATATAATAAAAAGATATGTCCTTGGTATGGATATGAAAGGACTAATATAGGGGATAATTTTGGAATTCATGCTGATTATATTGCACAAAAATATGCAGATAAAGCAAGTGATATTCCAGTATATGAAGGTGCTTATAGATCTTTCTTAAAGGTTAGAGATAAACCAAAAATTATAGGTTCTGATGGTAGTAATGATGGATTCCCACGGATAAATAATACTTAGTTAGATGCAGGAGGACATCTTGTAGAAATAGGCGACTTAATAGGAGATAAAGTATATCGTTATTAGGATATTTGGAAATTTAACCCTGAAGACTATCTAAACAGATGGGGTCGCCGAATGGGTTTAACATCTAGTGCTCTTAGAAAATATATATCTTACGAGGGTTTAAAATTAGTTGATAAATTAGGTACACCCGTTATTACTAGAACTCCTTGGAGTTATATAGAAGATATGTCCAAACTAAATAAGTTATATTTTCCCTAATATGGCTTTACCAGAAATATTTAATACAAAATAATTAGATGAAAGATAAGATGATTCGCTAGCTCAGCTGGTAGAGCACAACACTTTTAATGTTAGGTTCGAGCCTCGTCTTCCGCTCTTTAATTACAGTAAATATTATATTAAATATCTTCCCGATATAAATTTAAAAAAATAATCTAGTATTTGCCTTATCGTATAATGGGTATTACACAAAATTTTGGATTTTGTAATCTAAGTTCGATTCTTAGTAAGGCAACAATTTTATTAACTTTATCCCTGATTAGGTCGCTCTAGTCAGGGATTTTTAATTTATATACTATTATGAAAATAAGAATTAATTTAATGAAGTTTAAGCACAGTGATAAAACCACTGTATGTGTAATTAAATCAGAGTATTGTATAGATTGGAATGAAGCAAACACTCGTGGTAATATTAATGTAGCAAAACAATTAAATGTAACACAACGTAGTCTAAATGGCCTTGAAGTTGTTGTTACTGCTAGAACTACTTGTAAGTCTCCTGATAAATTTGATAAGGTATTAGGAGAACGCATTGCAGAAAGTAAAGCTAAAATTAAATTAGGTAAAAAATTAAAAAAGATTAACGATATCTTTAAAGAAAGTTTAGAAACTTCTATAGATATACTTACAGAAAATGATACTAAATTTAATAGATTTATTTCTACAGAAAAAAAGCATTTAAATGATCTCAAATAATGATTTACAGAAGCTTAAAGAATGGGCATCAGATAAAGAATTTACGTTACCTAATGGCCAAATATTATTAGCATCTGATTTTATAAATAAAAAGATATTTGATCATCATAATTGGTTTACTTCTTGGTTAATAGATAGATTACAGCTTTCTAAATTACTTAACCCAAATTTTCTTATAATATATCCGGATATATTGATTGATTTTGGATTTAGATTTTCATCATCTTTTAATGGATTTAGATATAATTTCAAAAATGGATATGTAATAGCTAGACTTTTACCTAAAAATGAATGGATGTTTCAAATATTTGATTCTGAACACAATACTTTAGGTACTATCTATTTACAGAGAGTAGGCGCGTTTAATAAGTTTTTTAAGTTTTTAAAAGAATGGCTAAGATAAATAATAATGAGATTGAAGAGTATATAGATGAAGAATTTACTCGCTCATATACTCCTGGAGCTTATAATTATTTTGAGAAGTACTGTGATGCTTGCGATAATTTTAAAACTCGTAATTGTCCTTTTAAAAGAATAGTTACGGAAAATACTCGTTGGCAAGATTTAAAGTGTAATAATTTTAATGATTAAATAATTATGTGGGCAGAAGATCAAGATTGGTATGGATTGGAAGAACTTATTAATGATGATTTATTTCATTATGAAGGACTTAAAACAATTCAAAAAGTAGTTAAAACAAATACTTGGGTAGTTCAAGAAACTATTGTTTGGGAAACTAAAAGTGGTGAATTACTTAGTATTACTGATATGGAAACAAGTCATATCAAGAATTGTATTAAACTTATTAAAGATCATAATTGGAGAAGAGTTTATCTTCCAATATTTATTCAAGAATTAAAAGATAGAGGAGAATGGAACAGTTAATTGTATTTGATAGTGCAGAAGGAACTCTCACTATTTATAATGTAAAGAATTATCCTATTTTAGATGAACCAAATATAGATATGGATGAAATCCTAACTCAATTTGGTTTTGATCCAACATATTGTACTACAATGTGGAGTAGAGATACTAATATTGAAATAAGATGATAGGTACACATAATTCAATGACGTATCTTAAACCTAGAACTTGGTGGATGCGTTTAGTTAATAGATGGGCAAAATGTCAAGATAAAACATTAGAAGAACAATTAAAATCTTATAAGTGTTTTGATTTTCGAGTATTTTATTACAGAGGGAGTTGGTGTTTTGCACATGGCTTTTGTGAATATACTAGTACGACTATTTATCAAGCTTTAAATAAAATTGAAGAGCTTAAAGGTAATCATACTATATATGTAAGACTTATCTTAGAAAAATCTGATGATATGTCAAGTGCTTTTGTTAATCTTTGTAAGAAGTTAGAAACTCAATATTCTAATATTAATTTCTTTGGTGGCAATAGAAAGTCAGATTGGAAGAAATTATATACATTTAGTACTGGTATATCTGATAATAAAGTTCATCAATATGTATCTTCTATGCAACCTTGTAGTAAATTAATTACTCCAAGAGAGTATGCTAAAAAACATAATGAAGAAAATTTAAAAAAGTTATCAAAAGATATTGATTTATTCGATTTTATATAATGGAAAGAGATATTTTAATATGTTCTTGTGGAAGTCCTGAACATCAAATAATTGTTAGTTATTTAAATAACCAAGTGTATTTAACAATACATTTGGTTAGACTTCCGTTTTTTCAAAGATTATGGAAAGGTATTGCATATATCTTCGGGTATCGTTCTAAGTATGGAGCATTCGATGAATTTATCTTAGATAAAAATGACTCAGATAAACTTCTAAAAATTAAAAAATATTTAGATGAAGTTTGATATTGATCCAGTTCTTACCTTAGACTTAAAAGATGATATATTTATGAATTATGATAAACATCTTTATGAGTTCTTAGGTAAGAACGTTTTAAATGCTTTCTATTTTGGATTAATTATAAAGAAAATATTTGATAAATTAGAACCAGAGCAACAATATCTATATTCTAAAGAATTAAGGCATTTAGTAAGGGATATTGAACAATATAATTCTCAAATCCAATACTGGACTAAAAAATATGCCAATAAAGATTTATTTAAAACTATAGAAGATATTTATAATAATATTATATGGTTTCCAGATACTGAAGATATAGATAAAATAAAAGTTGCTTTATTTTTAGCAATTACAATTGAATCGGCAATAGATGAAGACAAAATCTTACCAAGTTTACACTGATGGGGCTTATTCTTCTTTAAGAGATCAAGGTGGAGTAGGATTAGTAGTACTTAAAGATAATGAAAAAATATTATCATTTTCTCATAATTATAAACATACTACTAATAATCAAATGGAGTTATTAGCAATTATAATTGCATTAGCTACTATTAAAAAACCAATTGATGAACTCATAATCTATTCTGATAGTATGTATTGTGTTGGTTGTATTACTAAAAATTGGAAGCGTAAAAAGAATCCAAAATTATGGAAAGAGTTTGATAAACAATATTTAAGAGTATCTTCATTGTGCCCTAATATTATATTTCAACATATAAAAGGACACAATGGAGATACTTGGAATACTTATGTAGATAAATTAGCAAATAAAGCAAGTCAATTATTATGAATATAGATAATACAATTCGTGATATATTGGAGAAATATGATTTTAATAAGATAATGAAGCTTATTAATATTGAATTTCCTAATATAAAAGTATACGAAATAATGATGTATACTTTATTACTTTTAGAACAATCTAAAGATATTAATTGTGATATTGAATCATGGTTTAATGATAAGATTGTAATACAAGTAAATTATAGTGATAAATACATATTAATACACGTAATAATATGAAATTAAATAATAGAGAAATATCTGCAATTGCAGATAAAGTTTATAATGAGCTAAGTAATGAATATACTATAGAATTACAAAGAGTAATTCACGAATATATTCCAAGTGCTAAATATATTAATACTCAAGAATTAATTGAAGAAACTTTAGATATTGCTAAAGAATATAATCAACTATTACAAAGATGGGGTGAAATTAGAAGAGAACTTAATTTAGGATGCTATTATGATTTAGATAATATAGAAAGAGATAGTGATAAAATTCTTGAGAATATTATATTAAAAGAACATCCTATCAAAGATATTCCTAGCAAGGATAATATTGTAAATGATATTATTATTGCTAATATTGATCCTGAATTTAATGTAGATAATTTTATTAAAGAAGCTATAGAAAAATGGAAGATAAGTTTATAAACAAAGTAAAGAATGTGATTAGTAGAAAACCATTAAATGCAGAAACAGCATATACATTATCTGTTTATGGACAACGTATGTCTAAAGATAATGTATATCAAAAAAGTATTTCTGATATTGAAAGTCGTATTGAATTAAGAAGTCAAAATAAAGGTACTTCTATTCTTTATGAATATGATAATAATTTTCCAACTATGGGAGAAGATATTATGAAATACTTTAAAGATTTAGGTTATATTGTATTAATGATAGATTCTTCAACTTTTAAAGAAATTAAAAATCCTAAATTATTAATTAGTTGGGAACGATGACTATAGAAGAAAAAGATTTTAAATTAACTTGTTGTCAAGGTTATTGTTGGGATTTAGAATTATTACAAACTATAAAACCTAAAGGTAAACCAGAACGACAAGAATTTCAAATTGAAGGATATTCCATGACTTTAGAAAGATGTTTACAGCATATTGTAAATTATCGTTTAGGTAAAAAACAAAAAACTTATTCTTTAAAAGAATACTTAAATCTATATAAACAAGAAGTAGAAAAATTAAAAGATTTAGTAAAATGAAAGTACATATTCAGCATTTACATGATTCTTTTGTAGATTACAAAGGTAAAACACATTATTTAACTTTAGTAGCAATTAGTGAAGAACTTCCTATTAAGAATTGTGAATTAAAGAATCCTGTTGAAGAATATAATCCAGATAATGCAGTTACTTATGATGTTTGTGAATATTTAGATAACTTTGGATGCCTTAATTATATTGGGGAAGTTGCTAAAGGTTTAAAAATAGGTATTTCTGTTTGTAACCCATTAGATAAATTTGATCCAGAAATAGGGCTTAAGAGAGCTACTGCTAAAGCAAAACAAAGTAACTATGTATTATTTGTAACAGATAAAGGTCTTATTAATACTGCACTGGTTACTGCTTTACTTCATCAAGAAGCTGAATTTATTAAGAATAATCCTAATAAGATTATTAAAGGATATAATGAAGCTATGAAGAAATATCAAAAGCAACAAGAAGAAATTAGTAAGATGAAAACTTTTAAAAAGAATTTATCTGAAAATGAAAGAATTGCAGTTAAAGTAGCTAAAGAAAATCCGGGATTTCTTCATAAATTAATGTCTTATGTTGAATGGCTAAAGAAATAAAACTTTTAAATATTGGAATAATTACAGTAATTGTATTGCTTGTTATTAATTTAGTAATACTTTATAAACAACCTGCTAATGACTATAATAAGATAGATTCTTTATCCACTAAAATAGATTCATTATCTTTAGTTAGAGATTCTATAGTTAGACAAGTAGATACAATTACTGTTAAACTAAAAGAGAATGATAAGAACTACTATAAAACGTTCTATATTATCGCTAATAATACTGTTACCGATGACTATATTTTCTTCAGAAAATACCTTGCGGATAACAAAGCAAGACTCGATAGTATCAGTGACAGCATCAGAATTAAAGGAAACTAATCTTATATTTATTGAGCATAATAAGTTTAGAATAGAAAATAATTTATTAAAGAATCAATGTATTAATTATCAAAATATAATTAATAATCAAGTTCAAACAGATTCTATTAAAACTATACAGCTTAATTCTTATAAAGATAAAGTTAATTCTTTAATATTAGATAATAGTAATCTTACCAATAGGATTACTCAACAGAAATCTCAATTAAAATATTGGAAGATTGGAGGATTTACAGTTGCAGCTAGCCTGCTATTAATTTTATTATTAAAATGATTCAAAACACTGCTAAAGAAAAAGCTCTATTAAAGAAGCTTAAATTTAAAAGTAAAGATAGCCATTTTCATAATGTTCCTCTTCGTCATATACAAGTATATGATAAGTTAATTATTTATTTGAAGAAGAACAAAGAATTTGACAAGACTACTTATAGTTTAAAATGCTGGCAACATGAGATTCCAGAATTAATCAGTAATTTTCAGATAGTTAATCCCAGAACTAAACAGATGGAATCAGTAGTGTTGAAATATTCTTGGAATGGTAGAGAATATAAGCCAGACGAAAAACCCTTCTACGGGTTTGTACTATGAGATAACCACATATAAAGTAAAGGATAATTGTATCGGTATTATAGGTACTAAATGCTGTAAAGTTAATAAGCCATTAATTATTAAAACGGATACTATTATAAGGAATTATAAAAATTATAAAGTAATCAGTTTTATTAATTTAATTGAATGAACTTAAATAGTTTAATTAAGGATAAATATGGTATTAAACTAAAATATACAGATAGAACCTGTAAGAATTGTAGAAAATATCCTTGTTTTAGTGGGATAGAAAAGTGTGCTTGTGATTTTGCTAAATATGGCTGTAGATATTATTTAGAACCTTTTATTCATAATAAGTTCTAATGAATACAGTACATAAAGCAAGATTAGAATCTTTTTATAAAGATTGGTCAGGATATGTAAATTATGTATTTAGAATATATCCTATTTCAGGCCCGCCTAGATTATTATCTTGTTCAAAATGCCCTAATTGGAATACACCTCCTATTAAAATAGGTTCCTGGGGATATGTAGAATATAAAGAGGTAAAAGCAGGAGAAGATACATGGTGGGATGGTAAAAGTAATATCGCATATCGTTATGATAATGTATATTTCATTAAATTTGTCCCACTTAAACCAAAAATTGAAAAAGAATTTATAACATAATGTCTATAATTAAAGAAAAATTAACAGAAGCTATTGAAGCTAAGAAAAACGATATTAATTCTTATATTTGGAAATTTGCTCGTAATAAGGACAAGGTGCAACCAGAAATTAAATTAATGGATGCAACCCCAGAACAATTACAGTATTTCTATAAACATTGTAAATCAATGCTTTATAATACTGATAAATTTAATATTGGAAGATATCCTTTACTTGATTTGATTAAAGAGCAAAGAGATAAATGTAATATTGAATTATTTATTCGTAAAGTTGAACTTGGAAGTATTAGTGCTGATGGACAAGGCTATTCTAAGGTAATGTATTGTCAGAATCTATTAGAATTTAAGAGAAAGAACTATAAGTATTTTATGGATCATGATTTTGATTCTTCTCCTATTAGTCTTGTAGTAGGTAAACTTCCTAGAGAATTTGAAGATATTACTATTGGTTCAGTAATTAAAGCATGTCTTGGTCAACTTGGGGTATTCTCTACCCGTCATATTACAACTAGCTTTATTCTTTCTATAGGCGTTTTCTTGACACCTAAAGAATTACAAGAATGTAATGAATATGATGAAAACGGTAAGAAGATAAGTAAGTTAACTGTTCTTAAAAAGAAGTTAGGTCTTAAACAATCTTATAGTATTAATGTTAAGAGTGGTGGTCTTACTTTATCGCAACTAAGAGCAATGCTTAATTTAAGAACTAAAAATTATTCAGAACTTAGTACTGAGCAACTGACCACTCTAAGAGATAAAGTATTATTTCATTTAGAGAAAGAGGTGCTTTCTCATGTAGATCAATGGGAAAATAAGCTTAAAGAAATTGAAAAAGTGGCTGAAGTACGTAATATTACTTTAGAGTAAAATGTTTTTTAAAACTAGAGATGAAAGACAAGAAGAAGCTAGGATAAAATGGATTAAGAATAAGTGTAGGGGTTGTCTTGTAATGCCAACTGGGACAGGTAAGACATTTACAGCTATAAAGGCAATTAAATCAATAATTACTAAATATCCTAAAATAAGATTTTTAGTAATTGTACCTACAGATAATTTAAAAATTCAATGGGAGCAATATTTTGATAATAATGGATTATCTCTTAACGGGGAAGCAGTAGTAGTAAATACTGCTATTAAACATCACTATGTAACTGATATTTTAGTTATAGATGAATGCCACCGTATGAATTCTTTAACTTTTAGAGATATATTTAAAACTATTCAATATAAATACATCTTGGGGCTTACAGCTACTTATGAAAGATTGGATAATCTACATAAAGAAGTTATGGAAAAATACTGTCCTGTAATCGATAAGATTACTACAGAAGAAGCTCAATTGAATAACTGGATTTCTCCTTTTAAAGAATATCAAGTAATAGTAGATGTAGATAATATTGAAGAATATAGAGAATATAACAAATCTTTTATTGCTTCCTTTGAATTCTTTAACTTTGATTGGAATTTAGCAATGTCAATGGTAGGTAAAGTAGGGTACAAATCTAGACTTACTTATCGTGATATATTATGCAAAAATGGAACTTTAGAACAAAAGAAAGAAACTCTAAAAAATATAACTTATCATGCAATGAATTTTATGAGAATGATTCAAAAGCGTAAAGCTTTTATTAATAATCATCCTAAAAAAATAGAAATTGCACGTAAGATTATAGAAGCTCGTTCTAATTCCAAGATTATTACTTTTTCTAATAACATTAAAATGGCCGAAGCTATTGGTATGGGAGGTCAAGTTTATACAGGAAAAGATAGTAAAAAGAAAGCTAGAGCTAATTTAGAAGAATTCAATCGAGCTAAAACTGGGATAATACATTCAGTAGCTAAACTTGATGAAGGAGCAGATATAAAAGGTTTAAGTGTTGCCATAATATTAGGTTTAAATTCATCTGAAATTAAATCTACTCAAAGGAGGGGTAGATGTATCCGTTTTGAAGAAGGCAAAACTGCTGAAATCTTTAATATTATTATTAACGATACTGTAGAAAGTAAGTGGTTTGCTTCATCTCATAAGAATTCTACTTATATTACAGTAGATGAACAAGGCCTAGACGATATCCTTAATGGAAGAGAACCTAAACCGTACGTTAAACCAATTAAAGATTATCAATTTAGATTTTAAGATGTAATTCGTACATAATAAATACAATCTTAATAGATTATACATTATTATGGTTTAAAATAATTATTAATAATATTTTAAACTTGAAATTAAGTACGACTAAATTAGAAAGAGAGATAGCTTTTATGGAAAGATATAACTTAGATGCTAATGCATTACTTTTTATAAAGGCTTTATTAATATTACAAGATGAAAAAGATGAACAAATATTTATAGATATTCTTGAATTATTTCACCAATTAGATAAATCTATAGAAGATTTATTTAAATATTTGAAAGATAAGGAAATAATACTTAAAAGTTTTAAAACGCCTAAAACTGGAGAATCTTTTAATCCATATACTATCCCACTTAATAAAAACTTTTTAAAGACTTACTATAAAGCTTCTTTTAAACTTGGTCAAGAGTTATTTGAGGAATATCCTAAGTTTGCTATTATACAAGGTAATATGGTATCTTTAAGAGGAGTTGCAAAGAAGTTTGACTCTCTAGAAGATGCTTATAAAGCATATAGTAGAAAAATAGGTAATAATCCAGAAACTCATAACCATATAATAGAGTTAATTAAGTGGGCTAAAGAACATAACATTTTAAATTGTACATTAGCTACTTTTATAGTTGATGAAAAATGGAATGATTTAGATGCTATGAAGAATGGAGATAATGATTCTATTATTAATTATGATGCAGTTAAACTTATATGATTGCAGAATCCTTATTACATCAAATTGAATCTGGACGAGAAGGTAAACAATGGGGATATTCTATGGGCCTTCCTAAATTGGAAGGAATTATTGATGGAGTATCTCGTGGAGTATATACTTTAGTATTTAGTCCAACTGGAAGTGGAAAAAGTTCGCTAGCATTATATTCCTATGTTTATTGTCCTTTAAGAGATCATTTAGACGACGGGAACTTTAAAGTAAGTTATTTTTCCTTAGAAATGTCTAGTGAGATGATTTATGCCAAACTATTAAGTATGTATATATTTGAGAAATATGGTAAGGAATTATCTCCTAAAGAATTATTATCTAGAAAAAAGAATTATACGCTGTCTGATGAAAACTATCAAATAGTTAAAGATTGTATGCCCTGGCTTGAAAAGGTTGAGAAAGTAGTACTCATCCATGATAAATCTTTAAATGCAAATAGTTTATATACTATTTTAATGAAAGAATTAGAAAAGGATGGTCATTTTAAAGAACTAGAACACAGAAAAGTATACTATCCTAATAATGAGCAATTAACTCACTTAGTAGTTATTGATCATTTAAGTTTAGTAAGACGTTCTGAAGGTCGTTCTTTAAAAGAAGAAATGGATTTAATATCTTCATATTTAGTTACATTACGTAATATATGTAAGATAAGTCCGTTAGTAATTATGCAAGCAAATCGTAATTCTACTTCAATGGACCGTAGACGAGAGGGATTAAACAATCTTAGAATAGATGATACAAAAGATACTGGAGCACCAGCCCAAGACAGTGAAATAATTATATCAATTTTTAATCCATTTAGAGAAAAACTTAATACTTATCGTGGTTATGATATTAAAAGATTAGAAAGTAGATTCAGGTCTATTACTGTATTAAAGAATAGATATGGTGAAGCAGATATAGAAGTAGGATGTGCTTTTTATGGTGCAGTATCTGTATTTGCGGAACTTCCTAAACCAGATGAAATATATGATTATGGTAAGTATGAAACTTCTCAATGGATATTAGAAGATAATAAAGATGATATTAAAGAGAAAAAAGATACTAATAACAATATTCAAAATACTAAATTTTTATTATAATGGCTGAATTAATTGCAATTGTAGGAGAGAGTGGTCTTTAAGGAATTTTAACATTTTTATTTTGCCATAAATCAAATATTTTTATTATATTTGTATTATAATCATAATATAATACAAGTATGAAAAGAACTTATAAAATTTTAACGAAATTACACAAAAAACCTGGAATTTATATTATTTCTTGCACAGAGACCGATAAAGTATATATTGGGGAAAATTTAGATATTGATGCACGATAGGTTATGAAAGATGATACCGCAGGCCACTTTAACAAATCCGTTTAAAATTGGGAAGCCTCGATTCAAATTATTGTGAAATAATTGAGGTAATCAATTACGAACTATATGAATAGCATAAAAGTAATATAGACGTTTAACGACTAGCAGATAGATAGCTAAATTAATTCTGCCACGAAATACGGACATTTTATAAATTGTATGTGAATATAAAATATAAAGTGAAGAGATAGTCTAATCTACATATTAATGAATATAAATTGTAGAGTGTAAGATAAAGAGCTTACAGTTAATACAGTATGAGCGGAAAAACAACAAGTATTAGGAATTTGAATCCTAAAGAAACTTTTATTATTTCTACTACTGGTAAAAGACCTGGAATTAGGGGAGCTAAAAAATTATACCCTTCTGTAGAATTAACTAAAGATTCATTTAAAGGTAACTTTTATGAAACCTCTAATGTTGATAATATAGGAAAGATGATGGCATTAGTTTCTAGTAAAAGACCTGAAATAAAAGTTATTATTGTTGATGATTAATAAAAGCCACAAAATATTTTGAAAAGTCATAATATATTATATTTAATGTAATAAAAATATATAAATATAATGATATGAATAAAATATATAATGACTTTGAAATTATTGAATTACATTCAAAAGGTTTAACAGATAAAGAAATTGCAGAAATTTTAGTAGTAAATCCTAATAATTTAGCAAGAAAAAGAAATAGATTAGGTTTAAAACCTAATAAAAATATCAGAGAAACTTATATATTAACTAAAGAAGAGTTAGAAATCATTTGTGGTACTCTTTTAGGAGATTCTACAATTAGATATGTTCATAAAGGATGTAAATTTCCAAATTTAACTTTTACACATGGATTAAATCAGAGAGAATATTTTGATTTTTTATCTAATAAATTAGTTAATTTAAAATCATCAGTTAAAGAATACGATTCTAAATATATAAGAACTAACAGAGAAATTGCTAAAAGATTAGTATTTACTGGAAAGAACATGAAATGTTTAGTAGATATATATAATTCTTTTTATCCAGATAATAAAAAGATAATTCCTATGGCATTTGTAGAAAAATATTTTACAAAAAGGAGTTTATATTATTTATTTATGGATGATGGAAGTTATGATGTTTCTAAAAATAGTTATATAATAAACACGCAATGTTTTTCATACGAAAATCTTCAAGAATTTGTTAGTTTTTTATTTAAAAAATTTAATTTAGAATTTAATATAAAAACTGATAGAAGTTTATATTTAAAACATGTTTCTAATGATATTATGTATAAAATTTTATCTGATAATAATGAATGTGATTCTATGAAATATAAATATGGTGATAGTCATCATAAAACTCCGTTAAACAAGGAAACTCCTGAAAAGGACAATCTTGTGCTAAACCCTCAAGAAATTGAGGAAAAAGCTAAACGACTAGAAGTGATGCCTAACGAGAAAGACGGGGCTATAAAATCTTCCACGAAAGCGGGGCACTGTTCAAAGTAAAATTCGTGAGAATATGAAATGAATTAAAGATATAGTCTGAACTATACATATAAATAAAAGTATAGAATTGGAAGATAAAGAGCTTCCAAGATAACAAATTGTATCAATATATACAAGCATTTGAATCAATGGATCGAGTAGACGAGAAAGGGTTCTCAAAGTTTACTGATATGGCGAAACATGCCTATGAAGTTTTAAAGAAAGGAAAGAGTCTAAGGGATGATCTTTATGTATGTATTTTAACGCATAGTGAAAATATAGGAGATAATATTAATCCTTATTATAAGATTAAGACATTAGGCAAACTCCTAGATTCAGTAATTACTTTAGAGGGATTGTTCACGTATGTATTATTTACAAAAATTATAAAAGATCCAACTACTGATAAAATTATGTATAAGTTTATAACTAATTCGGATGGAACTTGTACTGCTAAAACTCCAATTGGTTTATTTGAAGACAATCTAATTGATAATGATCTTGATTTTGTTATTAAAAAGATAAAGGAATATAATGAGTAATTACATGTTTGAAGAATTTACAATTGCTTTAAAGTATCAAGTTAAAGTAGATACTGATACAGGTGAAATGACTACTAAATGTATTAGTAGAAAGATTGATAAAAGTAATTTTAAAGTTTCTGAAAGTAAAGTTAATGAGAGTTCAGAACCTCAATTAACACTGGAAGAAAATAAGTATCGTCTAAATAATGCTGCAATTAAATTAATGAATTTAAAAGCAGATGATAGACTGGAAATTAAATATGAAAAGCAAGGTAATATTATAAGTCCTATTATAGGTACTGCTGAAGCTTTTCATATTTCTGGAGGTAATAGGCTTACTAAGTCTAATACTGTGGCATTTCGTGGAATTAAGAATAAAGAGCTGTCTGAATATGGAACAATTTTTACTATTACTCCATATAAAGATGGCTTATTTAGTTTAAAAGGAGATAAAGAAATAGTAGAACAGCAAGGTGATGAAAACATTGTAGAACCCGATGTTAATGACTTTGCAGATTTAGTAGATAATACCGAAGAGGTAGATTCATCATTTTTTCAACTTTAAAATAAAATAATTTAATTATGGAAGGATTTAATTTCTCAAGTTTCGCAACAACTCAAGCACTTTCTAGTAATCAACCTCAACTGAAGCCTTGGAACATTTATGATGTTAAGTTTAAAGGCGCGAGAATAGACAATGTACAAGGTAAAAAAGATCCAAATGCTACTTATACTATTCTTAAGGTAAGATTTGAAGGTAAAGAAGGTTATTATGAAGAATCTATTTTCTATCCTAAAGCTGGAGACGACAAGCGTCCTACTTATACCAGTAAGGATGGTCATGAGTACGAAGGCGCATCTAGTCTAGATAGAACTATGACCTTTATTGCTCAAGTTGCAGAAGTTCTTAACCCAGAAGGATTTAAGAAAATGCAGCAAATGAGTAGCAAATTTAAGACTTTTGATGATGTAGCTAAGGCATTTATAACTATTACTAATCCTGTAAAGGATAAAGAAACTAAACTTAAGTTAGTAGGTAGAAACCGTAATGGTAGTATCGTAGCGAGTCTTCCTAGATTTGTAGCAGTTAATAAGCAAGGAGAGCGATTTACTTGTGATAATTTCTTAGGAGATAGAGTATTCTTTTCTGCTTATGAAGAAGGTGAACGCAAGAAATATATGAGTGCCACTCCTACAAAAACAGAGGACTTAGTTATTAGTGTGGATGAGGCTCCTAAAGGATCTGAAGATATAAACTTCGATTCACTTCTATAATACATAATTCTTGGTTTTTATTGTAAAATTCAATAAAATTAAGATTTAAAAGTTTATGTTTATTATGTAATGAGATATGGATTTTCAATTTAAACCAAGATTATCTAAAGAATTAATTCTTTCTAAATATTCTGAGGAACAGATAATGTCCTTTTATTTAAAAGTGCCCATAAAGAAAGGATTATTTAGATCTCCCTTACGAGTAGATAAAGAGCCTACTTGTAGTATATATCGAAATAGTTCTGGTACTTTATTATTTAAAGATTTTGCAACAGGGCAATGCTTGAATTGTTTTGGAATAGTTAGAGAAATGTTTAATTGTTCTTATATTGAAGCATTAAAGATTATTGCAAATGATTTCAATATAATTAAGGATACATCTATTCCTCAAAATATTGGAAAGATTAATACTAATTTAAATAAGATTAAAGGTAATGAAATAGCTAATATACAAGTAGAAATACAAGATTTTACACATTATGAAATTAAATGGTGGAAGAAATATGGAATAACTTTAGAATTACTCAAAAAGTATAAAGTATTTTCTTGTAAATATGTTTTTCTTAATGGAAAAATAATTGCTGAATCAAGTCAAAGCTGTCCAATTTTTGGATATTATGGTGGAACTATTAAGAGAAATAAAAAGAAGATAGAATTATGGAGATGTTATTTTCCTAAACGCGAATCTTATAGATTTATTACTAATTGGCCAAGTAAAAAGATTCAAGGTTTCGATCAAATAATTGGTAAAGGTAAATTATTAATAATTACTAAGAGTATGAAAGATTTATTGTGTTTTAGATCAATAGGATTAGAAGCTATTGCCCCTAATAGTGAAACGCAATTTCTAACTGATTCTGTACTTAATAATTTAAAACAAAACTATAAACATATTATAGTTTTATTTGATAATGATCAAACAGGTATTTCTTTTATGAATAAAATTAAAAAGAAACATCCAGAATTATTATATACTTGGATTCCTTTTAAATATAAAGCTAAAGATATTTCTGATTTCTATAAAAAGTATGGTAGAGATTTCACTATTAAAACAATTAAAGATTATATTATATGGCTAAAAAAAGTTAGAAAGATTTAAATACATCTTGTAAATGTACTTATAAAGATGGTACAACTCGAGAGTTTACATCTATAGAAGAAGCTAGTTCAATTACTGGAATATCTATTCCCAGTATTAAGATTAGATGTAATAAACCTGGAACTTTAGGTAAAGATAAAACTGCTTTTGAATGGTTAGATAAAAAGACAGAACTTTACTATAGAGCAAAAAAGAGTCGTAATAAAGGATCAGCTTTAGAAAACGATGTAGTAAATAAACTTAAAGAACTAGGTTATGATGGAGTATGTCGATCTGCTGGAGAAAGTAAGCACTTAGATAATTCTAAAGTTGATATTGCTGATATTAATCATGAGCTTGAGGTAGCAATTCAATGCAAGCATTATGCTAATACCCCAAATTATTTCAAAATTAAAGATGAATGCACTGATAATAGAGATTTTGTTTTAATATGGAAGAAAAGTGCTGAAGCGGGTACTATCAGTAAAGGAACTGTTGCAATTATGGATGTGAACTTCTTTTATAAATTATTAGATACATATCATAAATGTAAAAAATGAAATTAGACATCTCAATGGACCTTGATGGATGTTTGTGTAACTTCTACGGTCCATATTTAGAACGTTTTGGTACGCCTAAGAAAGATACAGACATTACTTATAATGTTGCTAATATTCTTAAATATGATAAAGAATTTTGGTTATCGTTACCTGTAATAAATGAACTTAATTGGTGTCCTAAACAATATACAACTGCGAGAATAATTAAAAAGAATTGGATTAAGGAATATTTGAAGATTAATGGATTTCCTAAAGCTCCAATTTATCAAATATTTGGTTATAGTTTAAGTAAGGCTAGTAAAATACGAATGGGAGGCTGTGATCTACATATAGATGATAGTCTTTCTGTGTTTATAGACCTAAATAAAAAAGGTATCCCATGTCTACTATTAGATTCCCCAAATAATCAAGATTGGGGACCAATAGGCCGTATCTATTCATTAGATATAGATGAAATAGAGGATACTTATAATCTATTTATTAATACATTGTTTTCAAATTTTATTGATTTATTATGAATAACGTAAAGAAATTAGTAATAAATGAACTTACTAAAGATACAATTACCATAGATTTAATTGATGAAAGATTTCCAGGAATTATTATTGCTTTGAAAGATAATAATCCAGTAGGATTTATTAGCTTTTATGAAGATTATGGTTGGGTATTACATAATAATGTAGGAGATAATATTCTTGATAATGCGGATGAAACTATATATTCACTTAGTAAAGCTATTCAAAATATAATAAAACAAAATTTAGCTAATAACTTTAAAGTAATAGAGTTTGAAGATTAAACCATTGTTAGATACTCTGAGATTAGAAAAAATTTCAGATGAAACCTATTTCTCAAAAAAGTATTCTAATTATATTTCTAATTCAAGGTTAGGACTTATTAATCCTAAACAAGGAGGAAGTCCTGAGAAATTCTTTGCTGGATTTAAACCAATATATAGTAGTTCATTAGATTTAGGTAGTACAGTTCATGAGATGAGCTTACAAAGTGAATTATTTGAAATTTGTAAAACAGTTGATAAACCAACTGCTAAAGTAGGAGTTATTGCAGATAAAATATATAATATCTTTAAAGGTAAGCTTCCTAATAAAGAAGATATATGTAAAGTTGCTGCAGAAATTGATTATTATCATGGGCTTCTTTCTGAAAAACAAATCGAAACTGTATTTATAAAATGTAAGCCTTATTGGGCTGATAGAAAGTTATTTGAAGACTCTTATACTGGAAATAAGGAGTTAATCTACTTAGATCCAAGAACTCGGGAGATAGCTTGTAATTGTATTATAGCACTAAAAAAGAATCAATATATACAAAATTTATTATATCCAAAAGGTCTTATAGAAAATCCAATTTCTGAAAATGAACAGGCAATTCTATTAGATGTTGAAATAGATGATAAATTCATATTAAAGATTAAAGCAAAACTTGATAATTATACTATAGATAAAGAAACTAATACTATAGTAGTTAATGATATTAAAACATTAGGAAGAATTGTATCAGACTTCTCAATTAATGTAGATAAATATCGTTATAATAGGGAACTTAGTTTATATTCTTGGTTATTAAGTTTATGTGCAAATAAATTCTATGATATGAAAGATCCTATTATTAAAGGAAATTATTTAGTAGTATCTACAATACCTCAATATTATACTAAGATAGTTCCTATGACTAAATCTATGTATAATGAAGGATGGAAAGAATTTGTGTATCTTCTTAAATTAGTTGCTAAATCTGTAGAAACTGATTATAAAGATTTTGGAATATGGATTTCAAAGAAATGAAAGAGAATTATAAAATATATTCTCTAGGTTATTTAAATACTGATATTAATAATAAGTTTGCTCTAATTTCATTAATTGATTACTTAGTAATGCGATTAAAAGAAAAGAAACCAGATGTAACTTATTATCAAGTAATATATAAGATAGCTGGAGCTTCATACCCAGAAGACTTTATAAAAGCATTAGCTATAGTATGTGAAGATTTTGCATACGGATGTAAAGAATTTCCAACATTTGGAATTGCTCCTAAAGAAGTGCCTAAGAAAATAAAAGAAATGTTAGATACTTATATACCTTTTTAAAAATTAACTTATTTCCTATTCAAAATATTTATTATAATTATAGGTATATAAATGTACTAGATATTTTTAATATTTTATAGATGATTCATTTGGAAAATGCAAAAGTTATTACTAACATTGCATTACAAAATGAAAAGAAATCTAAAATAAATAAGCATTTTTATTTGGATAATAGATATAAAATGGTATATTTACCTACATCAAAATGTTGATGTATAATATGAATTAATGACTTATAAAAAATTTAAAACAATGGTACAGACAATGAATTTTAAGAAACTGGAAGTAATGGGTGCAACTAAGGAAGAAGCAATGGCTAAAGTACCCTTTGCAATATTTAGTGATGCAACACAAGCTTTTAAGCGTTGGAAAGAGAAGCAACATGACGGTTATACTGAGACTGATGTAAAGCAATTTATGCTTGATCAGCTGGCTCTTAAGACTAAGAATATGCCTGGTTTTGGTCTTTCTATTACTTTGGAATCAGCTGTTGTTGATAGTCGTATGCGTCCTTATACTATTACTGACAATCAAAATAAAAACAGTAAGCATCGTTATAAAATGACTTATCAGATTCTTGATAAGAATACTCATCAGATTCTTGCGGAAACTAATGAGACTAAAGCTAAGGCTAAGGAACTTATGAAGGATCTTTATACTAATAAGGGTTATAAAGGTGATGCTGTGTGCGTCTTCACGAAGCAGGTTGTTGAGGGTGAGAAAGTTGCATTTGATGCTACTTATACTCCTTCTAAGAACGCTTGTCCTGGTAAGTATCTTGTATTCGGAATCGAGAAAGACTAATAATTTATAATTGTCCAGAATCTTTAAATGGAGGTAACTTAGAAATAAGTTATCTCCATTTTTATTTTATAAACGTAACTGTATTAAAACCCGAAAGGATGAAATCTGAAACTATCAATAAATTAATTAAACATTTAAAAGCAATTAAAGAAGCTGGAATTACAATTGAACAATATGAAAAAATAAATAATTTAAATTCCCGTTTTATTATAAATAAAATATATAGTGTTAAAGTAGCTCATGAAGATGAAGCAATATCTGATGATACTTTTAATACTGTAATGAATTTATATGAATCCGTTAAACAACGGAAGTCTAGAAATTCTGATATTGAAGACACTGATAATCGTTCTGAAGTAACTTTAGATAGAGATGAAAATGGTAAGATAATTCAATATAATTTTAGTGTTAATATAAGAGATAAAGCTCCGCTTACTGGACATTTTACTAGAGACGAAATGAGTCTTATTTATAGACTTTATTCTAGTTATGGCAGTAATATTACACAGAGAGAAGTATCCAGATTCTTTCCAGAATATTCTCTTTGTGATTTTAAAAGGATACTAAGAACCTTTAATATTACTAAAGCATCTGCGCCATTTCCGCAACATATTATAGAAGAGAATGATAAAGCAACTCTCTTAGATATGCAATTTAGAGAGAAAGAAAATGATTTTCTTAAATCTTATGAAGCTGATAAAGTTAGACAAATGGATCAGCAACTTAAGAAATATATGAAAGAGAATTATGATTTAAAGAATCAAATTCAATCATTTTCTAATATTAATCTAAATCTTACAGGTGGGGTATCCGTAACACCTAAGCCAAGTAATTCTAAGAAAGATTTATTTATTTATCTTTCTGATATGCACATTGGAGCAAGTGTAGGAGAAAATTCTCTTTATAATAATACTTATGATGCTAAAGAAGTTCAGAATAGATTAAATAAAATATATAATACTGTATATAATGCCGATGGTTATGATTCTATAATTGTATGTAATATAGGAGATTCATTAGATGGGGAATATAATCAAACTACCAGAGGAGGACATTATCTTCCTCAAAATATGGATGAAAAGCAACAAATTAAATGTTTCTTAGAATCTATGTATGGGTTCTTCACTAATTTATCTACTATACCTCATAATGAAATTAAATATTATGCTGTAGGAGAATCTAATCATGGTGGAGTATATGAATATGCAAGTCAAATCGCACTAAGTAAAGTATTAGATACAATTAATGTTAAAAGTACAGTATGGGATAAGTTTATAGGTCATTTTATACATAAGGGGCATACCTATATATGCTCTCATGGAAAAGATAATAAAGATATGTTTAAAAATTGGCCTCTTACTCTCAACGATAAAACTGAAGGTATTATCAACGAATATATGGATATAAATAATATTTCAACAGCTACTGTAATTAAAGGAGATTTACATCAATCTGCAATTACCTATGGTAAAAGATTTACTTATCGGTCTGTAGGTTCTATGTTTGGAAGTAGTGGTTGGATTATGAAGAATTTTGGTAATACTCATGCTGCTTGTGATTATTCAATTGTTGATGAAAATCAATCATTAGATGGGCGTATAATACTTAATTAGTTGTAGAATTAGATAAATTAAAATAAAATTTAAGTAAGTTTAATATAATAATAATAAAAGAACAATGAGAAAGTCTGATTATCAATTTGGTAAATACAAACCAAGAAAAAATTCAGTTAAGGTTACTTATAAAGGTACAGAGTATCTTTCTAAAGCACAATGTATGGCATTAGAAGGAATTACAAGAAAGCAGTTAGATGAATATCTTATTCTTAATAAACAATAATAAAATTATGGAATTAAATCTTGAACAAGTACTTGCAGGAAAAGACACTCAAATTAAAGGTAAATCGTATTTTAATACCGATGCTTATGTATCTCCTTTTATAGAGAAGATGTCTAAGTATACTGATAACTTTATTTATAATGGTGTAATGCCAGATCAAATGACTTTGTCTGAAGGCAATACAGATGTTACATGGAACCGAATGTGGATTCAAGCAGTAATGCCAGATGAAAATGGATTTGATAATCATAGCCGTGTAGTAGGAATGGTATATGGACTTGATATTCGTAAACCAGTAGTTAAATTTTATGTAGGAGGTCTTAATATGGCATGTTGTAATCTTTGCGTATTTTCTCCTTCATTCTTAGATGTACAAGAACTTGAACCAGACTCAGCTATAAATTATAAACCAGTTGATAGGCTTCTTGAACAGGTAGATAACGTTAGGGTTACTCTAGAAAAATTACGTAATACTACAGTTGATTATAATGAAGTTCTTATTAATGAGAATCTTGGAGATTGGGTTCGTAAAACTTTAAATAGTACTTATTCTAATCAATATTCTAAAGTAAAGCTTGCAACATCTACTGCGATTGATGCTTATAAACTACTTTATGAAAATGAAGATTCTCCTTATTATGTACCTAAAGATACAAGTACTGATATGTTTAATATCTATAATGCTTGGACTCAAGTAATTACTAATGATAAGAGAGATATTATAAATAAAGCTGAAAAAACTTTGTTAATTGGTAATATTCTAGGAATTTAAACATGTGGATATTTAAAGTAATATTAATTTTATATGCTCTAATTTATATTTTACTTGGAATCATTGTTAAATATAATATAGGTAATTCTCAATATATATTAAAAGAATATATTTCTAATGATAATTATATTAGCAATAATTTACCTATTAATTACATTAATAATGGTTTCTTTTTATTAATAATTATTTGGTTAGCATTATTTAGTTGAATATGGAACTAGCTATAATGGACTTTTCAAATGGTACTTTACATATTTATCCAGTACCTAAATTAAATATGGAAGAATCTGAAATATTAGACTATATAGAAGATCTGGGATTTAAATTAAGTCAGGTAGATTGGATGCTTGCATCTCATAAAATTGATGTATTTGATTATGGAGTTAGCGATCGTATACAACAGCGATAAGCATAAAGACTTTTATAATTCTTTAATAAATTATTTATTACAAAATAATATTAAGTATAGTAGCTTTGATGCTAAATATACTAAAGAAAGAAAGAAAAGTTATAGAGTTAAAGGAGCATTTAGTGCTAGATTAGACCCCTTTGTGGGAATATATGAAAATAATAATCCTATAAAAGGATTTTATTCAGAAGCTAATGAATGTACTTTAGATAATATTATAAACTATATTAAAACTGATAATGTATGAGAGTAAATGTAATTAATAATTCTGAAAATCCACTTCCTAAATATGAATCTGAATATGCCGCAGGCTTAGATTTACGTGCTTCTTTTAAATATATTACTCCTGAGAATCCATTAAAGCTTTACGGAGAAGGAGAAATTGTATTTGCTGGAGAACATCACGCTAAGACTATGTTACGGCTTGAACCTGGAAGTAGAGCAATTATTCCTACTGATATGTTCGTGTCTATCCCAAGCGGACATTTTGCAGCAATATATCCAAGAAGTGGTCTTAGTATTAAAAAAGGTTTGGGTTTATGTAACTCTGTTGGGGTTATAGATGCAGATTATAGGGGAAATATCGGTATTCCTGTAATTAATAATGGTTTAGAAACTATTTGGATAGAAGATGGTGAACGTATTGCTCAACTTATTCTTCAACCATATATTACAGTAGATTGGAATCAAGTAACTAGTCTTGATGAAACTAAAAGAGGAGAAGGCGGTTTTAATTCAACAGGAACAAAATGACAACACAGGCACAGAATTCAATTAATCTATATAAAGGTAATAATCCTAGTAAAATTAAAATAGGATTATCTTTACAGAAACCATCAGTAGTTAAAGAACTTATGGATTATTTTAAAGTAGATAGCAAAGACAAATTAGCACTTAAATTATCACAATTATAATGGGACTTGATATTAGTTTTAGAAAAGTAAAAAGAACTGATTTATCTTATTTTCGTAAGGTTAATTTTTTAGTTAAATTCTTTAATGATAAATACCCAGAATTAAAAAATTGTTATCCTATAGATATAACTAAAGAAGATTTATTTGATCTTAAAAATCGATGTGAAGAAGTATTGCACGATCATACTAAAGCAGATAAATTGCTCCCAACACAAGATGGATTTTTCTTTGGGTCTGTAGATTATGATGATGATTATTATAAAGATGTACAAGATGTATTAAATGCTGTAGCTGATATGTTATCAATAGATTTAGCTAATAATGAAAATATAGAATTTGAAATTTGGTATTAATTGTTTTATAAACGATGTGTGATGATTAAACAAGATTTCATTAAAATAATCCAAAGTCAACTTGATTGGGATGATAAAATAACTAAATTAGAAAATATTCTTCAAACAGAATTATATATGTCAGATATGTATTCTCACCCTACATTTTTATTTGAATATATTATTAAAGATAAATTTACCAAAGACGGGGAAGATATTATCTATACCTATATTTATGAAGAAGGAGAACGAGATCTAGAATATTTATGGAATAAAGTAAAAGATTATAGAAAATAATGGAATTTAATAAATTAAATTCAGTAACTGATAAACTAGGAAAATACTTTTATACTAGTAATGATGATTATATTACTGTTACTAAATGGAGTAATGGAGAAGGATATGATATAGATTTAAATGGAAAACTTGTTCAACTTCATGAATGTGAATTAGATGCTATTAATTATTTAGTTCAAACATTACGATATGAAGAAAAGTGATTTTTGTAAAGTAGCTACAACAATATTAACAATAGAAGATTTCTTTGATAAATCTTTTAAGTTAAATATAGATTTAATATCTTCTCCGGTTTCAGACTATTATATTATTTCAAGTATTTTATTTGAAACTAATTACGGTATTAAAGGTAAAGAATTCCTTGATTGGTGGTTTTATGAAAGAGATACAAACAAATCCACAAAAGAACAATTATGGGATGAAAATGGAGATCCTATAGATGTAGACTCTATTTTATCTTTATATCAATATATGGAAGATAATTATAGAAATAATTGTTAAATTAAATAATTTATAGTATATTTGACTTTGACGTAGTGCTTCTTTGCAGATCAGTTCTAGCACATAATAAACATTAGAACCGTGCGTGTATTCGCTTGTCAAAGCTAACTGCCCTAGGAATCCCGCTCTGTCTTTGGCCCTGACAACGGGTGCTGGTACAAATCGGGGCGTGCCCAGCATCACAGTGTGTATACATTGGTTAGTAGCGACGACTCCTTAGTGAAAGTCTCAGACTTTTAACGAAAATAGTACCTAAGAAGGGGAAGGAGTTCAAGTTGGCATATATCAATAGAGTAAAAATTGATATTACCAGCATAGGGGGCCCTATATACTATTGTTAATTCAGATAAGTCCTAAGTATTTTCTTAGGACTTATCTTTTTTTATCTATTTATGATTGAATATTTATTAGGAAAAAGTTCTGCTGGTAAATTTAGATTTGCCGTTATTGAATGTAACGAACAATGGAGTGAACCCGATAAAGGCTATGTTATTCAACGTAGTTATGGGCAAGTAGGCGGTAAAACAACTTTATCTCCTAAGATTATTGTAGATAGAACTAAACAGAAAAGAAATTGGAAAGAACAATATACTTTACAATTTAATTCGGAATTGAAGAAATTTCTAGATAAGGGTTATATCAAAGTATCTAAGCATCCTAATGAGTATACAAATGAAGAACTTAATTCTATCTTCGGTGAAGTTAAAACTAATCAATATGGAGTAATTAAACCTATGCTAGCTAAGCAAGCTGATAAAGTTACTAATAAAAAGATATTTGATAATGTTTGGATAGCTTCAAGAAAATTAGATGGCGTAAGATGCCTTATGTACTATAAAGATGGAAAAATACTTACTGCTTCTAGAGGTGGAGAAACCTATCAACCATCTACAATACATATTCGTAGTGATGAACGATTATTAAATTACTTTATAAATAATCCAACTCATATTCTAGATGGAGAATTATTTAGAAGATTTAAAAGTCTTCAGCAAATTAGTGGTGCAGCTAGATTAGAGAAAAATGCTTATGATTGTGAATGGCTTCAATACTGGATATACGATGTATATGATACTTCTAATCCTGATTGGAAAGCTGGAGATAGAATAAAACATCTTCTTAATAGTTCAGTTACTTATAATATTCCATTATATGCAGATACTTCCATGGATGAAGAAGATAGTAATATATTTATATTAATGCAAGAACCTATTTCAGGTTGGGATAATATAGATAAATTACATGATCAATTTGTAAATGAAGGATTTGAAGGAGTAGTAATTAGAAATCCAGATAAACCTTACAAACCAGGAGGTCGTACAAATGATATGATTAAAGTAAAGAAATATAAATCTGAAGATTTTAAAGTAATAGGATATAAACTAGGTCTTAGAGGTTCTGAAGATATGACTTTTACTTGTGAATTAGAAGATGGTAGAACATTTGAAGCAATGCCTTGTGGAACAAGAGAACAGAAAGTAGAATATGTTGAGAACTTTGATTCTAAATATAAAGGACATAAAGCAGAATGTACTTTCTTTAATTATTCAGATGATGGAATTCCTACTCAACCTAAATTAAGAATCTTTAGATTTGATTTAGAATAATATGAGTAAATTTGATATCAAACAAATAATAACAGACCGTAGTGATGCATCTTTAAAATTTTATTTTCGGGATGTATCTAAAGAAAAGAGAATTACTCAAGAAGAAGAGATAGAATTAGCTAAGAAAATAAAGAAAGGAGATCATAATGCTCTAAATAAATTAGTTACTGCTAATTTAAGATTTGTAATCTCCGTTGCTAAACAGTATCAAGGTAAGGGTTTAAGTCTTGTAGATCTTATTCAAGAGGGTAACTTAGGATTACTTACTGCAGCTCAATCTTTTGATGAAACTAGAGGATATAAATTTATTTCCTATGCAGTATGGTGGATAAGACAATATATTACTAAGGCTTTATCCAATCAATGTAGAACTGTCAGACTTCCAATGAACCAAGTATTATGTATAGCAAAATATAATAAGGTAAGTTCTAAATTTGAACAAGAAAATGGTAGAAAGCCTTCTTTATCTGAATTAGAAGAAATTTCAGATTTACAATCTGATAAAGTATCAGAAGCATTAACGTATAACCCAAGTTTTTCTTCTTTGTCTTCTCCTATTAATGAAAATGATAAAGGATGTTTACTTGATATTATCCCAAATACTAATGCAGATATATCTATAGAAATTGGAAGTAAAATAGATCAAGTATTACATCAATTACCTTATAGAGAACAGGATGTACTTAGATTATATTATGGTATAGGAGTTTCTCCTATGCAAGATACAGTAATAGCCGATTTATTTGATATAAGTACTGAAAGAGTGCGACAAATAAAAGCGAGAGCTATTAAAATAATACAAGCTAAATACACTAATTTTCTTAGAGATTTACTATGATATATTTAGTTAGTAATAATAATACTCTATTTGAATCCAATAATTATAAAAAGATATCTTGTAAAGATGCATTACAATTATTAGATAAATTAAAGCTAATACAGTTAGACAGTGAGACTTCTGGACTAGATTGTCATACTAAAGTATTACTTACTTTACAATTAGGTAATAAAGATAATCAAATAGTATTTGATTGGACTACTATTTCTAATGAGGATAAATCTTCTATTAAGAAGTTCTTAGAAAGTGAAGATAAGACTTGGCTAGCATGGAATGCTGCGTTTGATTTAACTTTTCTTTATGTTCAACATATATATCCTAAGAATATTATTGATGGAATGATATTAGATAAACTGATATTTTTAGGATATCCTCCATCATTAACTCCAGATTTATTTACTAATCAATTTGGGTATAAACCAGTATATGATGCTAATAATGTTTTAAAACATTATGAATTAAGTTATTCTTTAAAAGCGGCCGCTGATAGGTGGATACATACAGATATTGATAAATCAGTCAGAGGCCAGATTATTACTAAAGGATTAACCGATTCTGTAGTAGTTTATGCCGCAAATGATGTTAGGTGGTTAGAAGATATATATAATGAACAATTAAAAGAGCTAACTAAACAAGATTTATTACGAGCAGCTAAATTTGAATGTGAATTCATTAAATCTGTAGCTTATACTAAATATTGTGGTATTCATTTAGATGCAGATAAGTGGAAAGCTAAAATGAAAAAAGACCAAAATAATTTACAAGTGGCTATTAAAGAATTAAATAATTATGTAGTAAATCTATATAATAAAGATAAGTCCTATAAAGCTTTTACAACATATGTTCAACCAGATTTATTTGGATTTACTACTCCTGGGATTGCTTGTAATATAAATTGGAGTAGTTCTAAACAGGTAATACTCTTATTTGAACAACTTGGAATACAGGTTAAAACATTTGATAAGAAGACTAGAAAAGAAAAGAAATCTATAGAAGAAAAACAATTAGCTCCACAATCTGATAAGTTTCCCATTATCCCATTATTTTTAAGATATCAGGGTGCTTCTAAACTTGTATCTACTTATGGTGATAATTGGCTAAAAGCAATTAATCCTAAGACTGGAAGAATCCATTTAGAATTACATTCTATTGGTACTGACACCAGTAGAATGAGTAGTGGTGGGGGTGTTTATAAATTAAACGCCCAGAATTTACCAAATGATGCTGAAACTAGAGCTTGTTTTACTGCCGAAGAGGGTAATTCCTGGCTTAGTTGTGACTACAAAGGGCAAGAAAGTTGTTTAATAGCTTCGGTATCTAAAGACAAAGCTATGATTAAAGAACTTAGTAAACCTAATGGTGATATTCATAGCTTAGTGGCTTATATGTCTTATCCTAGTATAATTCCTAGGAATACTCCTATAGAAAATATTAAGAAAGAATATCACGACGCTAGACAGAATGCTAAAGGAATTGAATTCTCGATCAATTATGGCGGTGATGCTCATACAATAGCTAATAATAAGGGTATTTCTATTAAAGAAGCAGAAAAAATCTATAATGACTTTATGAAGGGTTTTCCAGGTATTCATAAGTATCAACAATATTGTAGAAATACAATACTACAGAAAGGCTATATACTTATGAATCCTATTTTAGGACACCGTGCCCATCTATATGACGGAGAATGGTTAAAGAAGATGTCTAATAAAATGGAAGATCCCGAATTTGTTAATTATTATTGGCAAATGCGTAAATTAAGTCCTAATTGTGATACTGTTAAAGATGTAAATAGATTTAATAAGAGAAAAGCTGCTTCTGAAAAACAATCTATAAACTATCGTATACAAAACCGTGGGGCTTGCTGCTTTAAATTAGCTTCTATTAAGTTATTTAATTGGATAGTTAATAATAACTATCAAGATAAAGTACTTATGTGTGTCCCTGCCCATGATGAATGGAATCTTGAATGCCCTAAAGACATGCAAGATATTGTGGGTAAAGTTTTAGTGCAATGTATGGTTGCAGGAGGTAGACCCTTCTGTCCTAACGTATTCTTAGGGGCTGACTTAGAAATTTCAGATCATTGGGTTCATTAATAAATATTAATTCTATGAATATAACTAAACGAGACGGATCGATTGAAAAATTTGATATTAATAAAATTATTAATGCTGTAGGTAAAGCATATAAATCAGAAGGATATACAATTAATGATGATATTATAGATGAATTAAAAAATCTTACTACTACATATATTTCAGATAATATTTCAGTAGAAAAAATACAAGATGAAGTAGAGCAAATTTTAATGGATAATGCTCCTTTTGATGTAGCTAAAGCATATATTACATATAGAGAGAAACATAAACAATCAAGACTTATTAGAGAAAGAATTGATTATATGAATAAATATAGTCAATCAAATGATAATGCTGCATCTTCTAGTGAAACTGATGGTAATTCTAATGTTACCATTAAAAATGTAGCTAATCTTGAAGGAGAAGTATATAAAACTACTAATAGAATCATTCAAAGACAACGAATGAAAGATAAGTTAAATGAAATGTTTCCAGAAGTAGCTAAACAATATGAAGAAGATTTAAATCATCATATTATATATACGCACGATGAAGCTAGTACTCCTGTTTTAAAGAATTATTGTATGGCAGTATCTTTATATCCTTTAATAGAATATGGTACTTCTACAATGGATGGATTAAAGGCTTCTGCTCCTAAAAATTTAGATAGCTTTTGTGGTCAATTTGTTAATCTTGTATTCTTATTAAGTTCTCAATGTAAAGGAGCTGTTGGGTTTGGAGAGTTCTTTAATTTCTTTGATTATTATTGTGCTAAAGAATGGGGGCCTAATTATCATCTTAAAGAAGATATAATTGTAGATACAGATTATGTAGTTAATCCAAAAACCATTGGTCAAAAAATAGAACAATATTTTCAACAAGTTGTTTACTCTTTAAATCAACCAGCAGGTAATAGATCATATCAATCCCCATTTACTAACTTTAATTATTTTGACAGTAATTATTGGCATAGTTTATTTGATGATTTCTGTTTTCCTGATGGTAGTAAACCTGTATGGGAAAGAGTAGATTTTCTTCAAAGAAAATTTATGAATTGGTTTAATGAGGAAAGAACTAAAACTTTACTTACATATCCTGTAGAATCTATGTGTTTATTACATGATGGTAAAGATGTAATTGATAAATCATATAAAGATTTAGCTGCTGAAATGTGGTCTAAAGGACATAGTTTCTTTGTGTACTTATCTGATAATCCAGATGCGGTTGCAAGTTGCTGTTTTAGCAAGGATACTAAATTTTTATGGAAATCTTCTACAAGTGAGGTTCATATTAGTACCTTTAAAGAATTTCTTGATCTTCCCTATAAACAAACGAAAGAAAATTTTAAAGTATTTCATAATGGTTCATGGATAAAAGGTAAAATAATTTCTCTTCCAAATAGACAAATGTATAAAGTTATCACTTATAATAATAAAGAATTTATTATGAGTGATAACCATATTAATGTTACGTATGATGGAGAAAAAAGAACAGAAGATTTAACAACAGATGATTATCTTATGTTCAATACTTCAACACTTTCACCTGTTACAGAAAATAACGAACATTTAACTTATGAACAAGGTTTGTTAATAGGGTTATTCTTAGGTGATGGAACCTTTGGAAATTATGTATGTCTTGATGGTAGTGTTCATAGTTTTCAACTCTCTCTAAATAAAGAAAAATGGGAAAAAGTACAAAACCATTTATCAAAAATTGGAGATTTTAGATTAGGTACTATATATAATAATGTATATCCTATTCATTGTTATAATAAAGAATTAACTACATTTATAGCGAAATGGACTGGTAATGAACCTAATAAGACTTCTGCTTTAAATAAATCTTTAAATCTAGATTGTTTTTTACAGTCAGTAGAATTTAGGAGAGGTATTCTTGATGGTTGGTATATTACAGATGGAGGTAATTCAAATAGATGCTATACTATAAGCAAACATTTGGTTGAAAGAATGGAAGCTTTATGTACTACATTAGGGTTGCAAACTATACTTAATATATCAGATAGGACAGATGAAGCTGTAATTATTAGAGGCCAAGAATTTAACAGAAATTACCCATTATATTGTCTTAGATGGTATGTTGATGCTAATCATAGATGCAATAAAACTAAAGATAAATCTTGGAAGAAAAAGAATAATAGTATATATTGGAAAATTAAATCCATAGAGCCAATAGAATATAAAGATAATATATATTGTGTTCAATGTGATAATCAAGATGAACCCTATTTTACATTACCTAATGGGTTAATTACTCATAACTGTAGATTGAGGAATGAAGTAGTTAATAATACTTTTAGTTCAACTACTGGACTTACGGGTGTACAAACAGGTTCAGTTAATGTAATTACTCTTAACTTAAATAGAATAGTACAAGATTGGTATAAAGAATATAATAAATCAAAAGATAAGTTTGATTTAGATACTTTGAAACCCAGTTTTAAAGCTTATTTATTAAAGATTCTTGAAAGAGTTTATAAATATCAAGTAGCTTATAAAACAATGTTGTTTGAACTTGAGAAACAAGGTATGCTTACTGCTTCAAAGGCTGGATATATTTCAATGAAGAAACTATTTTCTACTATTGGTGTGAACGGTTTTAATGAAATGGCTCAATTTATGGGGCTTAAAGTAAGTAATAATGAACAATATAAAGACTTTATTGCTTATGTATTTAATATTATATCTACTTTCTGTAAAGAAAAATCTACAAAAAATTATCTCTTTAACTTAGAAGTAGTGCCAGCAGAGAGTCTGGGTTCAAAAAACTATAATTGGGATAAGAAAGATGGGTTAGAACCAATGCCCATGTAAAACCTCTTTTAATTGACTCAGAAGTCCCTATGGGATTATGAGGGGCAAGCAAGGGAAATCTGTGCAGCCTGACAGACTAAACAAAGAGGACTTTAATATACAATCTGTGAAGATAGAATATTAAGGTATGCAATAGTCGGAACTCTATGGTAACATAGAGAGGTTAATAGAAATATTAGCCCATTCATTAGAAACATAGTTATAATCTTGCATAATTGGGATAAAAGTTTTAACTTTGCTCCCAAAATAATAAGTATGGAGACTAAATTATGTAAGATTTGTGGTAGAGAATTACCATTAGAAATGTTTGATGAAGGGAGACATCAATGCAAGGATTGTAGAAGAGCTTATAGGAAACAAAGGAGATTGGAGCATCCTGAGATTCATAGAGCACAAGCTACAAGAAGGCAGAATAGGCAAGGAGAATGGCTTAATAGCATAAAAACTCCCTGTATTGTCTGTGGAGAAGCAGAACCTGTTTGTATTGACTTTCATCATATAAATCCAGTAGATAAGGACTTTACTATAGGTAGGCATAGAAGTAGGAGCAGGGAATGGCTTCTACAAGAAGTAAGTAAATGTGTTTGCTTATGTGCTAACTGTCATAGAAAAGTACATGCTGGGTTGATAGACTTAAATAACTATATTACTAATGAATCACCTCTCTGTACAACGGGAGAGGGTGTAACAGAATGATTGGGTTCCTGATAATGAGGTATTATATAATTCTTATATATATGATGCACATGATCCTAATACTTCCGTTCTAGATAAGTTTGTACTACAAGGAGGTAATGTAGCAAAAGCATCATCTGGAGGACAAGCACTTCATTGTAATCTAGAGGATCATTTAAGTAAAGAACAATATCTTAAACTTATAGAATTTGCTATACAAAAAGGTACATCATATTTCACTTTTAATATTCCAAATAGTCAATGTGATAATTGTGGTTTTATTACTAAACATCCAATAAAAAAATGTCCTATATGTGGTAGTAATAATATTACTCAGTGGACAAGAACAATTGGATATTTAAGACCTATTAAAGCTATGGATTATTATAGGCAAATAGAAGCAAACAATAGAGTATATAGTAAAACAATTTAATAACTTAGGTCTGATATCAGACCTTTTATGTTATATATGATAGATATTATATTAACTTATTCTGATTGTGTAATAAAATTATACAATGCAGATATAATAGCTATAGAAGATAATAAAGTTTATATAACTACTTCTGTAAATGTAGCGTTTAAGAATAGTATTACAGAAGAATTTAAAGAATATAAATTAAATGAATTAGATCAATGTAAAAAGATTTATGAAGATGAATATTTATTTAATTATCCTATTAGAATTCAAATACTTTAATTTATGATATTTTATCAAGTAAATAGTGACTATCGTATTTTTGATTATCTTATTAATAATGGTATTACTAAGTATGTATTTATTGATAAAGAATCAAAAGATTATGAAACTAGGATGATTTTTAAAGAATATAATAAGAATATAAATTCTTATATATTTGAATCAGACAATGAAAAAGTAAGTATTCCTAAAGAAGAAATTAATAAAAGAGTTCCTTGTGGTAGACTTATTGTAAAAATACCTATACTTTGTTTGGGTGATTGGATTGCAGTTAAGAAAGATAAAGGAGTTGTATATACAAGAATAGATACTCCAAAAGATATTAATTTTTATTCTAATTCCGTTAATTGGAGAGTTCTTACAGATAAAGAACTTGAAGATTGTAGAAAATCTTGGAGAGTAAATATTACAACGTGTAAGACTATTGGAGACTTTAGAAATCTTAGAACTTATACAGATTTATTTACTAATGATATTCCTGTTAAAGTAGAAATAGAAGGTAAAGAATATGAAATATCTTCAGTTACGCTTACAGAAAATGATATTACAATCAAAGTTAATCAATAATGAAATTATTTGATATAGAAACTACAGAAGAAAATCTCCTATCTTTATATCCAAAAATAGGAGATTGTTATAAATCTACTGATGGTAGTAAACATTATATTAAAGTACTTAATATATATGATAAAATAATAGAATATCAATGGATTACTATTTGGAAAGATTCTAACTCTATAAGTATTGAAGTAAGTCAAACTCGAAGATTATTTATGGAAAAAGATAATCCAAATAGTTTTGTATATCCTATTATTTGTAATTTAGTAGAATATATTCCTACTGAAGAATATGATAAAATATATAATAAAATTAAAGCTTTGTGTTAATACTTATTTATAGTATAATTATAATAAAAGATACTGATATTTATAATACATTATTTAGCTTTTTAGAATAAGCACAAAAAAAATATAAACAGCAGGAAAAGATAAACTTATTATGTTTGCTAGTCATATTAGAGATTATAATCTGCCTCCTAATACTAAAGAGTTCTTCAATACTTGCTCTACAGAGTCTTTAATAGAGTATAGAAATGCTCTATTAGATATAAAAATGTGTTTAGATAAGTATCTTGATAATAATAAACTATACAATTTTAATCATGTTAAAAACAACAGTAAAAACAACTAAGAAAGCTTCTTTAGATTTATTAAATAGAATTAATACATATCTATTTGAGCAGGAATATGATGAATTATCTGGAGTTAAACAAACAGATATTAAAAAACTTAAAGATGCTGCTAAAGTATTAGTTAATGTTATAAAGAAATAAATGTTACTAACCATTTCTACCATATTATTCTCAATATTTTTATTGGGAGTAATATGGTTTTGTTTTAATAATGAAGACTAAAAAATTAATTCTTAAAAATACTTTTAGTACAGGTAACCATGGTTGGGGTAATGGGTATGTAGCTGTACCTCCAGAACATCCTTTATATGGTAAATCATATATGGATGAAGATTATCCTGATTTTAATGTACATGGTGGTATTACATTTACAGAACCTGTTATTTACAATGAAATTACCTTTGTAAGTAAAACTAAAGTTAAAGAGAAATATATAGGTAAGAGAGCATATCAACTACAATATGGCATTAGTCTTGATGGTGAAATACCTGATAATTGGTGGCTAATAGGATTTGATACTTGTCATAGTAATGATACTAATCTTAATTGGCCTAAAGAAAGAGTTATTAATGAAACTAATTATTTACAAAAAAGAATAAATAATTTATTTAATAAAAATGAATAGTACTGAAGAATTAGTTATAATGGATTACAGTGCAGGGAGTATTATTATTTGTAAAAACCCACCAGAAGATAAAAATACAGAAGAAATTCTAAAACATTTAGGCTTAGATATTAATAATTGTACTGTTATGTTCTGTAATAATCCAAAAATTAATTATGTGAAATATGATTAATATAAAATTATGGATATAAAAGATAACATTAAAGAATTTATCCAGAAAAGGAAAGATAGAAAACTATATAACAAAATAGCTAAATTTGATAAGAATAATATAAAAGAAATAATTCTTGAACAAATTGAAGATATTTGTGCAGATAGCTATGACGATGGTTATGAAGAAGGTTTTATGAAAGGTATGGAAATTGTAGCTCAATATATAGATTCACTATATGATACAAAGGATTCTTCTAAATCTGATATTATATTAAAAGAATTAAAAGACCTCCTAAAAGAATTAAACAATAATGAATAATATAGAGTTCAGTAAAACCGATTCTGAAGCATATAATTGGATTATAAATAATCTTGATAAGCTTTCAGATAAAGACTTTACAAAAGTTCAAAATATAATAACCAGACTTTATAATATCGATTCTAGATTATCAATGCTTAAAGCATTAGAATACAGTCTATCCCATAGTGCAATTAAAGTATTAGTTAATCTTAAAAACGAATATAATAATTTAAAAAATAAATGAACATAGACGAACAAATTAAGATTTTACAAGCCTATAAGAACGGCAAGCCAATTGAAATAGAAGTCTTTGATAATGGATATTATTTATGGATAACATTGAATGCTGATAAAGATTATACCTTTGATTTCAGGAATAATAACTATCGTATTAAGCAAAAACCTAAAATTCGTCCTTATAAAGATGCTAAAGAATTCTTAGAAGCAAGTAAGGAACATGGGCTATTCATTGATACCTTCCCCCTTCAGTTGAGCAACTGCTACAACTTACCTATTTATGTAAGTCCTGACGGTGTGAGGTTTGTTCATAGAGCATATTCGTTTTCAGAGATAAAGAAATATCATTGGCAAGATGGCACACCTTGTGGAGTAGAGGAGGATTGATTATTACAACAGAAACTAAATAAAATATTAAAAGAAAATGAAGAAAATAATAATACATTGTAACTACATTCAAGGCTTTATCAGAAATGGACATTTAGAATTAGAACTTTCAGATGAAGAATTCAAAAAGTTTGAAGTATTATCCAAGGAAGATAAAATTGATTGGATTAAAGAAGATGGAGAATTATGCATAGACTCTTATAGAGTAGAAGACTATGAAGTAGGTGACGAAATTGAAATTCTAAATTCGTAAAATAATGGAAACAGCAAATGCATCAATTAGAAAAATATTCATCAGCGGTAATATCCTCGATGAAATGCTTAATGCAATTATGAAAAATGGATTTGAATGCTCAATAGTACCGAATGGTGAAGGATTTACTATTACTTATGATGACAACAATATAAGATTCCAAGAACGCTTGTTAGAGCAAAAGGAAAAGGAATATAATGAAGTCTCCAACAAAGTGTTCGCGTTGCGAAAAGAGTATTCTGAACTAATGAAGAAATTAAAAAAAGATGTATAATAAATTAATTAAAGATGGTTATAAACTATTATTAGATACTCCTACTGTACATATTTATTATAAGTGGTTTGATAATCTTAAAGTAGAAATTATAATAGAAGATGAAACTGAAGAATGTGCAGAAGATATTAGATGTCATATTGATGATGATAAAGGTATATCTTTAGGAGATTTAACAGTTAATAACTATAAAGAATGTAAGAGATTTATTAAATTTGTATCTGAACTAATTAAAGATAGAAATGCTGAAATACACTGATAGTCAAGTTACATTTAGTGAAGTACCAGATGAAATATCTTTATGTATTAATATAAGTAATTGTCCTAATAATTGTCCAGGATGCCACTCTAGCTACTTAAAGAATGATATTGGTACTTTATTAAGTAAAGAAAAATTATCTCGTCTTATAGAAACTAATCAAGGAATTAGTTGTGTCTGTATTATGGGAGGAGATTCAGAGCCTAAAGAAGTAAATAACATAGCTAAATTTATTAGAGATAAATATAAGCTTAAAACTACTTGGTATAGTGGCAATACTGAATTAAGTAAAGATATAGATATTAGTAATTTCGATTTTATTAAGATTGGGCCTTATGATAGAAATAAAGGCCCGTTGAATAATCCTAATACTAATCAAAAGTTTTATGAAGTAGTTACTATGTCTACTGGTAAACAAAAACTTCATGATATAACATTTAAATTTTGGAGAAAATGACATTTATAATTCATTTTAAAGACGGTCATAGAGAGCAATATTCTAATCGATATGATGAGGATGATGAACAAGAAAGAGATGCTGCATGGGATGATGTATATATGACATTTCCAGAAGCTGATTATATTGAATCTTTTTAATTATGATAGAGATTAAAAGACTTGATGGTTGGAAATTAAATCCTAATGATAGAGTAGTTAATGCTATTCTGCGTAGAGCTGAAAAGAATAATGGAATCTGTCCTTGTATTCATACTACACCAGAATATAAAAGTAAAGATTTACATTGTCCTTGTACAGATTATACAGAAAGAAATAATTGTATTTGTGGTTTATATATAAAAGATGGGAACTAATTTTTATTTAAAAAGAAAAATAAACGAATCTACCAAAAAAGTTCTTAAAGATTGTATTGATAAAGATGATATAGATACAGTAAGAAGTATTCTTAATGATTATAAAGATATTCATATAGGTAAAAGAAGTGCTGGTTGGAAATTCTTATGGGATGCTCATTATTTTAAATATTTTGAACCAAATAAAGATAGTATTTTAAGATGGTTAATGTCTGGAATAATTTATGACGAATACGGAAGAACATTTGATATAAATGACTTTCTTTATAAAGAATTAGATGGCTTTATAGATAAAGGATATGATATAGAAAGCTTCTATGATAAAGAAGCTCCTAATTATAGTTTAGATTCAAACATAAAGGAATTTAAAAGAAGGGTTAGTGATAAATATCCTGCTATAAATAAGTATGGAGAATTTTATATTGATAATTTAAGGTTTACTGTAAATGAAGATTTTTCTTAAATATGAAAACTAAATTAGTAAATATTAAAGTAACTGTACCTATTGATACAGATTTCTATATAGAAGTTTCTGAAAAAGAAACTAAAGAAAATATAATTGAACGTGCTAAGCAAGAAGTAAAATTTCCAACAGAATATCCTTTTATATTAGATAAGTATCTTAAAAGAAGAGGTATTAATATTGTTGGATTGGATAGTATGTTAAAATCTTGGAATCTTGGGGAAGTAAAGTATGAAGTCATTTAATATTATTATAGAAGATAATGGAATATTCAAATCATACAATATAATTCCTACTTTATTAAAAGTATGTAAGAATATAAAGATTTAAAGGTAAAGTAGAAAAAAGATTGATGTGTACGATCAAGTGATAATGAATCTTGATATAATTGTTGATATATTAAAAGAAGAGCTTAATGAATGAATTAATTCCAATATTATGTTTAATAATATTTATATTCTTTCTAGATTATAGAGTTGAAAGAAGAATTAAGTTTTTAGAAAATGATATTGAAGAACTTAAAGAAAAAATAAATAATGAAGATAAACTTTAATTATAAATTTAAAATTAAGAATCCTGTAGTAATATGTTATATAAGTATTGCTAGTTCTAGATTTTATCTTACTGCTAGAGCAAAAGCATTTTGTTCTGAACATGATTCTTTTAATATTGAAAAAGGTAAAGAACTAGCTTTAGCTAGAGCTAAAGAATTAGTAATAAAGAAAAGCATCAAAAAACTTCACAGGGATAGAATTAAACTTAATAAATCTAGATTTACGTTAGATTCAGATATATTAGATATGTATCGTATGTCTGACTCTATCAATAAACACAGAACTAATATTGAACATAATTATGGGTTGGAGTACTGAATTATTTTGTAATATATCCTTTAATAAGGAAACTTTTAGTAGTAAGTTTGAAGTAGAAGATAAAATTGATGAAATCAAACAATACATACAAACTTGTAAAGATACATTACGGGATTTAGCAATAATGACCGAACCTGAAAAGATGTTTAATAAAACAGAAGATAAACCAATTTATTATTGTGTATCAGATGAGTTTGAATCTCAATTTAGTCTGCTCCAAGAATATTATGTAGATTTATACAAATTAGAATTACTTTTAGATAATTGGGATAATTGTCATACTAAAGATGGTTTAGCAATAGATCCTCCAGATAATATTGAATGGGGTACTGCTTATCTTAGCGGAGATTTTATTAAAAGTGTAAAATATCCTAATAGATCTGATAAGTTTTAATAGATTATATTGATTTTTACTTTTTAAATATTTTTTAATTATGAACAAGAATTTTGATAATGTAATGGATGTTAATGAAGACGTATTGAATGTAATAGCTGAGGAAAAGGAATTTGCCACCAGAGTAATGGATTATCCTTCTGATTATGAACCAGAATGTGATGAAAATGGGCTTGATGCTTATCTGGCAGATAAAGCATACGAAGCAGAATTTATAGATTCTTCTGATAATGATATAGACTTCTAAATGAAATTAAATTCTACAAAAATGGGTATTTGGTTTACTTCAGATACCCATTTTTATCATAAAAACATTATTAAGTTTACTAATAGACCTTGGAATACAGTAGAAGAAATGAATAATGCATTAATTAACAATTGGAATGAAGTTGTTAAACCTAATGATACTGTATTTCATTTAGGAGACTTTGCTTTTACTTCTAATGGTAATTGGAAAAAACTTATTAATGAATTAAATGGAAAAATCTATCTTATATTAGGAAATCATAAAATTTACGAATTTTAACAAGGAAACCTGAGGAAACCTAATTATATTTGCGCTGTAATAAATTTATTATTTTATGAGACAGCACAAATTAAACATTGATTATTTTAATGAGATTAATTCTCATGAGAAGGCGTATGTATTAGGTTTCTTATATGCAGATGGATCAAATAGGGGAGATGGTATAATATTTTCACAGAATGTTGAAAGAATAGATATTCTTGAGAAGATAAAGAAGGCTTTAGATTCTGAAGCTCCTATTAGAGAACGAGTTTCAGGACTTTTTGTTCTTGAACTGTTTAGCAAAAAAAATGGTTAAGGACGTTGAACGGCTAGGTGTTGTTAGAAACAAGTTCCTAATATTACAATTTCCAACTAAAGAGTTGGTTCCAGAGGAGTTTATGTCTTCTTTTATTCTCGGATATTTTGACGGAGATGGATGCATTTGGAACGGTAAGAGAAAGAAAATGATAGTTAAAGATTCTTCACGCAAAGAAGGATTTAGAGAAAGGATAGTACATAATGTAAAATTTACTTTTACTGGATGTGTATCCTTTATTGCTCCTCTACAAGAGTATTTGGTTAAGGTAGGTATAGTAAAGAGAAAAACTAAATTAAACTACTCCAAAGCAAAGAATCCAAATAATTCTACTTGTGACAAAGTGTGTACTATGGAGTACTCTGGCAGAGGACAGATAAAGAATCTCTATGAGTATATGTATTCAAAAGCCCCTATTTGGTGCAATGAAAAGAAGTTAAAATTTGAAAAAATATTTTGTGCTTCAGATGAGAAATCACCTGTAGAAACTGTGTTAACTGAGGAAACGGCTGAGAGGCTAATCCTCAACCAAGCCTCTAATGTGGAGGAAGGCTCATCGACTATCCCTGAGATGGGAGTAGGACCAAGTGGCCCGAAATACACAGCCCCTAACGAGCAAAGTCAAGGGTGTGAGATAGTCAGTTCTCATATGAATAAGGAAGTATGAGCTATGGGTATGAAATACCCTATCGGTACTAGTCTAACGAACTAGTATAAACACCAAGGACGAATTACATAGTCCAGGTAAATATGTATTAGATTTATTTGAAGGGGTATACAATCAATTGTTAATTAAAATTGATAATAGAAAAGTATATTTAAATCATTATCCTTTTCTTTGTTATGCTGGAACATATAGAGGTAAAGATTATAATACAATACAATTATTTGGACATGTACATAGTAATAAAGAAAATACTCATGGTAAAGATAAAGATAGATTAAAATATTTATTTCCTACTCAATATGATGTAGGAGTAGATAATAATAATTATTATCCAGTATCTTGGAATCAAATATTAGAAATTATAAATAAATATGGCTAACGTTTGTAATAATACACTTAAAGTATATTCTGATAATGAAAAGAATTTAGATTATGTATGTAAATTCTTTGATAATCCAAATATCAATTCAATTAGAGAGTGGATAGATAATAACGAAATAGAATTTTATTTTGATTCAAAATGGATATTTCCAGAAGAATTAATGAATAAATTATATGAAGGATTACCAGATAAAAGTGATATTGATATGACCTGTTTATCAGTAGAACAAACTAATTTATATTGTGAATTTCATACTTGTGATGAAGAAGGTTGGCATTCAATAAGGTAATTTATGAAAATAGTTTATAGTACTGGTTGCATTTCAGAAGGAATTACAATTGATAATAAAAATTATAATTCTTATTCTAAAGAGGAAATAAAAAAGATTCTTCATAAAATGTTAGATAAGGTAGATAATATCGCAGACTTACAAGAAATTATGAGTAATCTATGTGAGATAGTAGGTTATTGTAAAGATCTTGGGCAATGCGAACAATGCGGAGATTGGGTGTATGATTATACTGTAGAATTATGAAAAAAATATTATTATTAAGTTTACTTGGATTATGTAGTTGTGATATAATGCTTACAGAAGAACCTATAACTGTAAGATATTATCCACAACCATATTATTATATTCCAGCTAAACCAATTCATCATCCTCCTAGGGTTTATCCATTAGATCCTCCAGGAAGATATTATCATTCTAAACCTCATAGACGATGATTGATATTAATAAACTTATTAGGGAAGCAATGAAATCTAATGATAGAGATGCATTGCGAACTTATCAAAACTTAAAAGCAGAAATACAATTAGTAAAAACTGCTAAAAATGCTAAAGAATATACAGAAGCTGTTGAGATACAACTGTTGAGTAAAATGTGTAAAAAATTAGAAGATGCAATTATAAGCTTCTCAGACGCTGGTAGAGACGATTTAGTTTCTTCTTATACAATTGAATTACATATACTACAAAAGTTGCTTCCTAAGCCTGTATCAGAGTCAGAGATATGTTCTGCTATTATATTATGGTGTGCTAAAAATGGGTATTGTGATGGTGTTACTGCTGATTGTTCAATCCCAAAAAAGGAAATGGGAATAACTATAAAAGCCATTAAAGATAAATATCCTAATGCCGATGGTAAATTAATTGCTAAAATTGTAAAATCCTATGTTGTATAAATTTATATCTGAAGAACCTTTTTATTATTATGGTTCAAAGTTTGCTGAAAAGGGGAATATTTTAGAAACAAAAGGTAGAGATACAATTATTAATTTAGATACAGGTTGTAAAATAGAAGGACTCGATGAAGTCATTGGACAACTTGTAGACAGTTGTGAATTTTATCCAGAAGATATACGTTCAATAGTAAGTAAATCGGGTGAAACTACAGCTACAATAGACAATGTTAATCATCCTAAACATTACACATGGTTAAAAGATAAGTGTGGAATTGAGGTAATTGATATAGTAAGACACATGAACTTCAATTTAGGACAAATATTAAAATATATTCTAAGATTAGGGCATAAAAATGATAATAACTTTAGTAACTATGAGAAGATATTATCTGATTTGCATAAAGCTGAGTATTATTTAAAAATGGAAATTAATAGGGTAGATAAATTATGCAAGAACAATGGAAATCATTGAGTAAATACAAGGGTTTAATAGAAGTTAGTACTCTTGGTAGAGTTAGAAGATTACATAGAAAATCAGATATATTGAAACCTAAACTGGATAAAAGAGGATACTTATGTGTTCATATACGAATATCTAAATTGGGGATAAATAAAATGGTTAAAATACACAGGTTAGTAGCCGAAGCTTTTATACCTAATCCAAATAATTTACCTATTGTAAATCATAAAAATGAAATAAAAACAGATAATAGAGTAGGAAATCTTGAATGGTGTACCAATAAATATAATGTAAATTATGGAACAGGATTAAAAAAAAGAGCTTATAATTCTAGAAATCAAGTACACAGAAGTTGTCCTATATTACAATATTCATTAAATGGAGAGTTTATACAAGAGTTTCCTTCATTTAAGGAAGTACAAAGGTATTTAGGTAAATCATATAGTAATGTTTGGAATGTATGCAATGGTAGGGGGATTAGTGCTTATGGATATAAATGGAGTTATAAATACATAGAAGGTAAAAAAATAGAAATTCCTAATTCCTATACTTGGTTTAAAAAGAATTATGGTTTAGATTTATCAATAATTTTACAAGACTTATCATTTGATATAGCTTGTGCCATTAAGTATATTCTTAGGTCAGGCCATAAGTCTGAGCAAGATGTACCTGATAAAGCTAAAGAAATAGAAGATCTTAAGAAAGCTATTTGGTATATTAATGATAGAATTAAAGAACTAGAACAGTGAAAGATATTATTATTAAAGGAAGATATAATACAGAACATTTATTAAAGTATATAGAAGATAATTTATATAGTTTAGAAAATTGTTTATATTTTAGAACTATATTAGATAATGATAATAATATTATTGCAGTAGATCCAGATAGCGGACCATTTATGCAAGTAGGTGATAATATATCTAACTTTATAGAAAATTCTACAGATAAAATTATAGAATCAATAGAATATAAAAATAAGAAAACTTTAATCAAATTAAAATAATTATGGACAATGGTTATCCTATGGGTGCTGAATTTGATCCAAATGCACCTTATAATCAAGAAGTAAACGAACCGAAAACAATTAATGTAGTTATTAATTTATGTATTAGTAGATCAGTACCTATTGAAGTTACTGATTATACTATAGATGAAGATGGTAATCCTGATTTTTATTCTTGTGATTTATATGATGCAGTAAGTAATCAGATATATCTTCCTACGGAATTATCTGAAACAATTACCAAGTCTCTTGATTCAGTAAAAGATTTAAAAGAATTTAAGCACTATAATAAGAACGCTCTTATAGATGGATCAGATTGGGATATTGATGACTATACAATTACAGTAGAATGAAATTAATTAAATTTGGTGCGGATTGGTGTAATCCTTGTAAAATACAAAATTCAGAATTTGAAAAGAATCCTCCTAAAGTAGAACTACAAATAGTAGATGTTGATGAAGATACCGATGATCTAGCTTCTAAATATCATGTAAGAAATATTCCAGTTATTGTTCTATTAGATAATGATAAAGAAATACATCGTTGGACAGGATTTACTAAAACATATCAGATAAATGATTATATTGATAATTTAAAGAAACAATGAAATTAATAAATCAATCTGTAAAGCAACTTAATCAAGAACTTACTATAGAAGGGGCTATGAAGGCGGCTGAATATGCTGGAAGAGTATGCTATAATTCCACAGATAAGATTACTGAAGATAGCTATAAAGGATTTATTAAAGGATTAGTAGCTAGAGGACACATGAGTCCTCTAGCTCATGGTATTATTTATTTTGATTTTCCTAAGGACTTTAATAATACTTATCTAACTATATTAAAGCATAATAATTTTAGTTATACTATTAGTTCTAAAACTAGGGTATTTGTAGCTACTAATCTACGAGTATTGTATGAAAATTTTAATCAGAAAGAAATAAATACAATGCTCCCATATATTACTAATGATGATAAGGGAATTAAATATAGTTCATTTGAAGTCATTACTTCTATAGGAGTAAGTAGAGAATTAAATAGGCATGCAGTTTCTTTAGCTATATGTGAACAATCTACTAGATTCTGTAATTTTAGTAAAGATAAATTTAATAGAGAGATTACTTTTATAAAACCAGAATGGTACTATAAGTGTAAGGATTATGTACAAAAAGAATTTGTTTCTACTTTAGGTCTTCTCGAAACTAATTATATGAACTGGTTAAACCTTGGATTAAAACCAGAACAAGCTAGAGCAATATTACCTTTAGAAACCGCAACAAGAGTTATATATACGGGTTTAAATATAGATTGGTTACATGTATTACTTCTTAGAAGTTCTAATATGGGAGCTAAAAATGTACACCCAGAATGTGCCGAGATAGCCAATTTGATTGCAAATAAATTTGATTTTAATATAAAAGACGTATGATAGTTCTTTGGTTTATTGCTGGAAGTATTCAGATTGCTCTTATTATAATGTTTATTAATATGACTCTTAATATTGGTAATATTAATCAAGTATTAATGAAAATATCTAAATCTGTATGTAAAGAAGAAAAAGCCGATATTGTAAAAGATAACAAAATACAATCTACGACAAATACTGTGAAAGAAGATAGTATACTACTGTGGCATTAATTATTAGTTATGGATAATAAAAAATTTAAAAATATAGTTTTTATCTGGTTATTAGTACTCACATTGTTTATAGTAGGAATGATAATGTGTTTTGGAGATATATATTCTAGATTTAAAGTATTAGATGAGGTATTTAAAACAATTCAAAACTCCTTAGCTTATTAATTATGAAAGAAAATCAAGTAAGTACATTGGAGAAAGTTTTATCTTTCTTATTTCCTATTATAGGTATTATTCTATATTTTATTAATAAAAATAATGTAAAAGATAGTTCAGAATATCTTAAGTGGTCAGGAATAGGATTTTTAATCGGTGTAATTTGTCAATTAATATTAATATCAGTTATAAGTTAATGAAGAAATTATTATTTATTTTAATAGCTTTAATTGGATTTAGTACTTCTATTTATGCAGGTACTTATGCCACTACTTTTAAAAGTGATTCAGTAGGAATTTGTTATTATATGGAATATGAGGATGCGTATGATCAATGGTGGGCAGTTGCTTGGAAGAATTCAGATACGGTTCTTATTGAAGGGACTGACTTGCTTTTTAATAAACAATACACTATTGAAATAGTATCACGTACTTATAAATCTTATATCCGCTCTATTGCAATTTGGGGTAAAAAACATCCGAATGCAACACATTTTCCCGATAGATATGTAGAAAAAATTATGTATTTCTGTAAATTAGTGAGTTGTAGAAAATTATCGAATCTTTCTAATGATTATTAATAATTATGATATATGAAACTATTGGTGTAATTATAATAGGTATTATAATTATTTATATTTTAGCTTGGTTATTCGGAGCAACTGAATGATTATACTATTAAGAACTTTGGTATGTATACTTATACTTTATGTATTTGTATACATACCTTTATTTATATTTTATTATGCAGACGACAAAATTTACACAGAACGATATAAACGAAGGAATAGAAAATCTTAAAGTAGGAATTTGTAATATAATTAATTCTTTAGCAAATAATAAAATATCTGAATTTACTTTAGAATTTCCATTTCCTACTACAGTAATGTATGAAATGATAATTAAATTTACTAATGGAGTTAAAGTAATTGATTATAATGCAGTAACAATTAAATTAAGAATACATAATTCTGTTAATATTTTAATTACTAAAGTTGGAAATAAGTATCATTTTGAATCTAATTTAATTAATCCTATTAAAGATAATCGAATAGTTAGTGATAAAACGTTTGCTACAAGATTAATTAGATTTCTAGAACAAGTTGAAGTTCAAGATATGATGAGCGAGGAAGAACAAAAATATCTACTTTCTGTAGCTAATAAATTAAGAAATTACCAATACTTAACTAGAACAGAAGAAGAAGATGTTTATTTTAAGAATATAAGATTTCCTAATAAAAATTAAGATATGATCTAATTTATATAATCTGATTCTTTCTACTCTGATGTATTAATTTGTAAAATTGATATTTAATTAGTAAATTTATATTTTCGTACTGCGCATAATTAAGAAAGGACAAATATGAAAACATTTTTCAAAATGCTAACAATTTTAATTGTTGCGCTCATTTTTAGTAATGCACAAGCACAAACAGCAAATCCTAGAGCTACTTATTATTATTGTGGTTCACACGGAATGGGTTGGAGTGTAGCAGGAGGTGAACGACTAACTCCTCAAAAAGCAAAAGTCGTTAGATACATTGCAGTATCAAGAGATTTAGAAAGAAAAGGATTTAAATTGGGAATGTACGTAAAGGTTACAAGTGAACACTATCCACATCTAAATGGAGTATGGAAAATCATGGATAGAATGTCTAGTAGAATGCACAATTGTATTGACTTCCTATTACAGAATAAGGGAGATAGAAAGAAAATGAAAATGCCTAGACATGTAAAAATTGAATTATTAACCAGTAGTACGAAATAAACATAATAAGGGGAAGAATAGCTGCTATAGCTATCCTTCCCCTTATTTTTTTTACTATTGTGATTTATTATATGCGTTTCTAGTGTCTTGAAAAGCCCTGAGTACAGCAACATTATTATTAATTAGGTCACTTACTGATCGTTTGCCAGCAATTACTCCTAGAGTCTATTTAATAAGTTTAAGATTCTATGAATAAATAGGAGGATTAGTGTTTTCACCTAAGAATTGAAATACATTAAATACCCCTTTAAAACCATCATAAGATCTAGATGATGATTTATATACTAATTCGACAGTAGCATTAGTAAGTACATCTCTATTTTTCATATCCTTCTTAAAGTTTCTATAAGAAGGATCAATTGCGCATCCATAAAGAATAGAGAATATTAAAAATGCTAGTAGATCAGAACCTAACTTTAATAGATTTCTTCTTTGTACAGGGTCTACCCATATTTCTGATTTAAAATCTCCGTTGTTTAATGCCCTTAAAGTATCTTTTAATGTATAATATATTCCTTGGATTACTATAGGAACTCTATGCATTAGAGGTTTAATATGAGTTAAATTCTCTGTAGCCTATTTAACAGTACCATCATAGAAATATTTAATAGTACCGTCTTCACTCTTATATTGTACAATAACTTGACCTGTATCATCTAAGAATTTTAAATTACCTGCACTATCCCTATCCTAGACTAATTCAGAAGAGCCGTTAGTATATTGCCCTGGTTTCATCATATAATTAGCATAAATACCATTCATCCAAGTAGAATACATACCAAAGAATGTTCCTAATGCCATATGTTCATACGCAGCACGAGTACTTCTATCATAAGCACCGTATATACTATTAGCCACATTTTTCATTTCTTCTACTTCTTGTAATGAATAAGGCATGGGCAAATTATCCGTATAATTAAGAGTTGCATCAGGATGCTCTCTATTATAAGCTCTTATAGCATTGTAATAAGCTCCTTGCTAATTATAATATTCTTTATTACTAGTATCTCCTGAAGCGTAGATTGAGAATCTTTTGTCTTTTTTCCAATCATATACTAATTCACCATCTTTAATATCGAATGCATCATATACGCCATCTTCATAACATTTAGCTACAAATAATGTCATACGATTTAAGAAATCTGGCCTACGTAATGTAGCATATGCCCAATTTCCTATATTTGATATACCTCTACCAGATTTTAAACCTTCAGAAATTCTAGATATATCAATATTAGAAAGACGGTAAATCTAACATAATTGATTTACTATATTAATTGATCTACCATCTGTAAAAGAATTCTTAATTACTGTTTTATATGCCTTCATTAATGATTTAGCACTAATATCTGTTTGGTAATGATTAATAGTCCTCATTGTATTTTGCCAGCATCCTTCAAAAGTATCACGTAACATACTAGTTATATTACCAGCAATTAAAGTATTGCTAACCATTCTTTTTAATGGCGTAAGAAATCCTAGAATCTTTTGAGAAGTCTTTTCCATAACAGACATATGGAACATGTTGACTTTAACAAAGTCATCAATCATTGATATAGTTTGCTTAATAATTTTCTCTTTATTTGGTACAGATGCTAAAGCATTAAGTTGAAATAAAACTCCTTTTATAGTAACTAAAGCTTTATTATATTCTTTAGTTTCTATATCTCGTTCGATATAGTCAGCTAATAATACTTCCAAATTAGTTTCAAAGTAATCAGCACCATGAGCTGCAATATAATTATTTCTTTCTTTAGAGTCCCCTCTTTGAAATGAGTTTTGTAATTGCCTTGCCCTCCAAGACTAATCTCTTAACTCTTGGTCCTCTGGGCTAGTTACATTCTATACAAATTCATCAAAAGCTTGTTTTGGGTTTCTTAATAATGCAGTAGCAGATTCTTTTATATATTCTAGCTTTTTAGATAAAGGGTATATAGTTCTTCTAGTACTTATTGATGCTTTCTCTAACGGAATTTGAAAATAGGTGTCTCCATGTTTCTTTATAAATTCCTATAGTTTAGGATCATCTGCAGATGTAAAATCAAACTAAATTCCCTAATTTGGATATTTGATTTTTGCAAACTCAAATAAAATTCGTTTAAGAAATTGCTATTTGGCATTCTTTTTACCATCATTCTTTATTTGGGCCATTTCATTGGGATTATAGGGATTTAATAATTCTAATGTATTATTTCCTTGTGAATCTCTTTTATAAAGATCTTGAAACTATTTAGCCTAATTACCTAAAATACTATTCTACAATCTAGAATATCCTATTTCATCATAGAATGTTTTAAAAAATGATCTAATAGGAATCCATTTCTATACCGCTTTTTCTGCAATAGTATTTAATGCTCTATTATATAAGTCTGTAATAATACGAAAATTGCTATTAGGTACTCTACTGCTGACAAATACATTTTTATCAATAGAACTAAGGGCTTGCACATTAGGGTTAATTTCACCTACATCATAATAAGTAATAGCTTTTAATACATCTGCATAAAGTAAAGCTATTTTTTTAGTTGCTTTACTTTTTAATGATGCTTCTAAGTTATTAGTAATTGCAGGATAATTTTCTTCCATAGTTTTCTGAATACTTCTAAGCGCAGTTAATCTTGCTTCTACTGTTTTAGCATCTTGTAACTCCCCAAAACCAGTATCTAATAATTCCTAGGTTTCTGCTTTTAATAGAGTAGAGTCCGCAATAGTATCTTTATAATCTTGCACTAATGTTTCAAACTAATCTACATATTTAAATCCTATAAAATTATTATGAATGTTTACAGTTTTTATTTGATTTACTTCTTGTATAATTTTAGAAAAACATTCTTTATTTAGAGTTTCCATATTATAAATAGAACTCTATCCCCTTCCCTATAGAGATACTACTTTTAAAGAACCTAATAATTTATCTCCAGATATTTTAGGAAGTACTCTATTGAGTAAAGTCATAGCTCTTACAGCTTCAATAGTACCCATATTAGACTTATAGTTTACTAGAGAACCTGATTTAGTATCATACAGTCTACTTCCTAATATATTAGTACCTCTTTTAAAACGAATCATAGCATCTAAATCCATACCGCTTAATATTACAGTATTAATCTATCCAGAAGCTTTATTTTTAAAGAGTAGTATATTAGCAGACAATAATACATCATTATCTATTAATTCCCAACCAGAGGGAGTATCTTTATTTATTGCAAAATAGGGACTAAATACTTTATGCAAATAAAGACCTGTTTTGGAATATGCTTTATTAGATAAGAAATTACTTGTTCCATCAGTTAAACCTGCTTTAACATCTTTAACGACCCTCTTTAATACTATATCATTTTCAGGAGATAATTTTTCAGAATGCTCCTCTAATATCTCTATAATTTCTTTATTCTTTTCAGGAACAGTTCTATCTTCTATGTTATATATATGATCTTCGTCTATATATAAGATATATCCATATTTAGGATCAGTACTTTCTTTAATATTTCCTCTATTCTTTTTAATCCACTCTTGTGCAGATATCTATATACCAGAAGCTTGTATATCTCTTTCTGGAAATATTGCTTGTAAATCTTTAGAAGCATTATCTAAGTCTTCATCAGATAATTTATCAGTATCCACATGTGCCGGAATAAAGTAGTTTGCTGCATCATCATATTTTTTAAAAACATATCTATCATTTATTACAGTAAGTTCTTCTGGTTTCTATACTGAAATGGAATCAATAGCAGATAAATCATCATTATATACCATACGAACTGGTATAATATGTAAAGTAGCATTATTTACTGATATGCCGTGGGCGGCTAACATCTATTTAAGTAAGGCCATTTGATATCTATATTTTTCCATTTTTACAGAACCCATATTAATTCCGCTAGTAGTTACTTTATAATTATATATATGTAAATCACCATCGGCATCTACTATACACATATCAATATGCCCAAATATATCTTTAGGCATATCTCTTAATTTAGCAGTTAAATTAACATTAAAAAATGCTTGGGACGATCTACCACTATTTTTCTTTTTAATGCCTGAGAATATACTAATTTTAGTATTATCTATTTCTGTTTTTAAAGCATTAGAAACATTCTTAAATTTGGTATCCTTTAACTATTTATTAAATTCATAGGTACTTGTTTTATCATCTATCTTACTAATTATTGTATGTAGCTAAGTAGCATCTGCGGCTATCATATCCCAATTATCTACTTCAAGAGTGGCCTTTCTTTTACCTTCTTCTAAAGTGGGGCTTACCCCATCTTTAACAAACTACGCTGCTTTATGTTCTATATATCCATCTCTACTTAAAGATGTTATATGAGTTTTTTCATAAAAAACAGGGGTATCTATTAATTCCTAAGAGCTTATACAATCTTTACTTGTCCAATATGGTTCGCCATCGTCATACGCCATCTTATTATGAGATTTTACTGGGATAGCTTGTAAGTTGGCTATTGCAGATGCAATTTTTTCCTACTTCTAATTTGCTTTACTAAAGATAATATCTGATTCATTTTCATAATTTATGATATGATCATCTTTAATAGCTCTTACGAGATCCTAATAGCTTTTGTAAGCAGTTCCTTTATAAGTATATGTACAATTCATTTACATTCCTCCTATATAATATTATCGTTCTTCATTTTCTCGATCACATTAGAAATCTATCGATATACTCTACCTTTTTTAAATTCTAATCCGTTTTTATAATTAGCGACTGCAGACATAAATCCTTTACATACATCATAAATAGTTCCTTTATAGATAGTGTTTATATCATCTCCATTCATACCTTCAAATACTTTAGATAAAGCTTTATCTGTATTATTTTTGGTCTATTTCATTGCATCTGTCAGTTCTTCGCTTAATAAATCGGTACGTTTACCAGCTAAATAATCCCCGAATAAAGTAGCGAAAACTTCTTCCTATATATCCATTTCAGATCTTCCTTTATATTTAGCTCTTACTTCTTCTTGTACTTTACCAACCCATTTATCTTTTTTTATACTAGCTATGGTATTTAATAACTTAACATAACCATCAAAATTAGATGCTTTTAACACTCCTAATAATAAGTGGGTATATTCATGAAATACGTCAGCTGAAGTGGCAGTATCTTGGTTTATATACACTTTACCGTCTTTAATAAAAGCCCTAGTGTCTTCATCAACCCCCATATCCTTTGCTTCGCTATTAGTAATTAATTCTATTTCCAGTCCTTCGTAAGTATCTTGCAATACTTTTATAGCCGTATTTAAATGTCCTATAATTGGCATAGGCCTTTGGGTTGCCGCATCTAAACTTACCCCAATATCTGTTATAGGTTCTAACTATAACATCTTATTTCCCTACTTAACTACATAATAATAGTTATAACCATGAACATCAGTTTTAGCATTAGATAATTCTTCTAAAATACCTTTTATTAGATTATCTTCTAATTCTTCACCATAGTATTTATTAACTTGATTTTCAGTAGTATTACGTTTTTGTTTATCGTATAATTTATAGATAAATAATCCCGCTAATTCAGGAGAATCTATTACTTCTTTTAATTTATCAAAAGTCTCAGATAGAACTCCACGCTCACTGAAATAGGTATAAAAATCTTCTAAAGTCCCGTTAGTTAATAGGCTATTATATTCCTAATCTATTGAGTCGTACTTTGTAAGGGTAGTTTTATATTTCTTAAAAGTAGATTTGGCTGGATATAAGAAACTATTTTTTTGTAAGTATAATTTAAAAGGAGTATTAGCTTCATAATAAAATTCAGGAGAAAATACAGATAATTTTTTATCATACTGCTTACTGTCTATTCTCTATTTAAGTTCTTCTATAGAAGAGTAACTTTTAGCTGAAGTGTTAGGACTTAATAAGCCTTGGCTGTAATAATATTTAGGAGATTCTTTAGACTATACATCTTTATAAATTATAAATCCTTTATATACTTCTTGCGGTACTAAGAATTTATCAATAGTATCATAAGTATAATTCTAAGTTTCAGATAAGGTAAATGAATTATTTTTGAAATATATAGTTGGAGACCCGCTAGAATTAAAATATATTGAAGAAAATTCTAATTTTAAAGGGGAATCTTTAATTTTATTAATTAATTCTTTGGCCGCCTATGTAAGCGTTTCTTCATCATTAGCTATTGTCTTAACTTCTAATAAAGCAGCTAATTCTTTTTTAGTTAAAGATACAATATTGTTAGGATACTTCTATAAGAATGAATAAGTCTATGCAGCTAAAGGATTTTCAAAAGTTAATGCATTATCATTCTATAATTTTCTGCAAATTCCGTCTAATAAACCATATAAACCCTCATTAGATAGCTATGTTTTATAATGTGAATTGTTCTCTAAGAAATCTAATAAAACATCTGTCTAAGTCTTAGGGGTACTATCATCAGATAATTTTATTTTATCTAATAAGTTAGCTAATCTTTCATTACCTTGAAATTTAGTTTTAACCAAATCTTTAGTTTTTAAGAAGGTGGCAAACTATCTCATAGCGTAATTATTGTTTCTGACTATATAAGTACGTCTGCCCTAACTATCTTTATAAATCATATCTTTAACAGATGCTCCTTGAACTGCTAAATTATTTACTAATAAAATACTTGGATTCTCTTTAAATTCGTAAGTACTTAAAGATCCCGGTAATAAAATTTTTATATTTTGGAAATTAGTGTTTCCAACTATACCCTAGTCTTTTATAGTTTCTGCGGTAATAGGTTCATTTGTACTTTCTAAAGTTAATACCGCCTTGGATAGCTATTCCTATATTCTACTGTTCTATATAAGAACTTTAGCAATTGAATCTACTGAAAGTTCTTCTAAATTTAAGGAAGTAGGGAGACGATCAATATCAATCGCCTCCGACTTTCCTTGTATATCAAAAGTTATTATACATCCCATTAACAATCATATTTTAATAATATCTAACCTCTATTCATATAAGTATATAATGCTTCTGCAACTTCTTGTGCATTTTTAGATGCTAGTAATGTTCTTTTTATTTCATCCTTCGCATAGAAAGGCATTTTATAAGGAGCATAATCTATAAAAGCTTGATAAGCAGCTAAGTATCCTAATGGATTTTTTGCCCTATCAGTACTATTTACTAAAGTAATAGCCCCGTTATATTTACCATAAGATCTTCTTTTAATTATTCTCTAGCCATGTTCTATTTCTATAACCATAGGAAATGTAGTACTATTTTCAGCTAATTTAGAAATAGTAGGTGCAATTCTATATAACGCATCATTAGTTGTATATCCAAATAATTTTAAATCATCAATATTTTCAATCTAATCATTTGGATCTGCGTTATAATCAAATTTACCTGTAGTTCTTAATATCTAAGTAAGTGCAGAATCATCTTCAATCATATCAATAAATTCGTTAAATATGGTAGTCATGCGATCTGAACCATATTGATTTTTATTTACCATATAATTGTAAAGCATAAACCAATCACTTAATGGTATTCCATTTAAAGTATATGATCTAAGTTTTAATAAATCGGTTAAACAATCCTGATATAATTTAGAATTACTTGGAGTAGTATCAATATTCTACATATCTAAGTTTAATCTTATAAATGGTGACGAATCGTTCTAAAAATCTATGATAAGATTATCAATGAAAGCATTATGGCCGATCTATTTTTCAACCATTTCAGGATGCCCATTTTCATCAAGCACTAATTTACCATCTTCTGTCTTAACATCTTTATACGATCCAGATTGTAACTAAGGGAGAATCTATTCTTCCATTACTTTTTTAAATATTGCTCTATGAGCTTCGATATCTAGTGATAATAATTCTGGGTATTCTTCTTTATAAGTACTAGGATAGAAATTTTTATCAAGTATATTGTAACCTGTAAATATGGGAAGTTGATAGTTTCCTTTTTTAAAAAATCTCAGACCTATTAAATCATCTGCATATCTACTTAAATTTTTAATCTAAGATTCATCTATTGTAGTATTAGGATATTTATCATAAATATCTGCTAACATTAAACGGAGCATCTTAAATTTCTTTATATTAGTTTCAAACATACTAATTGCGACACTTAGGTTTTTCCATATTGCATTATAATGTGGAAGTTTATCTGCAATGTCAAATATGTTCCAAGTATTTTTAATTAAATTATAAAAGTCTGATACGGCTTTTCTATAACCTGGTTCATTTTTTGCCCATCTAGCAAAATCAAATCGTTTTATAATATCAAAATCTTCTGCAGTTTGTACTATCTAAGTTACTACATCAGTATCTTCTCCAGAATATTCAGCTATTATCTGTATAAACTTTTTAGCTTTTATGGGATTTTTATTAAAATCTAATAACCCCAAATCAGTCATTCTTCTCATTATAATCTTATTAAGATTATATAATTTATAGAGTAGACTTTCTGGTTTAACCGCTATTCCCTGATTAAAACTTAATATGCTACTACCTAATGTACTTGTTTCTCCTGCTTGTTTATCTATTTCTTCAAATTCATATAAATCTTTAAAGAAATCTTCTCTACTTTCTTTAGGAATTAAACTCTTTACATATTCGATATTGTCACTAAGATTAAGTAATCCCCTAATAGATGCATTATCTTGGTTATTAGAACTTAGATATTCAGACAATGGCATAATATCCTCACCAGATTTCCAAGTTTCCCAATAATCGAATAGTAAATCTTGTAATTTATAATAACCTTTAGGCTTCATTATAGGTTTGCCGTTCTTATCTTTTTTGGAACTAGGTTCTTCTCCTATAGGTAATGTGTGTAAGAAATCTTTTAATTTCTATAATTTACTTGTAGCAGAATTTGCTGCAGATATAGTTCTACCAGTTTCATAATCAGTAACAGTACCTGGTAAAAAATTATCTACCTAAAAAATACCTTTTAATGTATTTACTGCTTGCCATACTTTACTTTCATAGTTATATTCATCATACATATTTCCTTTAGATAAATTAACTATAGCCTGTACGGCTGGGCTAGTCATAAAAGCTACAATGTCTTTCATATCGAAGCCCATCATTATTAAATGAATATAATCTTTAGCAAGATCTGTATTACAATTAATTTTTGCTAATATAAGCTCTTTAGCATTCAATTTTATTATTCTTATATTTTCATATAAGTTTAGACTATATCTTAATTCAATATATTTGAATTCTCAGCACTTCGGATTTCTAAATCCTATTTTATTAAAATAGTCGTTGCACCATTGTATGGCTCAGAGATTACCCCAACCTTAAATCTTGTTACTATAGTAAGGTAATTATTCTTACAAGTAATTTAAGTTTTTAACAGGGCTTTTCCTGAATTCACTGAGTATTTTTATCCCACTGACTCTGCTTTTAAAGTGCCAAATATTTTTTTTACAGTGTTTTAAATCAGTGGCAGCTGATAACAGCTAAGAAATTAAGTCGTCTGCATATATTTCAGATCTATATGAATCTATTAAAGCATCATATTCCTTTTTATATGCAATATAATTTGGGTCTTGATCTGAAATAGTTTTTAAACTTTCATTAGAAAGATTATATTTAAATAATAATCCCTACTATTTATAACCTAATTCAGTAATAGAAGCTAGTGCTTTTTCGCATCCTTCAAAATTAATATTTGCAATATGATCTACTGTTTTTGGTACTATATTTTTAGAATACCTACCCTATATTCTTGTATAAGTATGGCTAAATTTCATATTGTTTAACCATGTAGGATTATTTCTACGTAAACCTTCATTACAATACCAACTAACATTAAAGAATACTTTTTCACCTACCGCCGCAATACCAATAACCTATTTACCTACCATATTTTCTTCCTACATTCTAAATTTAGAAAGAGGATTAAATAATGATATTTTAAACGCAGCCGAACCAAGAGGGCTAGTATTAGCGGCTTCACGCATAATATCCATATTTACTGGAGAGTATGCCATATCCATATTTCTTGGATCTTGTATAATATCCTAAATATTATAGGATACTATATTACGTAGCACAGCTTCTAAATCTGATTGATTTATATTTGTAAGACTATGTATATTTAAATCGTTTAAGACACTATTTCCATCTACAGTATCATCCCAAGTTACATAAGTAGTTAAACGCTTTGTTTTCTAATCGTAACTAATTTTATTATCTAACTAAACTAATAAATCAGCTTCTAATCTAAGCCTTTGTGCTTTGTTGATAGCTGATTCAATAGCTCTAATATTATCTGTAATATCAATTCCAGTATCCGCTTTCACAAAAGTAGCTCCTGTAGGTAATGGTAATCTCTGAGAGGCTCTTAATGTTTCAGGGGATGAGTAATCAAATAAATTACTCCATCCTATATATTTACCATTATCATCAAATTCTTGACCCATTATGTATGCTTTATCAATATCCGATTTATCTCATGTCTTTCAACACAAGTCCGACTATATCATCATTATATTAAAATATAATGTCTCGCACTTCGGAACCTGACTCCTGCAATTTTATAAATTCTTCCTTAGTTAAATCCTTTCTTATTTTATATAGAAAAGATGGAACTTGCTCTATATATGGTTTTACTATTTTAATAAACTTTTCGCAATCTAGTTCAGAACTAGACGCTATAGAATAAGTACCTTTTCCTTCTTTAAAAGGTCTGAAGTGTATACCCCATACTTCATCAAAGTAACTTATTATTGTTTTAATAGTGGTTTCATCAACACATGTAGCTATCTTAATAGTGTGTTGAATAGAGCTTCTTTGCTTTGATGTGTTAACATTAATACATCCATCGTCCATATACCAGATGGCTAAACCTAGAGGATTTAACCATTCTAATAGTTTTCTAGTAATAGTTTTCTTTGGAACGTAAACAGACCTACGCAGTGCTTTTATAGTTGGGATAAGAGACATCTGTGAGTACAACACTTCTTTTCCAGTATTATATCCGCACTTGGATATATATTCTTTTACCCCATTATTCTTAATTCCATAAGTGTTTAATAAGTTAACTTTCCACTCTAAATACTCTCTCTGCAGGGTAGAATGAGATAGTTTAAACACATAATTACTAGATATAGTTCCATCTCCTATTAGAAGAGCTATTAATAGACTCTTCTGTTCCTTACTAAGTCGAATAAATTTTCTTTTTGTCATACCTCGTTTAATAAAGTTAGTTTATTTAAACGAAGGTTCCTACTCCCTCTCGGGATAGTCTGTGAACCTTCATCCTTATAAATATACAAGAAATTTTGTCAATTAACAAGTCCTTCCTGTAAATATTTATCTAGGACGCTTGGCTGCGGATTGTCCAATCCTACATGCTTTTTACTATGTCAGCAATAGTTAGTTGCTGCCTTTAGATGTATTCCTACTCTAAATTAGTACATATAGGCTCTAAGAAGTTCCCCGCAATTCACGAGATTTAAAGACTACAACTCTGTTTATAGTCTGAACCCTATAACCACGTCTAAAAATGGCTAACATAAGCTACATTTTTTTCACTTTCTGATAAAGCTACTAATTTCATCTACATAAACGATTGCAGGGTCTGTGCTGGAATACGAGAAGATATAAAGTATATTGAATTAGCAAAAGATGAATATAATTCCTAAGCAAAAATATTATAATAGTCTACTAAGATATTATTATACTACTTAGCATACTCTGGATCTAACATAGTTTTCTTCTCTTGAAATGCCTTATCATATAAATTAATAATATTATTAAGGCAAGTCTTAAGAGTATTATTTACTTTTATATTAGGAATAATATCTTTTAATTGATTAAAAGTGCTTTCACGTAAGTTAGTATTAAATCTAATTCCATTATAACTATCTATGTTATATAAATCAGAAATGATATTACTTATTCTTTTATCAATGTCTTTTTTAAATATATTCTATACTTCTTTATTATTGATATTACCATTTGTATAATATCCAGCTTCTATAGAATCCCTATTAATAAAATAGACTGTAAAAGGTATTAATTTTTTATTTTTACCTTGTTCAGTTATTTTATATTTTGATATATGTTCAAAATATTTTCCTACCTTATCTCCATCTATTATCTTTAATCCCTAATCTTTAATATCTTTGTCTGTTAATATTACTCCTTTACCATTCTTTATATTATTACCTTCTACAGAATAATTCTATAACCAGCTATAATGACCTACTTTTAGTAATTCTTGACGATTTTTATCTAGGGCAATTACATCCCAACGTTGTCTTTGCAAGTCATATTCTAATTTAGTGCGCTCCCATCCTACATATTTAGGTGCTTTTGGGTCTAAGTTATTTACTTTAGGTCTAGTTAAAGTAATATATGTATTTCTACCATTATTCTTACTTAAAATAATATCGTACTTATCTGAATTAATCTAAGTAATTCTTCGGACTTTAAATACGTTTGGATTATCTAAGGCTTCAGCTAATGATTTATTTCCTAAATTAAATTTAGAAGCATATAGATTGGACATTACTAATTCGGCGGCTTCGTTTGTTAAATTGGTAATTTTGTATCCTTTATAAATACCTTTAGCTAAGCCGTCAAATACTCTCTATACAGCTTTTCTATCCTTAGTATCTGTTAAGAAAGTATTTCGTACTTCTTCTGTATCAAATATATTAGTAAAGTGAGTATTTCCTTCATTATCCTAATACTCCCAACTAATCCTTGCTGGAGCTAAGTCTCTTGCTCTAGTAACATTCATAGCATATTCTATATTACCTACAATAGGCTATATAGTATCTGTTAATGTTCCATTTTTAGCAGCAATTCTTCCAGCTAAGAACATTCTTATATTAGCATCCTTTTCTTGTTCAGTAGGGTTTGGATTCGATTTGTTATAACCTTTGAATTGATAATAAGTATCAAGAGTATCTAAATTAATGGTATCTTTATATTCCCCATTTATATACACATTTACTACGTCAGAAGGTATAAAATCATTATTATTATCAACTTTTTCTACTGATTCCTATTTAGAATTTAAAAACTGTGCTATTAAAGCTTTATTATATTGAGTAATAGATTCTTGAGAAGGATCAAAATCATGAAATGCTTTAGTAGTACGGTTCCAACTTCGGGCTTGTTTTAGTACATCTTGTACTTGAAATATTTTACCATCATATTTATATTGCTATACTATATGATATGCTGGAACCATTACACATCCAGAGCCAGGGTACTTACGTTTAATAGCTTTTTTATTAATTTCAGATATAAACGCAGTAGTTACTGTAGTGTATAAACTTGAATCGCTAAAAGGTGCTAGTAATTCATCTAATCTATGAGATGTATTTAAATTAAATTTCTTCTTTAATTCATTAACTATAGATCCAGCTAAATCCATATAGTTAGGTTTAGGTTTGTAATTTTCAATTAATACCCTACCTAATAAATCATATAGTTCAGATCTAATTAAAGTTGTTGATAAATTACTATTCTAAGCTTGAATATATTTTGTTACTGCATCTATTTCTAATTTAGAAACTAATACTGATAATTGTCCTAATGATTTATATACAAGTTTAGTTCTATCATGCAATCGTCCACCTGCTTCTAGAGCGGCAATAACCTATGAGAACTCAGTTAACTCAGCTTCATCAATAGTATGATCTGCGTCCATCTAGATCCCTAAGCCATCAGTATCTAATGTCATATATCGTAAATTAGAAGAATCAGCCCAGGAAGAAGATGGGTTTATATTAGTAGCACCATTTTTAACAGCTGTATGATTAGCAACATAGTTAATCTACATTTCTTTTAATGGTTGATAAACTTCCCGCTAATCTATAGTACTATAGTTTATATTTTTTGTCTGCTTAAACCCTATTGTATTTATAAAATCAACTACACCAAATGCGGCTACATCTGTATAATGCAACTCTCCATTAGAATCTATTTCTTCAGCATAGATACCACCTAATGCATTATAAAGCTAAAATAATGAGTTAATTGTATGAGTTCCTTGTGGTGCTTCAACCACTTCGGTATTCATATCGGCCTTAACTTTTAGATGAGTTCCATCTGCTTTATAAAAATGATATACCTTATATTTTGATATAGAAACATTTCCCGAATTCCCTGATATTGTAGTAGGTGCTTCTATAGTATAATAATTACCGTTAGCATCTCTTTTAAAATCTAGTATTTGGTAGTGTCTGCCATTTTCTTCGTAGTATAATTTTCTACCTCTTAATATCTAATCACCAAATACAACTTCTTTTCCAAGAAAGTCAGAATGGGTTAAATCGATTTCTTTTCCTTGTTCATTTGTCCAATTACCATTTTCATCTCGCCAAGCTTTATCAGTCATTTTCTTAAAGACATCATATAAATTAATATCATTATCTTTAAGAGAATTTCTCATTCGTTCAGCGGTTATTGTAAATGTTGCAAATTTTAATAATACAGCTGACATTGTTCTTGAATCAAAATGATGCCAAATAGGTTTTTTATCTACCCCTACTTCCTAATCAAGTAATGCAAAATTTTCTAATATAGAAGTAAATATATCAATTAAAGCACTACCATCATGAGCATCTTCTGTTGCAGAATCTCCTCTAAAATTATATATTGGAGCTTTAAGATCTTCTATAATTGCAACATTCATTTTATGCCTAGGGCCTTTGATATTATTGCTCTATACATATTGTAAAGTTGCAGGGATAATTACATTACGTTTTAGCTAAGTACCCTAAGCAACATTAGTTATTTCAGTAACAGTCCTACTGTATACATTCTATACTACTCTGGCTATATTTTTATTCTTTATAGTCTAGATTTTCTAATTTAGCCATACTAAATCATTTACTCTATCGTTAAATTTATAAGTGCCATCTTCTAAAATTTCAGATAATTCTGGAACTTTATCGGGAGTAACATTAGCCTCAATTAATCTTTCATTAATATCTATTTTAGATTTATCTGGATGTGCTATTTCAGAACCAGTTAATTCTAATCTTAAATTATTAGCTAATAACGAATCAGTATAGAGATACTTTTCTAATAATGGATTAAGTTCTACGCTAACACCTTCTGGAATAGCTTCCCCTTGAATATATTCTTTACCACCAGCTTTAGCTAAAATTAATTTATTATTCTTTACCCATTTTTGATAATAATCGGTCCGTTCAGCTGTCTTAGGAAACATTGATTCTATAATACTTTTTACAACATTTACAGATTGAGATTTACTTCCAGAATCATCAAAATTAGTTGTATAGAATATAGTATGTGAAGCAAGTAAATCATTAATAAAATTAACGCTTTCTCTTCTAAATATATCTGCTACAGCTTCGGGTGATTTTAGCATAGTACCCTAATATACTAAACTTTCATTCAGTTTACATCTTTTCTTTCCATTTATAGTAATAGCCCTATAATGAGTATCTAACATAAGATCTACATGGTGTTGCTCAGCTAACTATAATAACTATTCAGGAGATAGTTTACTAATCCGCTCATTAATAGCTTCTACTGTGTTATATTGTGGCCCAAATATCTTTGTATAATCAGATATAACATTATTTAATGCATTTTCATACGCTTTTCCTATAGTTTCTGAGAATAAGTCTATTAATTCTTCTGTATTTAATTGCCATATTGTTTTACCATTGTATGATTTACCCGGCATATTTAATGCCTTATCTACCCTTACTGGATAAGTTACAAAAGAAACCTTATCGGAATAAGTAGTAGGCTATATTAATACAGTGCCTGCTAATGGGTTCTTTTTAGCATTAAATTTTGAACCGTCCCAAGTAGGCTAAAAGAAATTACTATAAAAATTCTATATAATAGACTGGTAGGATAATTCCCCAAGACTCATTTGTCTAGTATTTTTCTTAATACCAAATTTACTAGCAGAATCTGTATTAAATACAGGATTAAGTACTAAATCATTAACTTTAGTAAACAATAGCGGAGTAGTAGCTTGCCCTTTTTCAACTTTCTCAGAATCTCTATATTTATTAATGTAATAATTTAAATTACCTCCTAAATAAGAAGTTCTATTATTAGCAATAGCGTTATTATTAATATCCTTAGTAGCACTTCTAGAAATACTGCCAGTTAATATAGCTCTTGCTTCATTAAGATTATCGATCCACGCCGAACTCTAACCAAGTAAATAGATATCTGGAATACCTACTGCATTAGATCTAAATACCCCTTTAGGAATTCTATCACTTTTAGGGAATCCGTATGAATTTAAGGCAGTAACTTTTTTACTTATATAATCTTTAAATTTTAATTTATCCCCAGAATATTCTGGATGAGTATTAAAATCACTATATATTTTATCAATGGCTGTGGCTCTAACAGCATCAATAAGCATAGCATTAAGGAATGTACCCTATTGTGTATACCCTTGTTTATATAAGTATAATGTATTTAAACCATTTTCAGAATAAAGATCCTAGTGTAGATAATCATCTAAGAATTGTAAAGTATTAACAAATAACTACTTTGCAACATCATTCTATGTAGGATTAAGTAAATCTTTTACATTTTCTATAGTACCTAAATCAATATCTTTAAACGCATCATTAAGTACCTTATTTAGATTAGCTTCAGTACTTCTATAAGATTTATTATTAACTATAAATCGTAAAGTGCCGCTTCTATTAGTTGCTAATTGTTCCCCTGAAACATTTACTGCTATCTATACTTTAAGTGCTTGCCTATTTCCATTAGGATCCGTATATACTGTATTTAATAAAGTTACTACTGCAGTACGGTTCTAATCACGTAATGTAACTTTGTATTTATTTAAACGTTTTTCTCTTGTTTCTTGTAAATCCCTAATTAGTCTAGTATTAATATTATTTATTATAGTGTATAAAGACTTAGTATCTGTATATTTCTTTTTAATAGATACTTGCTACATATTAGTAGCTGAACTGTATATAGACTATAAATAACTTGCTTCCATAGTTCTATCAGCTACTCCAGCAAGTACATTTAATTTAGGATAAGCAGTTCCAGATAACCCTTTTTCTGTTATGTCTACTACATCAATTTTACCTAATTCTATAGCATATTTAGCAATAGAATAAAGAGTGTCTATATAATTTTGAGAAATACCCGCTTTTTTTGCAGCTTCCTAAAAGTTACTATTTATTTTATTACCTTGTATATCGTATATTGCCAAACACAACTATCTCATATAGTATGTTGGATTACTATGAAAGTTTAAGATTATCCTCTGTAAAGCTGGCCAAGAGTTAAATGAACTAGAAGTAAAAGCTTTCTAGAATAGTATAGAAAAAGCATTAGTAAAGTCATTCATAGAACAGTTTTTACCTCGATAACCTGTTTCTGTGTATATCTTAATATCTGTGACAAGTAATTTAGAATATCTAGATATATCTTTTAATGCATCTCTATTTTCTGAATTTAAATGATCTTTATGTTTATGGTCTGTTCCTATATAGAAATTATATTTTAAATAGTCTCTATCAACCTCACTTCCTTCAGTCCCTTTTATAGGTCTGATAATATTATCGGTCATCTACTTTAAGCAATCATCAAAATATACTAAAGAAACATAAGAATTTAACGCCTGATAAAATAGGTCTGTATTTCCTGATATAGTCTTATACCAGCCGTTAGTTATTTTACTATCAAGTTCTCCTTTTTCTTTATATTCTGATAATAAATTAAAGAACTTATTAAGAGGAATAATATACTTAGAGTCTAGTTTTCCTTTAGTATTAAATACTCTTTTAGTCTCTGGGGTATAATTTTCATCTATTGATTGTAAATACTGAATAATATTATTGTAATAAGCATTCTTTAAGTTACATATAGAAATATTTAACTCTTCTGGAGTGCTAATACTTACATTATTCTTAGTGTCTACTATACATCTATGTAAAATTTCTTTACCAAACTCATCTCTTCTAAATTTAGCTGCTTTTATATTAGTCCCATAAAACCCCTCTTCTATTTCTTGCAACTTCATAGCAGTACGAGTTTGTTCATTTGGCATATCTTCAGATCCTTCGATAGAAGGAGAATCAGGTTCCGTAAACTAAGTTACGGAAACCTTACCCTCTGCAATTTCTCCAAGATTTTTAGTTACTAATTCTTTAAGATTAGCTTTCATAGTATCAGGTACTCCTTGCTATTCATCTATTCCCTAATTAATAAAATCTATTAGATCATATACAGACTTTTTAAAATCAGGATTATTAGTATCTTCTAAATTCCATTCGGCGTCTATTTTATCTTTGATAATCTTATCATATATTTCCTAAGCATTATCAGTACTTTTTGATCTTCTTTTTAAAGTTCTAAGTAATCTATCTCTAGTTTGAATATTTTTCTTATATGTATCTGAATTCTATTCTGCTTTTTTAAATAAATTTAATATACAACTCATTTTAATTAGTATTTACATGATGTTTTATTATCACTTACTTCTTTTAATAGTATGTCCATAGAATTTGATAAAGCTTCGTAATCATCCGCTATTTGCTCATTATTTTCAATTCCTTCAGAAATAGCTTCTATAGCTTTATATAAAGAGTCTTTATCTGTAAGTGCCACCCCATTTCCTAAATGATCTTCTACTAACTGTTCTACAAACTGTTTATCTTCCTAATTAGTCATACTATCCATAATCTGCTACATCCTATTCTTAATATAATTTAAATCTGGAACCTACGGTATATTTTCATTAATAACAGGTTCTAATTCAATAAACTCATCATAATCTACAGAAGAATCCATATTAATACTTAAAACATTGTTATTAATAACTATATTATTATCAGAATCTACATAAACACTATTTTGGTCTGTTGGATCTATTTTTTGACCTATTCTTTCTTCTAAATATTCCTATAACGTAATAGGAGCCTTCTCCCCATAAGTATACTTTATAGGCATACTTAATAGTTTGTTAATATCTAAAGCCGAAGAAGCTTGCTATGATAAACTACGTTTTAAATTATTATTTATTTTTTCTTCCACATAATGCTCTCTTTCTTGCAAATTTTCTATTTTTCCAGCTTCTTCCTAAATAGAATTTAAAGCTGCCCCTAAATTAAGATTCTATAAAATTTGTGGGACTTGATAAGTCTAAATAGACTCTTGTGGTTCCTTTAACTATTCTTCTTGTTTTGGAGTTTGTAAATCTTCTTTTAATTTACCAAAATTTACGTAGAAAATAGGCATGTCAGTTTCTACATTTATTAAAAATAATCTAGGATCATTCAGACAGCCTTTTAATACCGCACTACCATTTACATCAATTATTAAACTACTGCCTATAGGGTCAGTAAACATACCATGTTTAAAGTAAGCATCCGTGGCTCTTAAGCCGTCTGTTTCAACATCCTCTGTAGTGCCATGGAATGCTAGAGCTAATGTTCTATCAAAGTCATAAGCTGGTTTAAAGTTATGCCCTGGCCCACCTATTGGGAATGTATCTAATATTTTATCAGAATTTACTTCTAATTTATTACCATCTTTATCTATAAATTGGATCTTATCCCAATCTTCATAAGGCCCTTCTTCTAAACCTACTTTCTTAGATATTTTATAAAGTACTTTAGCTAATAATACTGGAAATCTCTTCATTCCAGTATCGTCCCCTAATTTAATAGTAGCTTTATTTATACCATCATCTACCTCAATATCTGCACCGCTCATTACTAAACTAACTGGACTTGTCTTTTTAAATCCAAGTGAATTATCATCGTTAGTATTCATAGAGATAATACGATCATGTTCAAATGGTTTGCCAGTTTTACTGTAGATGGGTTCTCCTACTACTTGTTTAATAGGCCCTTCAAATAACTAATCTATTCTATTTAAATATTCTGCTGCAGTAGCCGGTTCTATATAAATACCTACTGGTGTTTCTCCTTTCTCTATATATTTTTTATAGAATGGGTTATCCTATTTTATATTAGTTAAATATCCTAAATAAACACCTGTATCATTAACGGCTCCTCCTAAACGGAATTGTCTAACTTCTGTACTTAATCTATCATTAAATTTATCAATAAGATCACCTATTTCATTATAGCCTCTTTTAATTTCCTCTGAGGTAGAACTTATAATAGAATTTACATTATCTACTTCTTTCTATGAGACTTTATTTCCGTTATTAATTCTATCCTGCAGATTCTATTGTAAATAAAGTGCATTTTTGTATCGTAATATCTGAGTTATGTAATTATCTTGCTCCTCATCAGTCTAAAATACAGATGTAAGTTTTTTAGTAGCCTCTTCTTTAAAGTTAGAATAAGCATCGCTAAATCTAAGCAAATTTGCACGGAAATTCCATAAAGATCTATACATACGAATGCCTGCGGCGTCTGTTTCAAATGGAAATATATCTGTAACTTTTTTATCTTTAATGATTTGAGTTATTCTAGTGAAACTATCTTTTTTAGCCCATATTAAATCATGGAATGATATACCTCTATTCCATAAGGGAATCATTCTAACCCTTGGGGTCATTTCTCTCTAAAAGACATTTACATCATTTTGAGCTTGGCTCTGTTTTTCTTTTATATATTCATCAACTAGTTCATCCTTTTTAAGTGTTGTATCATTAGATACAAATACTACCGCGTTTCCTCCCCAATCGCTAAGTGTTTTAATATCATTACGAGTAACAATATAAGGATCAGAAATTACAGTATATGGATGAGATTGTGCATATTCTTGTAAGTTTCTAATTGGAACTCTTCTTTCTTTATAATCTGACGTATATGTATATCTACGTATTGCAGTTAATCCAGAGAATTGTGGGGTAACATCTATTTCAAATGTTCCATTATTATCATTAGCTTTCTAAGTTAACTATTTAAATATATTTTCATAGTTTTCTTTATTGTTTGCAAATGCTTTTTGATCATCTTCGGATAGTTTGCCAATATCTCTAATTTTATAACTTTCAGGATTCGCTAAACCACCTAGAGTAACTCTACAAATTTCTCCATTTTTATTCTTAAATTCAGCTACTATAGAATATACATAACCGTCTATAGATAATAATTCTTTTTTCAACCCAGTAAAACCATAGAAATTATCTGTTTCGTTCTATGGTCTAACTACTATTTTATATTGAATTCCTTTTTGGAATGTATCTTCATCAATAATATCCTTTATACTTTTACTAAGTAATTCATAATCTCTTGCAGTTCTTCCATGATATAAAAGTACTGATTTAAAATTTAACATTGCTGAAGCGTATGCATTTTTATCTTCAGGGCTTTCAATAGTCTTATCAGGTTCAAGAAGCATTTGCATATCAGACTTGGGGCCGCCAGCCCAAGTATTTCTCCAGCGTTCTATTTTATTTTTACCTCTACCTTCTTCTTCCACAGCTAATCCAGTAAGATGTACTGATCCATATATTCTAATTGGAGTTTTAGATTTATCTAATAGTAAATTATTATTTATTTTAATATCGTCGTCTTCTGAAGCCCCAACTGACTATCCTACTATTTCTACGGCTTGCTCATTATTTTCAATTATTGTGTTCTTATCAAGCGAATCATCTATAATAGGAACTTCTTCTGATTCAGGATTTGTTTGTTCGGGTTCAGGATTTATAGTACTTTTTGTAGCATTATTCTACGTAGGTTCTGGATTCTGCTGTGTTTCACTAGATATAGGTGATTCTGGATTCTAAGTAGTAGGTGGCTATGTATTTGGATTTTGTTGCTGTGTGGTCTACTAAGATGAAGCTTGCGGTTCTGGATTCTAAGTAGCCTATTGAGTAGTTTCCTACTCAGTAGGCTTTTGTGGCTACTTAGTAGTGGTTTCTCCTTTTAATAATTTATCAAAATCCTCATTAGAAATTAATCCCAACTAGTCAAGTAAAGCCTTCTTGGCTTTAATGAAGGGGTCTAAAGCGTTCTTTAAATTAGGGGCTATTGCTTTAATTCTAGAAATAGTATTCTAACCTATATAGTTACTTAACCCATTATCTATAAATATAGAACCAGATTTACCTCGACTCATTAGTGTATATAAAGTAGATAACTAATTTAATTGATCATAAAGATCTGTTGGTACTTTCCATTTCGTATCTACTACAATATAATCAAACTCCTACCCCTATATTTCTTTTGTAGAGGCAACCAACAATGTGCTATCCTTTGCTAAATTATTTTTTAACGTATTATATGCAGCCCCGTTAGTATCTCCTACAAAAGCTATAGTACCATGTAATTTAGCAACTTGTTTAGCATCTATTGTTGGGGTAATTAAATCACCATTAAGTACATCTTCATTATAAACTGCAAATCTTAAATCAGGAATATTTTTTACAATCTTTTCTGCTTTATTGTTTCCCTATGGATCATCATCTGATATAGCATTTAACTATTTTAATAGATTAGAAACCTTAGTTAAATTCTAACTTTTTTGTAAGTTAACATCCCTTAAAGATATAGATAAATAAGAGGATCTTATTGTAAAGGCTCGGTCAAAATCAATATTACAAATACCTATATTACTTCTAAATCCCTATTGCATAGTATCTCCTAAAGCAACTACTGTTATGTTATGTTTTTTAGCAAACCAATTAATTATCTATAATTCTGGAACGCTAAAATGAGTTATCTCATCAATAATAATTAATTTAGGAGCATTTTTTGGATCTGCTAATTTTACAGATGCTTTTAATTTTGAAATATCCCTATCTAAAGTAGTAAGTGTGGCTTTAGCTGCATCTGTTTCTAATTCAGATATAAGTTTTTCATAGGTGTTAGAGTCTATAAATTGTAGCATAAAATCTCTACGTGTTTTAGCTACTCCTTTTCCTATAATATTCTTAAGATTTTTAAGCTAGTCTTCTTTAGGGGCGGATAACCATATATCATCAGATGCTATATATCGTGAAGCATTTTTGGCAATTACTGTTGTTTTACCTGCTCCTGCACCCCCCTAAATAAATACAAAGTTACTTAAAATTGCTTTCGGGTTTTTCCCTTTAGGATCGACTACTTTTAATGCATAGTTAATAAAACCATTAAATATTTTTGGGTTTTTAATATGAGCTAAAGCTAGTCTAGATGATTGCTCTTGAATAGTAAGAGGAACTGTTACTTTATTTTCATCCTTAGATTTAGCAGAATCTTCTATATTAGATTTTACAAAGTTACCCATTTCATTAGAACTTATTCCTGAAATAGTAGCTAAGTAGATTAACTTATCATATTCCGTAAGTTTTCCGTAACTAATATGGTCATCAAGATCCGCGGTAGACTATTCTAAAATTTTACTTAAATCTAATAATGTTTCTAACATCTTAGATTCATTCAAAATTTCTTCAATAGTTATCCCACTATTTAATGCCTTATGCAGATTTATATAGAAAAGATTTTCTATTTTATGTAATTTAACTGCTGGATTATCATCTACTATCTTTTCAATTCCATCTAATAAATCAAAATGTATACCTTTAATAGTAAATCTTACAGCATCTCTATTAGCTTTAATAATATCAAAAAAGTCTAACTTAGCCTTTACATATTTCTAATCAGCGACAAGTAACTTTCTTGTTTTATTTACCTAATTAATAGCTGATAAGGATGCCCAAGACATTGGGCTTTCTGGATCTATTTCATCTAAAAATCTTTCAATTTCTAACATATACATGTTAGCTATATCTTGAGGTAATGTAGGAAGTTCTTTAAAATCGGGATTTTCTTTGGGATGATTTTTAGCAAAATCATTCATTACTTTATTATGTCCTGCTGGAAATGCAATACCCTGATCAACTCCAGCTGCATATAAGTAAGCTCTTACTAATTTAAGAATTTTGGAAGCTTCTTCTAAATCTTCTAATTCAGAATCAGTAAGTACAAAGTCTTCTACATTCTTCGATTTTAAGAATTTCTAATGAATTTTATCTAATAGTGATTCAATATTACCAGTATAATTTATACTTGAAGCAAACTTTTTAACTAAATCTATTATAGGATTGTCAGAATCTATTTTAGCGCGTATTTCATTAAATAATGATACAACTGGATCATTTTGTATTTCCTGTCTTAATAAATCTAACTATCTATTGGCTTCTTCTATAATAGGTCGTCTAATAGCTTCTAATATACTGTTCTTTGTATCTTCATCAATACTTCCAATATAGTCTCCTTCTTTACTAGCTAATTTAGCTAAAATATTAGGATCAGCATTTTCGTTATATCCTAAAAATCCATCTAGTAAATTTTTAGTATTATTGACATCCCCAGTATATTCAAGTATTTTCTATTCTAGTAGTTTTCTAGCTTCTTTTGGGTCTGTACCTTTAGTAATTAAATCTTTATAGTACTAAATATATTCAGGAACCAGATGGCCTACATCTGCATTTACTTTTTTTGAATCTGCGGTAGCACTGACAGTTAATCCAGAAAAGACTTCTTGTAAACTGGCTAGCTATGATCTGTCTGCTTCATTAGCATTTGCAGAGGAATTAGCTATTATAATGTTAGCTATATTAGAAGCTAATTTTCTTAAGTCATTGGTGCGAATATTATATTTTCCTAAATGTCTAAATTCTGGAAAAATATCACTAAAATGCTTTCCACTATTAGGGTCACCATTAAATAATCCAGCTAAATTATGGTTATATTGAGTAGTAGTTCCTATTTTTTTATTAGTCCCATAAAAGCTATCGTAGGGTTTTACTACTATATCTTCAATATAATTCTCTATGGCTTGTCTTATTTCATCTACATTAGATAAATCAGGTTTTAAATCTTTAAATATACCATATAAATCTTTTTCAAAACCTACAGAATTCTACTATAATTGTTTAACTGCAGATTCAATTATAGATTTAGCAGAATCATTTTCTCTTACTCTTAATACAGCATGCAATCTTCGTAAGAAAGCCGGATCTACATAATCTCCTGCTGTGTCAACTAAGTCTAATATACCGTCTCTTAACTTATACCAGGATTCTTTATTAAGATCTGCAATTTTATCTAATCTTTTTCTTTTTCTATTAAGAAAATCTGCATCAGATTCTTTTTCTAATTTCTTATCTCTATTTTCAAAATCTTCTTCAGATTCGTCTGGAAGTTTTTCATCATAAGAATAAGATTTAGCATTAGCAATAGGCCCGTCTTGCGCAAATACTTTAGCTAAAGCTTCTGAATTATACTTAAACAATAAAGCATTATCTTGTAAAGTTTTAATATGTGGGTTTACTTTCTCTGCAATAGCTTTATATAAATCAAAAGCTTCATCTAAATCTAAACTCTATTTAGATTTCTTATAATTTAAATATTCAGTTTTATAAGCACGTTTTTCAGCTTCCGTTAATTTATCTATTGTTTTACCTTTATTAGCTTTAACCCACTATTCATAGGTCATAGAGGTAAACTCGCTATTAAGATAAGAGTCTATTGCAAATAACATCTTATCAGTATATTTCATAGAATATTCTCCACTAAGAAATTTATCTCTTTCTTTTTTTAGAGATTCTACTTTATCTTCTAATGCTTTTATATTTTCAAGTCTAGTTGGGTTATTCTTAACTTCAGAACTTACAGCATCGGGTAATTTTTCTCCTTTTACTGTACCATCTTTAGTACCATAAGCAATTTTTAAATCTTGTTCTGCATTAAGTAACTTCTTAGTCATTTCTCGGAAATCTTGATGATATCTAGTAGAATATGCTACATCTTTTAACAGGGCTTTCATATTAATGAATCGCTATTCTTTAGCAACCATCTATTCAAATAACTAATCATCACTTAAATCTGTCCCATTAGTTGATAAAATATCCTGTATCTATAGTACAGATTTTTTTAATGTGTTATAAACATAATCATTCTAAGAATCACCTTTATCTGCCGTTAAATATACAGGATTTCCATCTGATCCATATTCATAATTAGAAGCAGATATATTTTTATTTCCTAATTTACCTTTATCGTGCCACTTATCCAATTCAGATAATACTTCATTAGTTTTTCCATTGGCAATGAGATAGATAAGTTCATCCTATGTAGTATCTCTATGAAATGGTACTTGGCCATTTGCAACGCTAACCCCATAAAATAAACCACCACCAAGACCGCCGCCAAGAAGGGACATTAAATATCTTTCCTACCAGTTTTCCCATGCTCCTACATCAGTAATTCCTGAATTATTTAAGAAGTTAGGAGAAAATTCACCTGCCAACTAATAAAGTTGTTTAGATAAGTCGGTTACAACTTCTTCAGTAACTTCTTCTAAACCCTCACCAAGAGCCTTACCAAAAACACCAGTTGTATGGTTTTTAATATCATCTGCATATTTAGATATAAATCCTTTACCGAAATCTATTCCTTTTTGAATTAGTTTAAATTTACTTTCTTTTGTTGCAGGACTATTTATACCTATTTGCGTAAGATCTGTAGCTATAGATTCTGATTCTTTCTTTATTGCACTTCGTACAGCTACCTTAGTTTCTTGACTTAATTCATCAAAGAACATTTCGCCTAAATGCATATACTTATCTACTGCAAACATACCTAAAGTGCTACCGAATGCTACTTTAGCAGCGTCTTCTTTAGATGCACCGTGTTCAAGCATAGTTTGATATACATCCGTATTAGAAATAATAGCCATATATGCTAAAGACGCATCAGCTCCAAGTCTAGCATTTTTCTAAGCTAACTCTTTAGCTGGTTCCACAAACTTACGTAACGCAGCTCTTCCTAATGCACTATTTTGCCAATCCTTAGGATTGCCTACATATTGTATTGGGGCCATTCCTTCAATTTTACCCATCTTAGCTGCTTCTTGTGCATCTTTTAATATACGCTAACTTTGTATTGTATAATAAGCCTCTGCGTCCTTATACGCGTTTGCCACTGCTGACTACGAACCTTTTAATTTATTAATAGAATTAGCAATTCCTTTTTGCTGTCCCCATTGAGTAGCCACATCTGCAATTAATGACGCAATATTTTCAAATGCAAAAGTATGCTCCTTAGCGTAATCGGAAGTTCCACTTGTTAACTATTGTCCTACAGCAGCAATAGTATTTAATAAAGTAGAATCCTAATCATTCCCCCATAATGTAGAAACCATTCCATAAAGCATAGGTAATGATTTACCCATTTCTCTTGCAATTAATGCCCCACTATATATTGTAGATATAGGACCACCTAGTAAGAGTGGTGCTACGGATAAGGCCATTTTAGCTACAGTACCAGTTGCCGATTTATCTAGATCATCAGAATCTAAAAAATCATATTTATTAATACCTTCACCGTCTATCGTAAGTATATCTGTAGCTGATAATACATCTTTACCTACTAAAGATCTACCATTTAAAGTTTCATAATAATATTGTCCTTCATCGTTTAATTTTAAATCACCTTTATTATGATGCTCCATTTGACCCGTTATAGGATTAGGGCTATCACCTTCCTCATCCCAAGTAGCTTTTACTAAAGGGTCTGAGAATAATTGTTTAGCCCATCCTATAGGATTAGATGTTAGAGAAATATCATTAGGAGAATAATCTTCCCATTTCTATTCTGCGGTATTCCATATTTTAGACTACTGTGCCATTTCGCTTCTAGAAAGAGGACTGGTGGTTTTTTGATTTCTACCTGCTATACCAGTAGCCATTCTATCTGGATTAGATATTACTTCTAATTTAAATCCAGAATCTTTTATCCGTGATTTAGCAGTTCTATTTGCATCAAATAAACTATATTCAAAATTATCTATTGCTGGCGTATCTTCATTAAAAGTTTGAAACTAATCTAATGATTTAGTATAAAAATCTTTAAATTTAGTTTCATTGAAAGTACCGTCTGCATTCTTAAAATTTTCATTTTGAGTAATGAATGGACTAGAAGTATATGCTGAATATGGTAATAGCTAAGTGTTGTCCATATTCATATCTAGTACATCTTTAAAATCCTAATTAGAAAAATCAGGATTATTTATTGTTGCTACAATCCAATCGTTTTCTCTCATAATTATCGTCCTATAAGATCCTTAGACGCGCTTTTTGCGCCAATCATTTTCTATAATCTTTGATATTTATATTCTTCTACTGTGGCGTCATCTTGATAAAGTTTTTGGCCTTCAGCGGTTTGGGCTTGATGTATATTAGAAGTAATTGGAATATAAATACTTCCTCTGTAGATATTATCATGACCATTAAAGTCATACCAGTTATCTGGGTCTATACTATATTTATTATCATCTGTAGATAACGCCTATTCAATCATACTAATTATATCTGGATCATCATTGATACGAGATATATAATCACTATTTCCAAAATGATTTCTACTAGTATTATCTACAGCATAGCCATCTACAATTAAGAATTGACCTAATTCACTGAGATCTATTGTACCAGAACTCATGTTAACTAATTTTTCTAGATTATGCTTAATAAGAACTTGAGCAATTTGTTTCTAATGCGTATCATCATATACTGAATTAATACCCATACTTCTCAACTCTTTATTGGCGGCTTCCCATCTATCAAGAGCTTCTAAATCCACTACTTTTCTGCCATTATCAGCCATTTTAGTTGGTAAGATAGCCATAGTACCACCGCTTCCAGAATACATAATATTATCAAAATCTGTATCTGATAATGGTACATTACCAAATGTAATAGCATATCTATCAGTGATAATTCCTTGTAGACCAGAATTAAGTAAATTATCTAAACTAGTCCTTCCTACTGGTTTACCTGTAGTATCTGGGATAGATGGATAATTTACACCATTAGCACTCATTTGATAATTAGTGCCCTTATTAATAGAAATATCCATACTATTACCACCAATCATTCTTACCATATCTGTATAAGGTCCTGATTTAGCTTTAGTAGATAAATCATCATTGTCATTCGAGTCAGAACCTGATTTAGACCCTTTTGTACCTGGTTTAGCTAATACCTATTCTAAAGTACCTTCCCAAGTAGTATCTTGTTCATAAGTATTATTAATTCCAGAAGTAATAAGGTACGAAATTAAATTTGCAGCCCCCTATTTTGGGTTCTTTGTATTTCCAGATTTTACCTATAATAAAGTTTGGGCATTAGTTGGAAGGGTAGTGTATATATAAAGTAAAGCTGCTTGAGCTTGCTCTTTCTAATCTTTAGTAATAATTTTATTTTTGTAAAGGCCATCTAATGTCATTCCTGTTTTACCTGCAACTTGCTCACTGGCTACTTTATCTAGTACTTGAAGACCTTGTACTATCTAGGATTTTTCTTTAACAGAATATCCAGATTGAGTCATACTGTTAGTTCCAAGATGAATTAGACGTTCTTTAATCATTTTATTAACTTCTCCAAGTCCTATACCATTAGAAACAGTTTCTAATATCTAATTTTTCATTGCATACGAAGAAGAATTACTTCTAAGGTATAACAAATTAGAGTTAGTCATTGCTTCGTATTTTCCTGTATTATTTAGGTATTCTTGCGGAGAAATTTGAATCATTTGTTCAGTATCCTTATCTAATGCTATAAGTCCACCAGAAGGAGTAATTGCATATTCATTAAGTCCTCCATTATTAGCAACTATTTTATAGGCTTTATCATATTCTTTTTTATTAAAAGACGCCTATTTAACTTGTATTAAATTACTAAGATAAGCACTTGCTATATCTGAAGCAGTACCTCCTAACGCCTATAACTATAAAGAATTAATAATACTATTTCCAATAGCCTACATGTCATTAGGAAGACCATCTACTTTATTAAGTAATTGAATTAATTCTTTCTGTGAAAAGTTATCGTCATCTGCTGTTTTACTTGTGGTAGTTGTTTTAGTAGTATCTTCCTTAGAACTTGTTGCGGTTGGGGTTTCCCCGATTGTGGGTATATATGTTGTAAATAGGGAGGCAAAGCCCCCCTATTGTAATTTAGGTATTATTTGCATCTTTGATTACTTTATTAATTAAATACTAACTATATAAAGATAGATTACCACCGTTTTTAAAGCGTAGCTTAGGATAATCGTTCATATTAAAGTTAGTAATTGGTACATAAGGATATCCATAAATCTAACCATAATTCTTATAAGAATTCTCTTTATATCTATTCTATATTGCAGTTAATGCTTTAGAATACTGGCCGTCTGTAACAGTATCAAATTCTGACAGGGTCTTATTTTCATTTCCCGGAAGAGTTTTCCATTTATTATAACGGTCTTTTAATTCAGCAATATTATTAGCGTACTCTAATTGATTCTTAAATTGTTCAGTTTCCATTTGGAAATTCTCAGCTCTAGTTCTATCAGTAGCCATCTTAGTTTTAGTTTCTTTTTCAATTCCTTTAAGATAGTTATCTATTGATTGCCAATTCTATTTAAGTCTGGTTGCTTCTAGTTCGGCTGCTAATTTATTATTATCAATAATAGATTTCATATTGGTATTTCCTAAGTCAGAACGCCTCTTTATATTATCTTCTTGACGCGCTAAGGCAGCGGCTGCTGTATGCTAAATTTCAGCATCGTCTTTTAATGCTCCTTCAATTTGGGTGGTATTAGCTTTCATTTGGCCATCCAAGACCCTTGCAGCATTTAGACTTGCGTCAGAAGTGTAAGGTTGACTAGCTGTAGACATTAACTAAGCAGCTGCATTATTATATTGCTAAGCAATACTAAATGCCCCTGTTACAGGAGAATATCTTTCATAAGTATTTTGCAATGCCGGCTCTAGAGCTTTATTAATAGTATCCGCTACTCTATTATTAGTACCAATAGAATATCCGAGTCTTCCTGCGCCTAATAAAGTTGTAGCGGCTTCATTCCAATATTTATTCTTTAATGCAGCAGCTTGTCGTTTTTTTAAGTCTACTTCACTTAGTTCATCAGGTTCTGAACCACCAGTAGGATTTTTATCACCGGTAGGTTCACCTTTATCAGGATTCTATTCTGGAGTTGGGTTCTATTCTGGAGTTGGTGTTGGCGGTGGTGTAGTGGGTCTTAGTTCAAGTTTACCTTCATTATTTACCCACACCTAAGAACCCCAATCATTATCTGCTAATAATCCTAATCTGGAAGAAGCTGCTTCTTCATCATTATTAAAAGCTAGAGGGGTTCGGTTAAACATAGTTTGACCTAATACTGTTCTTAATTTAGGTTCTGCTCCTAAGAATCCTTTTTCGGGATCATACTTAGCTGCGCTTGATCCGTATAGCCAATTATAACTATCATAAAGTTCTCCAAAATCATTGCTCTTATAACCCTTTTCAAATTTAGTTCGAGAAATATCTCGGGCTTTTTGAACTATGCTATTATAGTAATCAACAAAATCCTAATAAGATTTATCTGAATTTGTAGTTTTCCAATTATTATAAGCAGAGCGTACATCTGGTATGATACTCCCAGAATTTACATATCTTCTCTACTATTCATACGCCCCAGTAATGGTGGGCGCAACTGGAGGAATGCCAATTTTAGAAGTTCTTCTATTATGTCTAGCACCTTCCCAACCCGTTAATGGGGTAGTTGCACCATAAGGATGGCCTGTATCATCCCAACCAAAGTTTAACTGTGCCCACCCAGGTGAAACTAAATCTGGATTAAGTGTAGTGCCTTCAGCAGCTTTTAGAACTCCACCGTTTTTCTAAGACTGAGTTTGCTAAGTAAAGAATCTTCCATATCTAGAACTAGTAACTGAACTATCTCCAGTGGCTTGCGCTTGTTTGTATTTGTTAATGATTTGTTCCTGATATTGCGGAATATCATTAACACTTACTTGTCGTACAGTATTATTACTTTTATCATATACGTATGCAGCCTATCCTCCGTTTTTTGTTTTAGATACAGAATGCGGAATAAGATATAAATTATCATTAGTAGGTAGTGGTTTCATAATACCCTTTTTTATTAAATTTTGTACTACATCTGCCATTACCGCCCCATTACTAAATTCTGGAGTATAAGTAAGAATTTTGTGCATATATTTACTATAATTTACATTATAGTTATCAATATTACTAAGATATTCACTTAACCAATGCACTAAATCATCGTTAGTTAAGTTCTTAAACCCCTAATAAAAGTCATGTCTAACATAATCATTTACAACATTTCCAGTAGTATTTAAAGATACTGCTTCATGCAATTTTTCTGGATCTGGGTAGTTCTTAGCTAACCACTGGTTAAAAGCTTCATACGCAGAATTTGCATTATTGCCTACGGTACTGTTATTACCTGTGTTACCAGTAGCAGTTGTTGAACCCGCTACCGAACTTGATGAATAATCCGAATCTGGTGTAACATCAGTGGCATAATAACTTCCTAAATTAGTAAATCCTAACTAACTTAGTGTATATCTATCATTATTTGCATTTCCGTCAGTAAGACTAATAATAGCTTTATCAATACGAGATTGCCAATCTTGTTCATCTTCTGGAGAATCAAAATCATATCTTCCTTTAAGTCCTTTTAAAAATGAAATAATAGTAGCATCTCTTTGTGTAGTTCCTCTTTTATTACCATTTGCTGGATCTAACATTACAAATGCAGTAGGGTCAGATCCCATTAATTCTTTCTATAAAGAAGAAGTAATAATAGGAGACCCTGGTGTATATTTAATTTTATTAGATGGTTTTTCTGGTTCTTTATACTTAGGCATTCTCCTAAGTACATTTCCTAAATAACCTGCTGCTGCTCCATAAGCATCAAATCCGCTGGTAGCATTAGTAATTCCAACAGTATTTTCAAAACCACCCCCTAGCTTAGGTGTAATTGTTTCTGGATTACTATTAATTCTATTGATTAAATCAGAATAAGCGGCTCTTACTGATTTTTTATCTTTATCTTTAATATCAACACTATCTAACCAATCGTTGAATCCGCTTTCTGCTGCATCTACATATGCATTGAGGTCAATCTAATCATTACCTCTTTTGTATGTCCTAACAATAGGCTTTCCATCAGCCAATTTAGTAATTAATGCCATATAAAATAAAATAGGGGGCATAGATTTTAGTCAATGCCCCCATTAATTAAATAGTTTATTATTTTCTAATTCTTTTTACGAGTATACCGCCTTTGCGGAATACTGGTTCGCCTGCTTGTTGTTGTGGTGCGCCTTGACCCCCTGCTTGTTGTGCCATTTGCACAAATACTTGACAAACTTGCATTGCAGCTTGACAATCTTGATTCTAGAGGGCCTACATTGCTATTTGAGCAATCTGCATAATAGGATCTTCTTGACCACCCTGAGGTGCAGCTTCTTGTTCTTGGGGAGCTGCTTCTTGTTCGGGTGCTTCCTGCTCTGGAGCAACCTCACCACCCATTTGAAATTTCTTAATACTGTTTCTAGGTGTAAACTTCATAGTTAACTATTTTTTATAAAATTTATAATTAATATTAATTTATCTTAAATTCTATTTTGGAGCTATTAAATATAGCTATTATAATTTAATTAATTCTGTTTCTTATTAGGGTTTTCCACATATTCAGGTTCTCTATTATCTTGTGTTTTTAAACACTTAAACATATATTTCCCTAATGCTTTATAATCTTTATCTTCTTTAGACTAGTCAGCTTTTTTGGCTTTTTTTATAAGTACTCTAGAATTCTTTCTAGAGAAAATCCTCTCTCCTCCCCATAAATCATATTGATCACTGCCATCCTAATTAAGTACTTTCATTACTGGGCCTCTATCATCAGGAAATTCTAAAGAATCTCCTATTTTTACACCAGAATCTTTATTAAGTTCGAGTACGTATGCTATATCTTTTTCACTTATTGGTTTAGTACTATTAGGAGTTCCTTCTTTGACATTAATTACATTTTCATCTTCATCAATAAAAATAATATCAAGCGGAATCTTAGTATCTTTCATCCAAAAAGATACATCTTCTGGGGGAGTAAAATAAAATAGCATACCTTCATCTTTAGGTAGATTTTCTATATCCTGCAAACCTTTAGATTTTTCGTCCTCGGTTATAGCCTATTTTACTTTATATTTCTTATTTCCTACTTCAATATTAATCATTGTATAGAATCAGAGTTTATATCATTAAAAGATGCTGAAGTCTAAGATGTAGATCTCATACCAGGAACTTCGGGAGTAGATTTTCTTTGTTGTACTCCTACAACAAAAGCCTTATTGCGTGCGGCATTTTCAGCAGAATCTAGTTGCTATTTAGTATATATTGCGCTAGAATTAGGAGTTTGATTATTCTAATTAGGATTATTTGGATCTACCATTAAGAAATTATAAGCTCCTCCAAGTATGTTTTTCATTATTGGGTCAAATCTTCCAGATAAGCCTCTAAAAGGTCTTGTTGCGAGATACCCATACGGGCCGACAACGCGTAATGTGTTCCTAATTACAGGCCCTTTAGAATTGCTGAATTCCCCCGGTTTTTCCCAAAACCAAGCTCTATAAGGATTAGCATCTCTATATTCCCACCAATTATTATATTTTGGTGTACCCTCTGTAGAGTTATTTACAGGTGTTTGTTTATCACCTCTCCAAGCTCTCCAAAGTCTTTTAAAACGTCCTGGTTGTTTTTCAGGTTGTTCGTTAGATGGGTTATTTTCTCCCTTATTTTCTTCATCATTTTCTTCATCATTTTCTTCTTCAGAAGAATTATCATCTTCTGGTTCTGGATGAATTACGGTCTATGTAGTATCTACAGGAGTTTGGATACTATCAGGTGCTCCACTATAGGCTCTTGCAACTGCAGCTGAATCTGGGTACTCTGTAAGGTTGCCTTTATCATCTAGAATAGATACTGTATTATAAGTTCGATCGTTATTAAGAGCTGCGACTCCTAATCCTAATGCCCCTGTTAATACGTATGGAGAATAAGTCATTGCTCTAGAAGTAGCAGCCACAGGAGTTGCTATAGGAGTTGCTACAGATACACCTTCAGGCGTTACCATCTACATTACTGCTCTAGGAGTTCCTTGTGTAATGTAATTTCCTACAGGAGTGTCTGATAAACCTCTACCTACCCAAGATATTATTCTCGGAGCACCAGATTTTACTCCTCTACTAATAATAGAAAATACTGGTCCAAGTGCTTCGCCTACAGGAAGTAACGTAGCTGCCATATTACCTACTAAATTACCTGCATCTGTCCATTGCTACATAGCGTATGGGTTGTGTTCCCAAGCTTGTTGTACCCCTCTTACACGACTATCCCCAAATAATGCGCTATAATCTGAAGTACCATAGAAATTTCTATTAAATTCAGGGCTATAAGCAGCTCCCCTTTGAGCGTCTACTACATTAGTAGAACTATGTCTAGCATCTGACTAAGGGGCATTTGATATAGGAGTATACAAAGTGGGGTTAGTTATATCATAATCACTTAACTAATAGCTAAATGGTATCTACCCTGTCTGGGGATCTATATAAACTTTAGTATCTGGACTAGCTGTTTTTCCAGCTGGTCTCATATTTTCTGGAAGATCCCCCCATCGAATATATGATATTTTACGTTTTGCCATAATTATATAGAATTATTTGTATTATCTTTTGTATTATATAATATTTCTTTCGTTAATAATTTACCAGCTTGAATAGCTATTTCATCTTTTTCTTTTTGAGTAGAATCATTATTATACTTTTTGTACAATTCTTCTATTTTCTTAGTTATATCAAGTCTAAGAATTAATTCCTCTCTTTCTATTTCGGCTTGCTATTCTATATTTCCCCAATCAGATTCAGACACTACTGGAATTCCTTTATTAGTAATTCCTTCTACATCCATATTATGCTTACGAGCATGTAGGGATCCTTCTGGAATTATATTAAATTTACCACCTTCTCTAAATATATCTGAAATTACTGGAAACTATATTTCTAATAGAGTTGTAGTAAATGTACCTCCTTCTTTATGTAATGTAGTCTAAGAATCATTCTAAGTAGTAGTCTATAATGGAGTAGTTCTAGGCACATATTTATAATACGGAGAATTTTTAATTAGTTTGTATTTATTACGAAAATCTTCAGCTTCATCAGAATTATACCAATCTAATTCCTTCTGTAATGAAGGATGTTTATCAGATTTCATAAATTCTATTTCTCCAGTATCTGGATTCTCTGCGACAGAATATGCATGATACCCATCTTCATACTTAGTAAATAAGCCATTAAATACCCCAGTTTGAAAATCTTTAGGTTTACCATTATATTTCCAATAATCTTTCATTCTATAATCAGTAGTATCCTATAAGTTTTTCGGAAGACTCTCATAAAAAATTTGATACTTTTCATCATCTGTTAATTCTTTTGGGGTGCTTATAGAGCTTCCCTTTTGATATTTAAGAGTTCTGGCCACTCTTCTTCCTCTATATAAATCTTGTAAAGAGAATCCGTTTCTGCCTACAGGAACCTATTGATACCCTCCTTGTAGATTATAGTTTCTTCTATTTCCGTTTATTGCAGACATAGAATTTCTTATATTAAATCTATTCATTGAATCATTAGCAATATCTGTTATATATTGTTGCTATATTTTAGCATTTTGTATTTCATCATTTGCTTTATTTCGGGCATTCTGACTAAATAATCCGTATTTCTTACCAGATTTTTTTAATGCATCATCTACTAATTTATTAGTTCCAGTATATGATGCTCCTACTTGTGAAAAAGCATCTTTATCTTTAGTAATAGTATCAGCTTTAGAACCTCCAAAACCATTAATTAATCCTAACGGGGTTAATCCTAAAAAAGAACTTCCTAAAATAGAATCTATGTTAGTCATACCATCAGTACCCCCTCCTATAGCATTTAATCCTTTATTTAAAACCGAACCTGCTTTCATAGTACCGCCTATAATAGAACCTACAGGACCAAATGCCATAGCAGCATCCGAGATACCATCGTATACTGTATCTAAAGTTTGTGTTACGTCTCCTTTTGTGCCGTAATATTCAGATTTCTGAGGTAAAAAGTTATTAATGATATCTGAAGCTACGCCAATCCTAGCCATTGCATTACCAGCTTTACTTAAATTCTGCTAATGTTTTAATTGAGCCAACTATTTAGAATTTAAAGATGCTTCTGCTAAAGTACTTATTCCTGATGTATCAGGTTTAGTAGGTTTAAAAGTAGGTGCTACAGAAGCTATAGCCTATGATAGATTAGATACCAAATCTTGACCTATCTATGGAGCAGTACTTATATTATCAGTAGAATTATTACTATTTTGAGAAGTATTATATAGCCACTATAATAGATTAAATTTATCTGTTAAATTCTAAAACTAATTTTGCATCTAATTAAAATCTGGATAATCTCCAAATGTTAATTCTGGATTTGAAGTACCTAAAGGACTTCCATTAAATGTATTAGGCATAGCTTATAGAAAATAAAGTATTTACTGCATTAATAATGGCACGTTTTCTGCCATCATATCTAATTCTAATTTTCATATATTTATCTTTTAATTTAACTTCTTGATTAAGAGGGTTATCCCAAATTACTATTGCTCTATCTTTAAGGTCTTTTGGGATACTTAAAGTATTTGAAACGTCTAATGGTTTACACTAAGAGCCGAGTTCAATAGGAACTTTGTTGGGATTTAAATCAGTGGTATTTGCTAGGTTTTCTTTATCCCAAGCAGGCTCATTCTTTTCTATTACATTTAAAGGATTAATTTGTACATACCACTTATCCTCTTTATAGTGCATATTTCCACGTAGCCTACCGCCTTTGTTTAAGTCTATTGCTCTTGCATGATTCCATATATGATATTCTCCTGTATTAGGATAGTATACTATTTCCCCACCAGCTAATTCAGAAAAATCTTTATTTAACCCATCCTTTGCATAATAAATATCTTCTATTAAATTATAAGGTTTGGTTCTCCAATAATACTAAGGTAAAATAGTAGATTTCTTATAATATTCAGAATTATCTATTAATTCATGAGTAATACCTTTTTCTAAAGTAGGATATGAACTATTATAAGTTAAATTACTGCCATTATACTAATATAGTTCTTTGGTAGCTTCCTATCTAATATACATTGTTTGTTTATTAGAAGAAAAGCTATAACAATCCCCAACTATTTCATAATGAAATGATTCTGGTTCAGCACTATTACTAACAATTTCTAAATTATCAAATATTTTATGATATTGAGCATCTTTATTTACAATAAACTCAAACTCAAAAGGATGTTGTTTACCATACCAAAATGTAGGCTTTAACTATTCTGCAGTATCTATAATACCGCCATAACCATGTTTCCAGAAAGATGTATTTAAACTATTTAGTCTATTATCTTTTATTACTGCAATAACTGTTTCAATAGATGGGTAAGTAGTATTTATATCATCCAATTTCTTGCTTATATTAGCTTTAATATTTAATAAATAAACAGGTTCAATACTATCTTCAGTTCCAATATATAATAATGTATTAGTTTCAGGATCAATCTTAAACTGTTTATAATTATTTAAATTATCTTTAATGAGTTCATAAGTAATTATATAACTATCATCATAACCAGAACAATTAAGTATTCCTATTTCCTATTGACTTGGTGTAATTACTACGTTAGATAATGTAATACAATCTGAAAAAGAATTACCGTTTATAGATGTACCTAATTTAGAAATATATTTAGAAGTATTCCTATCAAAACTAAAATATTGATTTTCTATATTTTCAGAATAACTTGGAACCCAACTATAGAAAGTTATCCATTTATTTAAGACCTCATTAAAACATATATTCCATACATTTTCTTCAAATCCTTCAAGATTGTCGTAGAATGTAAACATTACGTCCTATTTAAATGCATTGTAATGAGTCTTGATATTTCTAATACCTATTATAGGAGTAATTTCTCTTTCCTTTAAAGTTATATTTTTATTTAGAAATTCCTAAATTCTAAAATCAGATATACATTCAAAAGAACTGCCATCGGTTCTCCAAATCTTTTTAGTTACTGTATCTATTCCGTAAATTGCTTTAGGAGTTTTTATAATAGAATCTACCCACTAACTCCCATGGGTATCAGAAAGGATTTTAGGATTCTCGGGTAAAACATTGGATGTGTTAATATAAATATTTCCTCCAGTTCCACTACCAGCTAAAGCTCGTTCATTAATTGGTATTAGGGCGATTCCGTGTTCAAATACACAAATAATATCTCCTCTCCATTCTTCTATTCTTGTAATAGAACCGTATGTTTTAGGATAATCTCTATAATTAGTTCCTAAGAATATTCTCCAACCATTTTGGAAAGCATCCTATACTTGAATATTAGAATAACTTATCCTATTGCTAAATTCATTCTTAATCCAAGGTACATCTGGAAGTTCGTAATGATACTAATTAGATAAACTTTTACTAAATCCTTTATTATAGCATAAAGCTTCGGGAATCTTATATGAACCCCCATTATTCATAGGATATAATGGGAAAAATCCTCTATTGTGCCCAAATAGAGCTGCTTCATCAACCATAGATTCATCAATAGCTCTAATTGATAAATTCATAGAAGATCGCACAGTAAGAGTTACATACATTCCAAGTTGTACTGCATTGACATCTCCTAAATTAATCTTATCAAAATTTTCTTTTTTAACAACACCATCTTCTACTTTATAATTATCTGCCCAACAATTTGGATTAACTATTTTATCATTTGTTGGTGAAGATGGGTCTTGAAAATTTCTATTTACTCTATGAGTAAATTTGCATATATAACAATCTCCTCTATAAAAAGGTATTGTAGTCTTTACATTATCTTGTTCTTTAGTAAATAAAGATTCATCGTTAATATCATATCTTTCAGAGATTGCAAAATATGCCGATTTATCATTGGCTCTAATCTAGAAGTAATTTATCAATTGTGCAATATCATATCCTGGGATTTTAATATCTATATAAGTCCCTACAGTATCAATTCCAGTAATTCCTAAATAAGAGCCATAAGAACCTCTTAATAAATTAGAAGCTCCTGTTTTAATTTTCTTTTGTCCTATATATTCGTACCTAAATGCTTCTTCAGCTTCCCCTGCTCTTGCGGAGAACATTGTATTACCGATAGCAACTAATTTAACGTTATCTTCAACACCTAATACTTTAACGGTTCTATACTATCCATTTATTGTATATTCATCAGTATTAGGAATAAAGTGAATATTATCAGGTTGTTGTGCTAATATAACCTATTCACTATTTCTACAGACTAATTCAGAACTATTAAAAATAGAATTTAAATATGGGGAATTAACATCATAATCTGGACAAATAGCTCCTTGTGCATTATACTATAAATTATCAAGCAGTACTTTTCTAGATTCAAAATTATGAGTTAATATTCTTTCGGCAATTATTTCTTTAGTAGAAGGTCTTTCTCCATTTTGTATATCTTTACCTATTTGAGATAAGAAACTTTCTGTAATACACTACTTATTTGCAATTGGTAATACTGGAGTATGGCTTTCTTTATCAATTCCTATAGTATAAGCCTAACATAATGTAGTAGGTATTCTATTTTGTCTTACAAAGAAAAATCCTTTTATTTTTAAAGTGTTCTTTAAATAATTTAACACTTCATCAGGTACTTTAAATTGTATACCTATTACTTTATTATTTGGAACATCCTTTTCTATTTTAATAACTCCTTTAGCATTTTCATATATATTTTTCTGAGATATTTGATAATTTTGTTCATTATAAGTAATATAGTTACGACTATTATCTTCTGAAATAAAATCAATATCACTATAGATAGGTTTATCTGTTAATAAATTCCCTCTGACATTAAATACTTCAGTTAACGTATAATCCTGCTATATAAATACAATTCCAAATCTATATATCTCATCATTCCAATATCCTACCTTATTATAAATATATTTAGTATCATAATAGGTATCTAAGATATTACCTTCGTAATTTTGATCTAAATTATTTATTTTACAAGTTTCATCTGTATTTAAATATGGTTTAAATCGTAATGCGCAATCAGCTAAATCTTCATAAGGTATTTTTGGTTTATCTACGTTAGCTAAAAATAATATATTCTGAGCAGCTGTTTGTGTTTTTGCGGAACCATAAATTTGATACTAAGTATTTATATCTGACAGAGGAACTTCTGTTTTTTCTTCATATCCAGTAATAATAAATACTGTATTACTTTCAGTATTTAAAGTAAAGCTATGATTTATTTTATATGCTTGAGTAACTGCATTCTACTGAATATCAGAAGTATTTATAGTAAAATAAATATTTACTTTATTATATCCTGTATCGGTATTATATAAACTGAATTGTACTTGCTTATGAGAGTTCTCATTTCTAAATCCAGAATAAATAGAATTAGGTTTATTTCCAATAAAAATAGATACTAATCCAGATTCAGCAAAAAAATCCGATTCATTTCCATCTTCATCTACATATCTGAAATAGAAATGATAATTTCCAACTGATAAGTTTCCTCCATAACTAACCCCATTAAATTTCAATTTAGGAATAGTATTAACTTTCTTATATAATGCTGTGTCAATCTCAAATTGATCACCCCTATCATATATATTAGTATCATTATTACCTTTTCTATCACATATCTAATATTTATTTTTACCTATTGGGCTAAATCTAGAATTAATTAATTTAGGGGTATTTTCCCCATCATTAATAATTAGATTTACTGAATTATCATAAGACCACTATGGCAACAAATTAACTGGGCTAGATAAATCAAATTGTAATTCATTTGTAGTAAAATCCACCAAGGAACCTTTTTGATATAATCTACCCTATTTCTTTTGTTCTTCGGTAAACTACCCAGATAATTCAAATTCTTCTCTTGTATACCATTTATCCTAATAACGATACATATCTTGATCTAAGCGGTAATTATGAAATGGGTTATATTCCCAAACTAAATTACCTTCTTGAGGATGTTGTCTTAATACTACCCCAAAATTATATTTAGTTTCTATGTTGCTCATTACTTATTGGACCTAAATTAATTATTTCTTTAATTGTAGCATTCTATTCTTCCTCTCTACCAATAGCCATTACATATCTATCTTTATTAACTGCTCCTAATGTTACTCTTAACATTTCATTTTGGGTATTAATTCTATACTAAGTATTAGCTAATGATTTAAAATCAGAAGAATTTCCTTCATCTTCTTTTAAATAATAAACTGGAGTGTTTTCGTCAATATATAAGTTCCTAGGAGATACTTCTAATTCTTTTATTTCGTATGAATCTTCATTAGGAATTTTAACTAATGCTTTACTTGTATCTATATAAGATAACTAATTTATATAATATGACGGAGATACTTTAGTAGTAAAAGTTATATTTATAGTAGTATTCTAGATAGGATTATAATATAAGTTTGGGATATTTTTATTAGGTTCAATGTCTATACCACATATAGATACTTTTATATTAGGATTTATAGCTAAAGAACATGTAATCTAATAGTTATAATCAGTATAATATTTAACATTATCCCATCTTAATTTCTAAACTTTATCAATAATACTAATTAATTTATGATAATTTTTAAATGGGGCGGTTAATACATCTTCTGTTACATCTTTTTGATTTAATGTAATAGGTAATGGATAACCTGTTGGCCATTTGCTTTTATATTCAAATCCCTGCTATACAGATGTTTCATCGTACTACTTTATATTTGTATTGTACCAAGCAGACTATTTAAGCTAACCGTAAGTAAATAACTATACAGTATCATTAGAATCTTTTATAGCGTACATTATTAAATTTGGTCCATCACTTACTTTTCCATTTCCACTATAATAGTATAGATTATATAATCCGTGGGTAGTACTACTTGTATATAAAGTACCTTTTGCCCAAATAGATATATTTTTTTGATTTCCATCTGTAGCAGAATCATGGGTTCTAAATCTTATTGCAAGCACGTCAGCTTTATCTAATTGAGAATCTAAGAAATTATATAAGTCAGGATATACTTGTATATTACCAGATCTTCTTATATCATCCTTATAAGATATTTTAGCTTGGGGAGACACATTCGCTATATCATAATCATTATATATTCCTATACTCCATATATGATGCTGGCCTTCGACCATTATCCAGTAATCAGTGTTAACTACTATAGGAGTTAGTTCATAATCTACTGAAACATCTTCTTTAGTACCATAAGTTATACTTATAGGAGAATATACTTCTATAGCATAAGAAGCGGTTAATTGTTTATCATATTTTATATTACTTAATTTTACTGTTTTAGTAATAGCATCTAAAGAAGTAATATTACTTTCCTATCCCCCATAAGCTAATTGAATCTATTTAGCATTATTGCTATCCGTATATTTAATATTATCTGTAAAATTTAACGATTCTATAGATATATTAATAAATGGCCATATATTAGAAGAATTAATTTCTCCAGAAATATCATAACTCTCTTTATTGAATACTTTATATTGTTTAGTAACAGTTTTAGAAGTATCATCTAGATATTTAGGTAAAGAATATATTTCAGTGTTTTCTAAATAAAGTTTATTATTAGAAGCCTAGTTAGTATAACTTATATTTGGAACACTATAAGTTGTATTATTGGTAATAATATCATTTAGATTTATATTATGATAATCATCTATGATATCAAAATAATTATTAAATATATCACTATTATAAAGTAATCTATATAGATATCTATCTTCATTAGTATAATGGATACACAATTCAACTACATATAAAGAATTATTCTATAATTCTGTAATTCTTTTTGAAAAATATCCAGAATAACTAGGTCTTATATCTGTAAAGGATTGCTCTCTACTTTCTATACCTATTATAGAATTTGTAAGATACTCTGTTCCATTTTGTTCTTTATAAGTTTCTTTTATACTCGAATAAAGTTTTGGAGTAACTTTATAGAAATTAAAATCAATAGAATCTATTTTCTTATTCATTTCTGGATAAGAATCAATACCCCAATATAATATAATTCCTTTATCGTCGTGTATATATTTATATTGTTTTAATATAATCTCCCCAGAACCAAGTTTACTTAAATCTATATCAAAATGTCTTTTAAAAATACTGATATACCCAAATGGCATAGCCGGATAAATATCAATAGATAATTCTTTATTTTCTCCAGTATCAGTATAGATAGGCTATTCAATTATAAAATCACTATCAGTATAATCATTCTTTCTAATATACTTTTTAGGTTCAGATGATTCATAATCTGGAGATAAATAGGTAACTCCTGTAATATGTGCATCTGGAGCTATAGTATCTATCTTAGCCATATCATTATTGTAATATATAGGGTATTTTAATTTTAATAGTATATTTCCTGTAGAATTAATATTATAAATAATACTATTTAAATTAACTGCATTTTGGGCTTCTTCATTATCATAAGTCCAGTTAGTTGCTAAATAAATTTCATATTTATTTTGCTTGTTCTTTTTAGCGTCCCAACTTACAGAGAAAGAATTTATACATTCAAGCTAAACTAAAATAGCTAATTTACCACTTACTTTAGAAGAATATACGCTATAATTGAATTTATTATTAGTCTATTCTGGAAGAATTTCTAAAGTACTTCCTACATTTATAAAGAAGTATCCGTCTTCATCTTTATAAGTCCATTCTAATGATTTTCCTAAATCTATTATTTTACCATTATCTTGAACTGATACTACTGAAAACTTTATATATTTAGGAAGCTTATTTATATTTTTATCAAACCCATAAGCACTAATATATTTATTTAGAGTATTTATGTAAATTCTAAACTAATCTCCAGCATGTAATGTATTATCACTTAAATATATAAGCTATTTATTATTTAATATAGGGTTCTCTGGTGAAAACTAACCTGAATCTAAAGTAATTAACTTAGAAATATCTAATTCTGATTTTCTTTTACTTGAAAGTTCTTCAATATTACTTTTCTAAGGAGATGGAAATGAACCAATTTGTCCTTCATGTGTTAATGGATTATAAGAAGCAATATATATAATACCGCCTAATTCAGTAGTACCAACTGGGATAAATCCTGATGGTAATTCAGCATTAGGTATTTTTACATTACCCATATCATTCTGAAGTACATTATCATTTCCATTATATGTAAGTAATGTAGCATTAAGCGCATTACTTATTGTATTATTTGGGGCTACTAATGGATTAAAATCCATTATTAATCCATCGGAAAATGTATTAGAAGTTGCATCTTTTTTCATAATAATTCATATTTATTACAGTATGTTAATACATTTTTAAAATTTGGGGCATCCATAGTTTCTACAAATTCAGCCTTGTCTGAGATAAATTCATTAATTACTATTTGAAAACCTATTTTAGCAATATAAGGAACTCTAAATATATATTTACCTTTGAATGCACGTAATTTACATTCGTCTTTCATTAAACACATATTTACTTTACCGTAATTAAAGATTTTTTTCTTTCGGCCTCTTTTCTTATTCTATTTTAAGTAATTCTAATAAGCTTCTTCAGAAATTGCAAAATAATAGTATCCATCCCAAGGGATGTGTCTTCTTCTATATAATACTCGTAATCGAATTATCAGCCTTCTTAAATAATAAGAAAAGTGTTTTATAGGGTCATTACTTACATTACCTATATAACACCAAAAATCTTTATTTTTTATGAAAGTATCTCCTCCGTAACTGTTGTGTAAATATAATGAACGAAATCCAAAATTTAAAATCCGTTTAATATCTTGTTTAGGAACATCTGGAAATTGCTTATATAACTATTCATAATAATCAGATATTTTAGTTAGTTTCATAATATTAACAATATTGCATACCTTTATTGGTATTATCAGTTATTTTATTTTTTAATTTACTATTAACATAGATATTCTTAACTCTAGGAGTTCTGTTGCCGTACATAAATAATCCTAACTAATATCCCGTAAACATTGATTTTAAAAAATCTACATCTTCCCATTTACCATTTTTCCTTAATTTTTTAAAAAGTTCCCCTGTAAATTTCTGCATGTGAATATCGCTTTTAACATTACCATTTAATGGTAACTAAAAAGTGGCATTATTATCAATTACATCATTAAGTACTGCTTCTAAAGCAGCCTTGAATATTCTTTTTACTAATTTATCTCTATGTCTATCATTAATAATTTTTTCACAATCATTACAAGTAATTTTCAACTTTTTATAAGGAAAATTCTCAAATATATCGTCTATAGAGAAAGCGCATCCAGTACTCCAATATTTCATTGTATAGGTTTATATGATTTATTATGAATTTTTCTATTCCAATTACTTTTAGCATCTAATATCTAATCCATTTGATTTTGATTAAGATATTCTGTAACCCTTGCTTGATCGCACTATGTTATCCACTATGATTTTAAAGTGTTAGCTACAGAAATAATTGTAGCATTATTAGTGGCAATTCCTTCTTTATATTTAGTTACATAGGCGCAATAAGTTGCAATAGCTAAAGCTTCTTTATCTGTTAATTCTGGCAAGCCATTATCATCCAATATTACTCCTTTATATAGAATATTAATCTACCCATAAGGCTCATTAAAATAAAGAGTATCTCCAACTCTTTCATATTTTATATATTTGCCCCCTTGATATAAGGGGTGTTTAAATCCTTTTCTACTTTCTATATAAGATTCAGTATAAGCAGAAGTAATATCTCCATCTGGTAAAGTATTAGTTACATGATTCCAATCTTCCCAACCTGTAGTAACTGCTTCTATAATATCTGCATTACAAGGTAGATTAATTGGGGTATTACAATCATTTACGCATACTTTATATTGATAAAGTTTATATCTTTTATTTCCTATAAGATTCCAGGAAACCAAACCAATCTCTTCAAAAACATCTTCTGGCATTGTAATACCATATAATGTTTCCATTAAAGTTTCAGCATAATAGAAATTATTCATCCTGCAGTATATTGTTGATCGTTAGGTAAATTATTTGGAGCTTGTATTCTATAATAATTTACTTTTTTAATAGTTAATCTTTTTTTAACTTCATTATCTATAAAACTTATATTGTTATCAGATAATGAATTGCAACTAGCACAATTCTTTAATTCCTAAAGCTGTCTAGGATCTTTAAATATTGCTGTAATAGATACTGATTTTAATAATGGGGCGTTGAATACAAAGCAATCATTCATTCCATTTTCATTAGGGGTTGAATCTATCCATACGTATGGTTTATTTTTACCTCTTTTACGATACTTATGTAATCTAAAAGATTGTGCAGAAGTATAATATATAAAAGGCAATTGTCTATCACTTGATCCTATATAATCAATAGATTTTAAACCATAATCATTAAGTAGTTGTGGTATTTCAAAATGCGCCGTTGGAGTTAAATCAATATCAGAATTACACTTACATCTTTCAATATCTTTGCAATCTATAGGTATACAATTTATAGATATATATAAATCTTTAGCAGGTAATATTCCTTTTATAGAATATTCCTTGATTACCTATAAACGTTCATCTACTATATCTTGTTCTAATTGCTCCATTGAAAGGCTAAAGTTTGTGTGATACCCCCGTAACCCTCCAATAATATCATTATATATAGCAGAAGCTAACTTCTGAATTTGAGTCCACATAATATTAAAAGTAAAAAAGGCGAAGGCTTCAAGCCCTCGCCTTCATTATAATATTGATTAATTATTATTCGCCATCTTCATGAGTATCCTTTTGATCTGAATTTGCTTTCTTTTCCGCAGGAACTTTTACAATTCCGGCTTCAGGAGCAATTACAGTCAACCCATTTTCAAAATCTGATGCAACTGCTTGATTTACAAAGAATACATGAGTAGTAAGAGATTTAGTAACTTCACCAACTGCATCACCACCCATAATACCACGATTAACGCAATAACGAACTACATATTCATTATATTTTGCCCCAAGAACAGGAGCTTCATCTGCGTTAACTGCACCATAAGAAAGACGAGCGGCGGTAGGAAGACGAAGATTCTTCAAAATATATTGATAAGTACCGAAGCCTTCAACACCTTGTTCAATCTTGAATTGTTCGTCATAATCAGGATTCTTAGTTTTACCGTCTTCAAGATATTGCATAGTAGTAGGAAGTGCCGATTTAACAACTTCAAAACCGCCAAAAATAGGACAAGTATCTTTCTTAACAAATTCTTCAATATCCATACGAGTAAAACGTTGATATTCATCAGCACCCTTAATAGTTACAACTGCACCAGAAACACTTACTTTTACAAACTCTTTCTCATAAACAGTAAGCATAAACTTCTTAGTCATTTTCTTGATACGTTCTGCAACTTTGTCGGCGGTTTCGCCTTTTTTCCAAATAAACTCAATATAGAAAGGACGGCCTTTAAATACTAAGTCATTTGCATAGTAAGAATTAGCTGAATCCGAAAGACGAATGTACATTGCGATACGGAAAAGCTTATCTTCATCAATAGGGGCGGTTAATGCGCCAAGATTAAGAGTTGCTTCAGGAACTTTAGGTTCAGTATATTCAGCTTTAGTAATTGAAACCACATTGGGCTTTAAGAACTTAAGATGACGTTTAATATTAAAGCTGGCGACATTTCCGTCTTTAGCTTCCTGTGAACTCCACAGGGGAGTTTCACCAGTTGAGTAATCTTGATTTGCGTTGATTACTGTAGTTGTTGTAAATTGAAACATAATTAAAATTATTTAGTTGTACTCTATTGCTGAACTGGATTTGCAATAGTTTGTGTTACTGCACTGTGTGTTTGTAATCTAGGATCTGCGGTATTTTCCATTACCAATGTTACCAGTTCATTTATTATCTCTTGACATACATAGTCTGGAAATTCCATAATCTATGAAGTGTCTTCTGTAAGATCTACCTATTGCTAGGTAAGTCTAATTGTTTGTGGAGCTTTTATATAATCAATAAGTACGTGTTTTAATGCAAAAATACTATCATCTTTGCCGTACCGAATTTCACATCTAACTTTCGATGTATTACCATATCTTACTGCAGCTTCTTTTTCTACTAAACTACTTTTATGACCATTATTACCAATAATTACTCGGTCTAAGTTTGTATTATTACCTTCAGTCTTTTGTACCGTATCAGGCACCTAACCTACTTCTACATTATAAACTCCATTCATATCCGTATCAGGATTTGTAGGAATTTTAGTATTAGTATTTACATTATGTAAATAGTAGTAAGGTCTTTCTGGAAGCGGCCTATTATAAAAATCATTTACTATAACTGACCAAGCGTCGGCTGTTAATCGTTTAGCAGCAAATTCAACTATGTCTCCTTTATTATAGCATTTATAATTTTGATTTAATTCATAGACACATATACAATTAAGCATGTGTAAATAATCAGTGGGTAAATCAAATTCATAAGTTGCTTTAAATAAGGGTTGAATAGTAGTGCCGTATTTAGTTGTATGAGTAGGATCAATTACTGCAGTAGCTTTTAATACACGAAGATCATCAGTTGTTTGCTAATTGACATCGTAGATGTTATAGCGTTTATTTATATATTGATTAATCGCTTTATTAATAAAATAATTAAAGTCTTGTAAGAGCATACTTGGGGCATGAACCTTACTAAGCTCCGTTAGCAATCCTTCAAATACCTATCTAGATGTCATAATTAATCAATTTATTATTAAATTTATTGTTTATCAATGACTAAATCAGGAAAAGTATCCTTTTTCATCATTTCAACTACTTGTTGATTGCTAGGAGATTTCATCCATTCTACTGCGGCTTCTTCTGTAGCCCCAATAGGTCTTGTACCATAAAGATACATTTTATTTTTTATAGTAACAATCTTTTTATCCTTAGCTGTTACTAATAATAATCTGAGGTCATTATCGTCTCCAGTATAAAGTTTAATAATTCTCTCTGGATCTTTTTCTGCAACAGTAAGTAGATAATCTTCTACATCTGCTGTGGGCATATTAGTCATGTGCTTACCAAGCAGTTTAGCAATCATTAATCGTCCATCGGCACCCTTTGGATCATTAGTAATAAAGTTACAAGCTTCCAAAACTTTCTTCTTTCTAGATACGCGTCTTTGTGTTTCTATACCAGGACGGTCAATATAAAGTTCAGCTATACCATAACGACGATGTTTCCATTCTTTACGATTCATCGTGCCGTGAATCATATATGTACCATCACTATTTTTAGCTGTAAGTTCTGGTGCAATAAGAGGACAATTCTTAATTGCCTCCCAAGTAGCGGCATCTTCAGGATTCTTTAAATCAAAAATCTTACCATCTGTAATTACAAATACCGCTGTCTCTGGGAAGAATATTTTCTTCTTGCTTGCATAATCATTCTTCTCAGCATCACTGAGAATCATATCTCCATGAGAATCTACTTTCTTTACACACTCGGGATATCTACCTAGTTTATCTTTACAAGGTTGAATGAAGTATTTCATCCCAACTTTACCATAAACACTTCTTAGAATTATTTTATCATTAAAAATTAAATCAGTTTGTGTTACTTTAGTCATATTAATTCATATTATCATAAAAATAAAATGAGGGGAGGGTATTAAGGCTCCCCTCATTAATCTAAAATCTGTATTAAGCTTGTCTTAAAATAAAGCTTCTGTAAGGCGCAAATACGCCTATTCCGGCATCAATACATAAGTATTAGTAGACTATATCTTTAATTTAATCCAAATATTTATATCGAAATCCCTTCGCAAATTCATCTCTTCCTTGTAATACATGAATCATTCCAGATCCATTAATTCTTTTACATTCTGTTAAGGATTTATATTTTTCTAATAAATTCCAATTTTTATCAAATTTCCCAACTGGGCGAGATTTTCCATTTTTTGGACATATTGAAGGCATCTTATCTAATTTTTCAAAACTCCATTGAAAATTTCCAGCAGTACGTTTTAATTTAATTGCAGTATATATATTGCTTGTTATTCCAAGGGCTTTCTTTGCCTAAGTCATATTAGGATAAGAAGCAATATAATTTCCATTTAAATCATACTAATATACTTCAAATGATTGGACGGACTCGCTTCTTGATGTACTGTATTTTTGGGAATAGGTTATTGTAAAATATTTATTCTTACAAATTCCACCAGTTTTGATAGCAACTGAAAGATTAGAGCTATTAATTTTTAAAATTTCAGAAGCTTTCTTTATAGATTCATAACAGCATTCAAAATTTCCATCAAGTCCATACTAAAATACTGGAATTTTACTATGGTCTTCATATTGATGCATTTTAGATAAATCTAATTTATCGTATTTTGTTTTAGTCCAAAAAAATCCACAACATTTATGTTTGTTTATCAAAGCTCTTTGTATTGATTTTAAGTTTCTATTAATTTCAATAGAAGCTCTTAATATTGACTAATGTTCTTTTAAAAAATTTCCATCAGCATCATACTAATATACTTTGATTCTCTGTAAAATCTATCCCCCAACTTTACCTCCTAACGCCATATTATATACATCATTCCGTTTTAGAAACTCTTCCGTTACTATATTAGCTTCTAAATCGAAAGCATCTTCTTCATTATCAAATATAGCAATAGTATTCCTTATGAATTTATCAGGACCATATTTTTTTAAAGCATAATGAAATAAATTTTTACTATGCTAATACGTTGAAGGGCGATTCGCGTATGCACCACATCCCAGATACTAATCAAAATAATCTGGGTTAGTCATGTGTACTCCGATATAAATTTTTTTATTGATAGTATTTGTTGTACAATATACTATCCATTTTAAATTATTATTCATTTCGATTATATTTTTAAATTAATATATCTACGGCGCACTGCCTAGTCGTTGAACTTTCTTATTATTACTGCCTAAAGGCACTTAAATAATATTTAGCTGCTGATTGTCAAAAGAAATTATTTTTTAGCGATTCATAAAGATATTGTAGCATAATTTCCGTTTAGGTTTTCCAGCAATTAGAATATTTTTTAGATGGATCGTGCCGATTATTCAACCCATCATTATCAGCTTAGAACCTGCTACTGGAGAGCTAACTACTCCCGATTCTACTCCTGAAAGGCCGCCTACACCAGGATACTTTGATGTCATGATGTCTGCACCTTTAAGTGAGAACATAGCAATTGCGGGTTTACCGCTAGCAAGGTCTGCCGTTAAATCAATGCACATTCCATAACCCTTATCACCATATTCACGAGTAAATGTACGATCCACCGTAAATGTGATAGAGTTACCTGCAAATTCATAAGTCGAGAATGTTGCACCTACTTTTACGTAGTTATTTGCAGCTTTAGAATACATATAAGTACCATCTGTCTTGAAATCAGCCAGATAATGACCTAATGTATATTGAATATCATTCCACAATTTTTCATTGCAAATGAACATATAGTGATTTCCAGTAGCTTTTTCAGCCTTCTCGTTCATTGTCTGCATTATTGTGTGGAATACCTCAACAGTAGGCTTATCGTTATATACATACTTAGATGCAAAACGTTCTACTTGAGGGATCAATCCGTCGCCAATATAAATCAATTTTGTTAGGCATTAAGTTTCCTTAATGTTCAGACTATATCTTTAACTTAATCAATATATTTAAAAATATACCCACCTGTTGTTTTTCTTGTACCATTACATACTTTTCGACAAGCTGGAAATTCTTTTTGACATGCAGAAACCGTATCCCAAATCTTTATAAGATTTCCATCTTTATCATATTGAGCTATTTTAATAGGAGTTAATTGTCTTTCTTTATAAATTGGAATTATATTATCTTTTTCATAACTCCATTTGTACTCAGAACAACAAGATTAATTTTTGATAGCTCTTATTATATTTCCAGTACTTGTATTATTTTGTCTAGCTGCCTCAGATAAAGATTCATATTCTTTATCAAATTCTCCAGTTTTTAAGTACCTGTAAACAACAGTTTGATTTCTCAATTTTCTAGAATTAATATTATTAATAACTTCATTTATATCATCATTAGAGTGTAGAAAATAATAACCGCTATATTTATGCTTTTCGTAAATTGCACTATTAATAGCTTTAAAATCTAAGTCCAATTTTTGGGAAGCTTCTTTAGCAGTCCTAAAAGAATTTAATAACATTCCCTCAGAATTATATTGAAATACTGCTTCTCTAGCACTTAATCGGTATTCTTCTATATTTATTGCATCAGACTCAGACCAATAATTATTATTAAAACTTCTTTTATCATTAATACACATTATTATTCTGTCCTTATTACAATTAAAAGTTTTAGTAATACTTATAATAGAATCCCATTTTTTAATAAGATTTCCATCAAAATCAAATTGATAAATTATTTTAGATCGGGTTGGAGAGATAAATCCTCCCAAAGTCATATTATAAGTATCTTCTCTTTTAATAAAGCTTTCATTAACTAATTCTGCTTCTAATTTAAATGCTCCCTCTGCAGAATCAAAAACTTTAAAAGTTTTTCTAATAAAATTTTTAGGACCATATTTTAAAATAGCATTATGTAAATGATATTTAGTTTTATTATAACTTGATGGTTTATTAGCGTAAGCACCACATCCTAAATACCCATCGAATACATCAGGATCTTCTGTTTTGTGCACTCCAATATAAATTTTATTATTAATTTTATTAATTGTTTGATATACTATATATTTCATAATATTGTTAAGTTAGTTCCCATTTCCACTAAAAAGTGTACGATTAAATAATCTAGTCGTTAAACCTCTATCTCAACTACCTATTGGCCTGTTATATGAGATATTTGGCTGCTGATTGCCGTATCCGTAGATTTAGGTTTCCAGCAATTAAAGAACTTTATTTTTATAAGCCTCTCGACTTACCGACCCGTTTATTAAGCGGCGAAACTTAGTAAAAATTCAGGTCTACCAGTATCTGGATCACAGATTGTGGCCTTACCATTAGCGTCAATATTAGTTTTATTGAATAACAAACCCTGGTTACGCGAAA